GCACCTACACGCTCGGTAAGGCCAGAAGAGCATAGCCAGCACCAAAACAATTCGTGGTCGCATTCCTTGGAGGGAACCTTTGCCCAGCGAGGGAACCTTGCAGGCATAGGGCCAGAGCCACAAGCCGCACACACCTCGTTTGGGCCAAGGTCTCGACCGGCAGTACACTTGGTACATACCTCTGGACGCTGAGCCACCTTGTCCCTACGGAACTTGAGGCGGTTGACAGGCTTTGGCTCAAGGATACCGGGCGCAATGTAGCGACGGCTGCCCTTGTCTGCATTGCACTTCTTGTGCATAAGAGTCAAATTGTCAAGAGCCCAAATCTGCTCATCTGTCCAACCGTTATCACGACACCAAACCTGAGGCTCGGTGTGATCGACGGTGACTTGGAGCGGACCCTCGGGCTCAGCAAGACTAAGAGAGCGCCCACAATCAGGGTGCTGACAAATCAAACCGTCTCGTGTGACCAGGGCGTCAACGAGTTCGCTGCGTGGAACGAATAATTTTGTCATGGCTCTAGTATACCTTTCCTTGGCATGGATGTCAAAGAACGCGTCCGAGCCAGTTCTTGAGTGACTCGGGCATGGTCTCTGTGTCTCCGCGTGGGGCTTCAATCACGTTGGTGCCTTGAGTGTGGATAGACTCACGTTCTTTGCGGTACAAATCGCGAAGGGTATGAACCTCCACCGTGTTATTTCGAGGTCGTGCTGTGTGCTTCACAGCATTGAATATAGCACCACAGGTCGCATCTGACAAGTCCTTGAATCCGTCACGGTCGTGGTCAACCTTTCCCTTAATCCAACGCAACTTCTTCATTTCATCTACCAGTTCTTCCAAGTCTGGGCCAACGAGTCTTTGATCATATAGGATTGAAATGAAATCAGTATAGTGATCGTTGCCTACTGAGAGGTTGTCTGTCTTCATACCGCGCGACTCTAGGAAGTTTCGAGTGTCGTGGCTGTTCCAACGGTCGAACGTGGTTAACCGGATGTTGAAACCTCTAACGCGGAGTTGATTGATATAGTCTGTTACCCATTTGAAGTCTACCGTCATGTCTGAGGTAGGCTGCCAGTAGCGTACCGCGTCCACCTTGACCGTTGGGTGAATCTCACGCATCTTAGAGCCACCTAGTTGAATGGTAACAAACTTTTCTACGTGAGCCATGGCCACAGCACAGCGGTCGTGCTTTTGTGCGAGGTCGACGTGGATGAAGTATTCCTTGGTTGGGTCTGGCTTCATACCGTCCCAGAAGATACCATCCTTGTCAACACCGTTGGTTGCAACGAACGATTCGTCAATTGCCGCATGATTCTTGAATACGGCATCGTCACCACCTTTTGAGGGCTGGGCCGCGAAACGAGCCAAGGCGTCAACGACATTTGCATCAAAGTTACGCGTGAACATATCAATAGTACGCGTTGGGTTTACTTCCCATGTTGGCAACTTGAGTGCAAACATCTTTGGATACTTGTAGCGGAGGATTGTGTCCTCTTCCCACTCTACAGTAAACTCGTTACCCTCGGTGCCGTCCGGTAGTTCAGGGTCACGCTTGAATGTATGAGACTTTACTGTGACAACCTTATCTTGCACTACGTCCTCGTAGCGCTGGGTGATAAAGTCGTTTTCATAGCGAGGGAAAGATAGCAAAATAACTTTTCCTTCAACCGGGAATCGAGAGTCTACGGATGCACGGTGCATATTGTAAACTGAGGCTGACGTAACAGCCTTTTTGTTTCCTGAATCAGAATTTTCAGAGAAACCTGAAATCTCATCCAGAACAACGAAGATTACGTTGTAACCCTCAAGGGATTCGGACTGAGAGTGACCAGAAACGAGGTTGATGTTCTTATCAAAATTAATTTCTCCACGCTTGGCGTCGTACTTGCCATTGAACCATTCAGCACCCTTGATCAACTGAACGAACTGACGGAAGAAAACTCGGTTGGCCTGATCAGCGTTAATAGCGATATTCATAACGTCAATGGCATCGTTCATAGGCTTGCCAAAGTATGCTTGTGGGTCTCTTAGACAAAGTAAGAGGTAAATAACGTAAGCACATGAAATACGAGCCATCATATCCTTGCCGGACGCCTTACCTAGAGCACAGATTACTTCGTTAAAGGTTTCTTTAAATCTAGCATTACCGCGCTCTTCACCATACAGACTGATGAGAGTTCTCAGATTGTAAATCTGGCTTGAGGCCTTGATGATCTTGTACTGGTTTGGGCTCAGAGGTACGTGATGTAGGATATCCTGTACAAATTCCTCAATCTCTACCGGCTGCTCTTCGAAATCTTCACCCGAGATGGTATTGAAAATGTCATTGAAAAAGTCATCTGTCATTCTGGCAGAGCAACAGATTCCTTGGACAATTTGTTAAGTCCGTCACGAATAAGGACTGCGTCCGCTGGACACACTTTACCCATCAGCGACTTCAACAGTTCCTTGATATCGTCAACTTTCTTTTCCGTTTCTGCCATTTCGTCACCAAGATCAGCAGCGTCTAGTAGACCTGCTTTCTGCAAAGCGTCGATACGCTTTGTGGTGACCTCTGCGATAGCCTTGACAGCAGCGGTGCGCTGGCCCAGAAGGGCTGCGTCTTTTTCTTTCTTTGGAATGGCATCAAGCGTGTAGTGTAGGTGTTTATTCAATTCGTCAAAGTGATCGTCCATCTGGGCAAGGTGCTCATTGACTCGATCCCGAATAAAGGAAGTATCACGAACGGACTCTTTCCATTCAGCAATGTGTTCATCTACAAGAGCACGCTTGATGCCCATTTCCTTGGCAATCTGGAAAGGCTTATATCCTTTTCCGTACCATGCCATAACTGTATTTGCTTCCTCAAATCTATGAGTTTCAGCGGGAACAATAGCATTCATTGTTTCAATTATAGCACAGTACCAGTGATTCCGTATGAGTCGAGGATGAAACCAACCGAACGAGCCAAATCATTAACCTCTGCGTCGTTGTGAAGAATGTAATCGAATTCCTTATCGTCAATTGCAATCTCTGACCTATGAGGATTAGCAGGCTTAGTGTTAGGGCGCTCTACTCGCCATACATGACCGCCTAGTGACTTTACCTTGTCATATTCATTAGGGAATCTCATGTCTGTTACTACGATCCTACCGCTCACCTTGGCCAACTCATCAACCCAGATCGTGTCGCTGATCATTTCACGACCAACCTCTGTGCCCATGCGTTGCAGGTACGTACGGATGATAGGACCGTATTCGGTTTCTTTGTATCCGTCCCAGCCGTAGCGGTCGATTACGTCCTTGACGCCAATCTCTGTCAGTCCACCCTCATAAGGCTCGCCCTCGATACCCACCATTGGGTTGAATTCGTAAACCACATCACGCAACTTGTCTGCGAATGCGAACTTGGTGAATCCGTGCTTCTCTACTAGAATGTCACCAATTGTATCCTTACCGGCGCGGGCGTATCCGCTAACACCGATGATAACGTTTTCAGCCTTGTAGGATGGGTGTGCTGGCCCAATCATGCTTGGTCTAATCGTTACCATGCTCGCACGACCAATGTGCACCAGTCGTCCAAAGACTCCACGTGCTTACGTGAAGTCATCTCTTCGTATGTGTCAAAACTCAACTTCGAAACCTTTCCATAGGTCGTCAACTTGTCCCAGAACTCGTCTGAGTACGCTCCGGGTGTGTACTCTAGGATAATGACAGGCTTGCGAGTCTTGAGTAATTCGTTCATACCGTCCCACGCTTTTTCCTCGGCACCTTCAATATCCATCTTTACGATCATCTTGCCTGCGGGGAATCTCCATGAGTCCAAACGGCAAGCCTTTACATCCATTGACTTACCGTCCCAGCCGGGTCCAACAATGCTGGCTGATCCATCGTGGTCACCGTAAAAATTCAACTTGACCGAGCCCTCTTCATCTGAAACTGCCCAGTTGAAAACTGAGAACTCCACTCCATTGTACAGAGCCGATTTGTCCATCAGCGCACAGTACTGAGGGTTGGCCTCAAAGGCAATAGGAACGGCTCCTAGGCTTTCGGCAAGGAACGAGAAGTAACCTGCATTGGCACCTAGGTCAATGTAAATATCCCCCTCACCGATGTTTTGGACGTGCCATGCCGTCACCCATGACTCCCAGTAACCTGTGGATGCAATAGCATTTGTTAGGGATCGGTCTGTGTTGTATAGGAATAGATCGAATGCTCCACCGAGACAAGGCACCCTTGTAAGTTGTTCTCCTACCGCCGCACCCTCAAATGGGAGCGCCTCGATTTCATGTCGCTTGCTGGGGATCATGTTCTAATTCCAAATCTGTAAATTTTCTCAATGTGCTCTAGGAACTCTTCCCTAGTAAGTTTCATCTTCATCTTGTTACACAGACCACAAGACGGTACTGTATTTCCGACAACGTATCCCTTGTCGGAATCTACGCGGTCGATACCATTCGCATTAATCGTATGACGGTTCATCACTCGCTGTACCGGCGTTGCTCCACAATAGTTGCAGTCGCTCTGGCAAAGAGACATGAACTGATCAATGCTTAACTCCCAATCAATCTTTCTCTTCTGTGCACTATACACATATTTGTACATGTGAACTCGCCAACCAGTGTTTTCCTTAATCAAAGTTGATCCGTGACGAAGTTGCTTGCACAACTTGCATCTAACAGAACGACCATCTAGCAAGGTCGCCTCCATGGGTAGACCACTCTCCCCACATGAGCAAACACAAGATACCTTTCGGTTCTGGCTGCCATTTGAATAAATGGGACCGGGATCAACGACAGTCCATTGTCCAAACTTTTCTCCAACACTAGTGCGTGGTGGCTGAGGCTTACCTGTCATAAACAAAGTATAGCACAGATTTTGTTAAGTACGGATTCCAAAACGCTTTATGTACTTGTACACAACTACCTTGCTGACTCCACACTCATCTGCAATCTGCTGGACGGTTTTTCCGTCTCGGTACAATCTTCGCTCCAACCATTGCTGACTAGTGTACCAGCGGCCTTTCATATAATCCACACCTTACCACACCGTTCGCACCACAACTTCTTGTTCATTCCTACATTGATCATGAACTGATGAATCCAAGTCTGGCCGGTACGGTGATTATGGTGCAGACACTTGCGTCTAGATAGCCTTCTATGCTTACTCACAGCACTTTCTCCAAGACGCAGAAATAAGCGACACCAATAGCGTCACCAACATTATCGGAGTCGCTGTCGATCAAAAAGTACTGACGAGCAAAAGCCAAAGTTTTTTGCTTGCGAATCTCTCTGATCTGAGCCTTGTACCATGTTTCTGACTTGTCGGGATGAGCCAACTTGAAAGCGTCTTTATCCTTCTTTTTGTAAGAAGGATTGCCAATGCCACTTTGCCACTCTAGGGGAGTGAAACCGTACACCTTACCGGGCAAACTTCCCACCACCGCGCCGAACACGGTGGCCAATTTCAAAGCCACGCTCATATTGTTTACAAATACTGCTCGCTCAATGGCGATGTAGTCAGCCTTAAGTATACCAGCCTGTGCAAGGGCTGTCACCTTAAGGCGGGCATCCTGCGCACGTTCGTACTCGTCTGCTCCGTTGAGGAAGATTTCTCCGCATCGTACCGGCTTTCCCTCGTCAAAGATTGCAAAAGCGATGGACTTGGTGCTAATGTCCAAGCCCATAACGATCTTGCCTGCTACCTTTTTCACTTGCGACCAGTCTCTCATACTAGAAATTTACCCAATTCGTCAAGAGCCTTTTGATCCCTTAATTCCCTGGCCTTAACTTCACAACTGCGACATATTAAACTCGGATTATATTGACTTAATTCTGTAGTGTTGCATACGTTGCAAATCCTTGTATCGCCTTTGAGCCTACTTTTTTTCTCATAGTACTTGACCATGATTTTGCGATTAGTTTCAATCTTTTGATGTGCCTTAGAGCAATAGCACTGATTGTGGGATTTTGGCTTGAAGACGACATCGCAGTCATCCTTTGCACAGACCCTCGTTTCCTCTATCATGTAATTTGCAGAATCGGCAAGGGGTTGACCCCGGCCTCGTCCTTCCAGCAAAATTTCTTGAACGGGCAATAAAGACATTCTTTGGAACTTTTTTCGAATGGGCGCATTGGCAACTGCTCTTCTTGATAAGACTGATAAGTGACTCGCATCCATTCGAATGCCTCCTCGATAATTCGCTCGTTCTCAGGTGTCATCATCACTGGGAAGATGAGCCACTCACCTGTATTCTTATTTTCGTACAGAATAAAGCCTCGGTTGATTCCAAGAATACGCATATAGATGAGCAACTGAATGACGTGATAGTCAAGAGGCTTGCCCTCTGCCTTTCTTAGAGTGAAGGCTTCCTGTTTTGTTGTTTTGATTTCCCCTACCGCCTCGCCGTTCCAATCAACAATCAAGTCAACAAAACCACGAATTGGAGGAAGAGCCTTGTCTTCCATTGTGTTAAGTTCTCTCTCGGCCTCAATCAACGTGCCTGAGATTTCAAAAATCCTTTGAATACGAGCGTGTGTCTCTGTGCCATTTTCCATGTTTGAAATCTGTAGAGCGTCTACGTCGTCCTTCTGTTCGATTCCACCGGTCAACTTGTAATACCAGTTACGAGCACACCTGCCCGATCCATACCCGAGAGATGATGGAGCAAATGAAATCTTTGCTTTGCCCGTGTTCTTATATCCAAGTTCAAGATATGCGGCCTCTAGTTTATCTCCTAGACCAGCCACATCAAAATTAAAATACTCGTCGCTAATTGGAATGCTTACCTCCAACTTACTCACTGAAAATCATTCCAATTCTTGACCATATATTTTAGAGAATCGGCTAGTTTATCTAGCCCCTGATAAAGTTCCTTGTACATATTTTTGCGTGCGGAGTTCTTGATCGACGCAATTCCCATGTGAGAAGCAAATCCTAGACGAAAAATTAAGGCGTAAGCCTCCAGTTTAACGATTAGTTGACTCGTTCTAACTGATGCTGCATCTGGATTTACGATTAGGGTTAGGGCCATGTCAACGCAGTCAGTAAAGTCAGGGTCATCAATGAAATCCTTAGCCGTCTGAATAAAATCAATAGCCTTTAGTGCCTTTACCGCCGGTTCATTTTCACTAATTTCTTCATCAATCATTTAGTCCATTCTCCTTCCGTAATACCGCCCAGAGTCTCAGGCTTTGGATCGTGGCCCTCACGAAAGACCTCATTATCGCAAGGATAGTAGGCACCCTTAACATCCTTAACAACCCATTCTCCAGGCTGTACTGGTGCCCATGTGTCACTGTGGTCAATATAGATTTGCCCCCAAAGGTCTCCCTCTGGTCCTTCATCATAACCCCAATTGAACTTTTGATCACCTTTGTCATCTTTTGCCCATTCGGCAATTTCGTCTCCAGACAGGTAAGTAAAGCGAATTGCCTCTACCTCGATTGGTTTCTTTACAAACTTCACTGAATAAACTCCCTGTTATGCTCTTCCCATAGTTCTCGCATTTCTTGAAAGAGTCCGTCGTCAATCACCCAGAGTCTAGTCTTGGGCTCGTCCCGAGCGCCCATTACGATAGCAATAGCGGGGCTTTGATGATTTGAGTGTGCGTCTGAACAAATCTTTCGCCAAACGTCCTTATTGAATGAGAATGACTTTTCTCCAAATTTAAAATCAATGGTGATTCCGGGGTAACTTGCGTCACCCTTCTTTGTACCCCGCCCGCTGTTCGGGTGAGGCGTTGCACCGATGTGCTTGGCCTCAGCGATTTCCAACTTATTGTAATCCATTATATGGCTCCTTATTCTCGTGGCCATTAGGGCATGTGAAGTAGACAAAATTACCCTGAACAACTGCGGTAGTCGTGGATGAAAAACAGCCATTCGAACATTCGAATAAGCCTTCTGCCTCTTGCTTTGGCGTGGAAGGAAGTCCCTCCATACCATCGAGATATCTGAAAAACTTACTTGGCAAGGAGTTCAGCCTCCAACGTGTCTTGGACTTCCTTGTTCTCACGAACATACTTGATAGCGTTGTCACGACCCTGTACGCGGTGATCGTAAATAGTCAGCCACGATCCACCCTTGGCAATAATGCCGTAGTGGATACCATAGTCAACAAGTTCACCCACCTTATCAATTCCCACAAAATCACCAGCAAAGTAGATATCGTAGTTTCCCTTTGCGTGCATTCCGGGGCCACGTTCCTTGGTGATCTGCCAGTTGACAGGACGACCGGTAACCTTTTGGAAAATCAAGTCTCCCTCTGTTACATCGCCCATCTTTCGGTTCTTCTCAGCCATGGGTGATCCGAACTTAATGGAGGTAGAGGCTACGTGAGCCATGCGGTTACCGCCCTGTGGCTTCTGGATACCGCCGTTTTGCGTAATCTCCGTGGTCTGCTGGCTAATCATCAGAACGAGGGAGTCTCCCAGCACGTTCGTGATCTTTCCTAGCATTGCGCGGATACCACGAGCCTGTGCTCCAATGGCTCCGACGCCACTCATTTCCTTCAATTCCCCCGAATCCTTCTCAAACTCACCGGGAGGTGTGAGTTCTGACACAGAATCAATCAAAACAACATCTACGCCAGCCTTCAAAAGTTTCATTACTTGGTTTGTTGCTAGTTCCATGGATTTCGTTGTGATGATTGCTAGTTCCTCAGTATTAATTCCTAATTCACTTGCCCACTCATTTGTAAACGCTGTTTCTGAATCTACCAGAGCGCACGTATAGCCCATCTTTTGGGCCAAGGCTAGCGTCTCGTAAGCGTTCAGTGTCTTACCGGAGCCGGTTGGCCCCCAAAACAGGTGTACGCCACCAAACCGCAACCCGCCTCTCAGTTCTTTTGTGATACCGATAGACGGGTTGGGCAGGCGGCGGACTTCTACCTTTGATGCAATCTGGATACTCTTTTGTGTGTCCTTGTCCAGAGAAGCAAGGATTTCATTCATTGTTGGCATAAACCAATTATACCATGTCGCGAAGGTTCCATTTTCCATCTGTGCCGTTGACTGGCTTTAACGTAAGTACTGAGTTTGTAATCTTGTTAGCACTGATAACACCAGTTAAAATCTTTCCCACCTTGATATCATTTCTAGTAATTCTAGGTTTTGGAATGTGCCGATTTGCCAAACCATGATCCATCATCTGCTTATGCAGCACAGAACCAATGTCAGGCTCGGAAAAATTCTCCCCCTTGAGAACCTTACCATCTTCACGATAAATGGGAAGATTGGTTTCATGATGCAACTTGCTCATATTAGAGCGATGTACCTCCTGCAATACCGCGTCAAGGTCGATGCCGAATACCAACCCCGCGCCAGCCACAACATAAAGAAGGTCGGCCAGTGCGTCGGCTACCTCCACAATATCCTCTTCATCAAGAGCGGTTTGAAGTTCGTCCAATTCCTCGATAATGAGGTCAATGCGCATCTGACGCTCAGTTGCTGGCACTCTCAACGTCGGGGTCTGATTCATCGTCAGTTTGTACGTCTGGTGAAACTCCTTCACCATTTCCATCAATGTCTTCTGTGTCATTTGTGAAATCCTTATCTGTTAAAAATACGAGGTATCCCTCTTGTGTGTCTTCTACCATGACACCTTGAATGTCTTCCGGTAGCCCTGCTTCCCATTGATCTTTCTCAATGAGTACCGGCCCGGTTTTGAGTAGGACGTGTCCGATCAAGCGTCCGAGATAGTCTGCATACTCTTCCATTACATTACTCCAATTCTATCTAAATAAACGGTTTCCTTACCGTTGTCGTACTTTGTGCCGATGCTTAGATCGACAATTACTCCAGGCTGAGCAACCGTGTGGGTCTTGGAGAACTCTCTAGGCCACACAAGCATGCCCGTCAGATTTTTGTATTGATCTGTAACGATCAACGTACCCATCAGTTTACCAGCCTTTGTCTGACGCGGCTTGAATGCCATGACTCGGTAACCCTCAAAAGGACTAAACTGATCTGTCATCAGATACAGACTCATAGTGCGCTGCATCTCATCTAATTCACTCAATTCCATAAATTCAACAATAGACTTATTGTGGACCATGAAGATGTAGAACTTGCCCTTGTCAATTTCATATTTTGGATCAAAAAAGATTCCCACCGCGCCGGTGCCGTCAATAATGTCAGCACGAGCCCAGCCATTCTTTCGCTCAATCTTCTGAGCCAAGCCCATGAGCATGAATGTTCCCTCTTCGTCGTACTCGTCCACCGAGCGCAGTCTGTCAATGACATGCTGCGGCATCTTGGTTGTGTCGAAAGATGGAAGGTTGAGGTATTCGTAGTAGTACTCAGACTCGTCTCCGCGCAGCGGGTGGTCTGCAAAAACACCGCCGCCCACTAGGTCCAACGCCTTTACAGCGTTGGCTGGAATGCCGCTGTACTTCGTCTCAGCCACCTCTGTGAACTGAGCCCACGACTCAAACGGACGCTTCTCGATGATCTTGCGAGCACCAGCCTCACCAATGCCCTTGATGTCCGTCAGACCGAAGATCATGTAATCTTCCTTAATCGACAGGTCGGCCTCACTCACGTTGACGTGTGGCATGCGGACGGTAAGGTCACGACGCTTGGCATCCAAAAGGTATTCAATCTTCTTGGCCGTGTCCTTTTCTACCTTAATGAGTGCAAGACTGTACTCAAGCGGGTAGTAGAACTTTAGGTACGCCGTGATGTAGGTGAGCATGGAGTAGGCCACAGCGTGAGACAGGTTGAACGAGTAATCAGCCGAAGCCTCAATGTTCTTCCATAGTCTTTCAGCCTTTTGATGGCCAATCTTTTCTGAGGCTCCCTCAACGAATGCTTCGCGCCATTCATCAAGTGCTTCCTTGTCCTTGTCACCAATTGTCTTACGGACCTTATTCGACTCTCCCGCTGTCATGCCTGCTAGGTGCTGGCATAGGAGCATAACGTCCTCCTGAAACAGTACCGCGCCGCCTGTCTTTGACGTAATCCAGTCCACGTCCTTGTGGATGCTGGTGCGGGTGCCTGAATTCTTGAAATCGTAGTACTGCTTACCAAACTCGGAGTTTGCAGCACCAGGACGAATCAGAGCCGTAAGGTTGTAAATGTCCTCAAATGACTTGACTGGGTAATCAGGCAGAATGTTTCGGAATGCGTTACCATCCACTTGGAAGATACCAGAGGCATTTTCCTTGGTGATCGACGCCAACACAGCCTTGTCTGTAGGCTTGATTGCGTACATATCAAAGTCACGGTTGTAGCGTTCCTTGACGAGACGTTGAACTTCTGAGATAACGCCGAGGTTCTTGAGTCCCAGAAGGTCGATCTTGACCAGACCAACCTTGGCTGCTTCCTTTTTGTCCATAGCCACAACAGGGATACGATCCTTAGATGCATCATCCTTGTTGGTTGCAGACTCAATAGGAACAACGTCCTCAAGAGGAATGCTGGACAGCACGAATCCACCAGCGTGAACGCCACGAGTACGGATACGTCCGCGCAGAGCATCTCCCAGCACCTTGACCTCAGGGTACTTCATGCGGAAATGCTCGGTAGCCTTGGACGTGCAGTACTCTTCCCATGTAACAAACAATTTGGTTAGAGCATTAACCTCGCCCAAAGGAATACTGTAAACGCGTGCAGCGTCCTTTAGGAGACTCTTACCGTCCATCATGCTGAATGTCATCAGGTGACCAACATTGGTGAACTTTCGCTCAAGGTATTCCTTGACCTTACCGCGCTCCGTATCAGCAATGTCGATATCAATATCCACGATATCGTCACGCTCTGCGTCTAGGAATCGCTCAAATAGCAGGTTGAATGGCATAGGGTCAATTTCTGTGATTCCCAGAGCCCAGCACACCAAAGAACCAGCAGCCGAACCACGACCGAAGCCCATAGGAATCTTCTGTTCCTTGGCCCACTCAATCAGGTCAGCAACAATAAGGAAGTATGTTCCAAAGTCCTTCTCTGTAATGACGTCCAGTTCTCTCTTGAGACGATCCATGTACTTGGAATTTGTCTTGGAGATACCGCGCGCCTGTAGGCCTGCGTAGGCGTTGTTCTTGAGAATGACGTTGGGGTTGCCGTTGTTTGGTCGTGGCAGCAGGTCGAGACCCTCCTGATAAGGGTAGTCACCAATCTTCTCTGCAATCTCAACCGTGTTTGCGAACAAGTCCTCACGGTCAAATCCCTGAGCAGCCATTTCTGTACGCAAATCGACGTAATCCTTGAGGTATAACTCTAGGTGCTCAAAGGTCATCTTGCGATCAGGGTACAGGTAGTTCATACGCTCGTAGAAGTCCATACGCTGTGACTTGGAAAAGTCCACACCAGTGGCCTTCTTGGGATTTGTGTTGAGCAACAGAAGGGCTTCCTGAACCCACTGGAATTCCTCGTTTGAGGTGTGGCAGTCACAGGTGATGACGGGCTTGATCTTGAGTTCGTCAGCCAAAGCCAACAACTTGCCGTTCATCTCAGCACCGTTGTGGGTCTGAACTTCCATATAGAAGTTGTCCCCGAAGATTTCCTTGAATTCAAGTGCTAGTGAACGAGCCTTTTGTGGGTTGTCGTACTCGAAAGCCTTGGCAATAGGAGAGTTAAGGCAGCCCGAGAGCGTGATGATGCCCTCGCTGTACTCTTGCAGCACAGTGTTGTCTGTACGGTTCTTGTTGTAGAATCCTGCAAGGTGTGAATCCTTGTTAATGTACTGTAGGTTCTTTAGCCCTACCGCGTTTTCTGCGAGCAGGATGACGTGGTTGTATACCGAATCTCCCTCAGCACGCTTGGCTTTGGAAGTTCTGTCGAAGCGGTCTGCTGTCCAGTACGCCTCAACACCTAGAATTGGCGTAAGTCCGTTCTTCTCAGCAGTGCGCTGGAAGTCTCGGTGACTTGTCAGGGTACCGTGCTCAGTTGTGGCAAGGTACTTCATGTCCAGTTCGCTAACACGAGCAGCATATTCGTCTGCCGTGGCGTGACCGTCTAGTACTGAGTAGTGAGAGTGGGCGTGTAGGTTGACGTAGTTAACGGCTCTTTCTCCTCTTGCATTGTTGTCTGTGAATACCCAGCACGATGACTGGGTCGGTTGATTTACCGCGCGCCCTCTGTAGGGCCGTAACGTCTGCGTGGCAGGCCTTGCACAGCACGCGCACATCGCCCACCATGGGGTTGCGCCAGCGTGCATAGGTCAAGTGGTGCACATTCATGGTACCATATGTGACCCGGCAGCACCAGCATCGGTGTCCGTGCACGGCCATGAGCCTTTCACGAACCAATTTCCATGTTGGGCTCTTCAAATAGGCTGAATATTCTTGCCAAAAGTTATCCATAAAATCAGAAAGCCCCAGCCGGGGTTAAGGCGGCTGGGACTAACTGGCTCAATAGATTACCAGTTTGCCTTGGTAATCGCAGAACTTGACGTGCCTGTGTCGGCTACAATCGGAGCCTGCTCTGCCTGAGGCTCCGTGTTGGACGCAACCTGTAGGTAAGCACGCTGTTCGGAACCATCAGCACCATAGGGAATACTCTTGACGAACTGGCTAAGGTCAGGAACCTCAAAATCCAATACGTTTACGTCATCCGACGCATCCTTTGGTGATAGGTTGTAGCGCACTGCAAAACCGCTCTCGTTGTTACGGCTGTAGTTCCACCAGCGGTCAGTAATTGACTTGAATGGATCAGACGAATTACCGTCCGGGTCGAACTCACGTTCGCTGTTTGCGTAGTCGATAAGGGTTGTAGCCTCACCACCACGGTACTTAACGCGCATTACCTCGACGCGAGGGTCATCGCTTGGCTTGTCCTTTACTAGAACAGGCAGGTAAACGAACTGCTGTGGGTTCCAGTTGAACTTACCGTCCGAATGCTGCTTCTTCTTCGGATCAATCTTTGATGCGTCCTGTACGTACCAGCCGTACTTTGCGATCATTTCCCAGCCGACAGACTGGTCCTCATCAGTACGGGTGTCTTCAATAGACAGCCAGAACTTCTGAGGATTTGCAAACTCCTGTGTGAAGAGGGGGAGGCGACCCTCTGAGTAGTTGATGGATTCCTTATCCAACTCAACTAGTGGACGAATAAGAGCCTTCTGGCCCTTTTCTGTCAACTTAAAAAACGGTGATTCTTCAACCGTTTTCTTCTCCTGCTGCTCGCGGAAACCGCTTAGTCCTTCAAATGGCATTCTGTGTTACTCCTTGTAATATGTTTTTTGTTTGTCGTATGTGATGTTGTTTAACAATGATTCAATGTCAACTTGTGTCTTGTATAGCGGTGCGGGTGTGTCTGTGGGAACTGCGCTATATGCGCTTCTCTTGCCCTCACCTTTACGTGACACATCGAATACTACATCTCTAATTATACCACGTTCTCGCTTGGCCTGCACCAAATCGTGCAATACTGAATTGGCTCCAATGCCCTGTGCGATCACGTATGGACGCTGATTCATGAGCACCGGAATGTAGATTCTGATGTTCTGATTCCATCCATACGCTCTCTGCTCACAGGCGAAGCAGTGGCCGGTATTGTATGTACAGATACCGCGCTTTTTCCAGTCTTCTGGCGAAACGTGCTCTACGACAATCTTAAAATCCTTCGGCTCTCCGAGGAACGTCAACTGCTTTGATTCACCATTTTTGATAGTGAGCCATGATGGTCGCACCGTTGTGGTGCCCATTCTCTTTTGGAAATCTGCAAGTCCTACCATAACCTCAATTATACCATGCTGTAGCCATGCTTTTCAGCATCCTCGTCAATCATGGCATGGTAGTTGATGGGCGACATGGCGTTTCTAAGCACCTGTCTAATTGCCTCTGGACCCAATTCCTCTAACATTTCTGCGGCGTCCTTACACATCTTCCCAGACGGCAGGAGGGGGTAGTAACCGTTCTCCATGGCAGCCCACTTGACCGTCTTGTGACGGAACTTGGACTCAATCTGCTCGCCCAGTTTACGACCAGCCTTGTCCCAGTCAGTTAAAACAATGATGGTATCAAATGTTCTTCCTAGGATTTCTCTTTGGTTGTTAGAGAGGCTTGATCCCAGTGTAGCCACAACGTTTGGGTATCCTGCTTGATGTACCGCCATGGTGTCAAACGACGCTTCCACAACAACGACTGTACCGCCCGTTCGTTTAGCGTTATGGTAATTGAACAGGGTTTTTGACTTTGGTAGATTGTCACTATTCTGAAATCTTTTGTCCCCCACGGAACGACCAACGAATCCGATTGCCATGCCGTCTGGATCGTGTACCGGCACAACGACCATGTCTCTTGGGTCATCCTCGGAGTACCCACAATCGAACGACCTGAGGGTGTCGTCTTCAAAACCACGTCCACGCATGTATTCGTGGGCTCTAGAACAAGGGAACGCAGAGCGGAGTAGGGATAGATCGTGCGTGGTATAAGCCTCAAACTTGAAATCCTCTACTCTTTGACGTCTTGCTTCTAGGAAGTCAACGTCTTCCTTGTACTTGTTGAGCATACGGTTAACTGCAAACTCGTCCATGTTAGAACGTTCTGCAATGAGTTTCTTGAGATTACCGCGCGCTCCACAGCCACCATTGTTGCAGTAGTACAATCCCTTGAACTTACTGACAACCATGGCAGGCGAATGGAAGTTGTTGTGGAAAGGGCAGAGACACAAGAAAACGTTCTCGGTCTCTCCCTTTACCTCCACACCAATTTCTTCTAGGACTGCGGCGATTTGGGATTCGTTGTAGACTTCTTGATCGCTCGGCCACTCAAGACCCCGCTGTAGTCCCACGGATTATCTCCCTTAATTCCAAACACGCTCAACGTGAAGGTGCGCACGTCACGCTCAAAGTCATAGCCTACACTGAACTGAGGGTCCATGTCAAGCAGAGGAATGTGACCATCTACCCTCAACTGGTCCTGCATTGTCCTGATAAGTTCTGACTTGTGGCGCTCCATGTCCATCTCTGCGATGTCTCCATCCACGGTGATCTTGTGCACATCTTTATGAATATAACTCATGACAAATAGAATTCCTTCCAAATACCATTGTTGATATCCCAGTCAAGACTAAGGTCGAACTGTGGGCCGTTTCTGTTCTTTCTACACACAATTCTAACAATGTCGCCTTCGTCGCTACCATGTACCGCGAAGGCTAGGTCGGCGTCAAACGCCAACTGCTTTGACCATGCAACCTGCTCAATCGTTGGTGGGTCGTCTCCGACCTTACCGTCTGGTGTTGCAGATGAAATCAGAATGATGGGAATGTCGTTCGCCACAGCCAAAGACTTAAGTTGAACTGACAGGTTCATCATCTTGATTGTCATATTGTCATTCTGACCATTATCGCTCATCAACTGAGCATAGTCAAGAATAAGCATGGAAGGCTTGTGCTGGTCAATCTTGGCTTGTAGCACGTTTGGAGTAATGGCTGATCGTCCGTCGCTGTTAACAACGATGAACTCTCCCTTGCCCTCCCACTGTTCACGGAAAGTATCGAATGAATCTTTGCGAATATCACCCAATGACAGCCCAGAGTTTTGGAACATGCCCGATCCCATGATCGTGAAAATACGATCCTGTACCTTGTCAGCCTTCATTTCAAGAGACACGTACATCGGCTTATAGCCACGCTGGAATGCCTCACAGGCTAGCAGGGCTGAAAAGAATGACTTTTTTCTACCGGTGTAACCCAGCAGAATAATCAAGTCTCCACCAGCCCAGCCGGTAGGGTATGAAGCGTCAATTGTCTTAACTCCCGAAGGAATACCGGGAACACCGTTCATGGCTGCTACCTTGGCACGAACTTGCTCGTAACGTTCTTCTGCTGCGTCAAAGTCCATAATGTTGTGATCTGTTGCTGTGATCGAATATGATCGCAATTCCTGCAACTTGGCCATTAGAGCGTCGATAACTTCTTCTGCTGGTGCCTGCTCGAAAAGACCATCAGCCACCATAGCAATGTTTTTGCCCTTGTTCTTTAGGAAGTTTGCTCTTAGGGAATCTATGTAAAACTCTACCGCGCCCGTTACGTCGGCTGCCTTGAAATGTCCATACATTTCATGAACAACCTCGGGGGTTGGCATCTCGCGGTGGCGGTTGTAGTATTCCTTAATACCGCCCCACACGTCACCATACTCTACAAAAAAGTCATCCAGATTGGAACCAAAGAGGGTTTCTGCGTCTTTATTGATCAGAACTGCGCTGATCGCTTTTAATTCGTGCAAGTCTCTCCTCATGCTCCTTAACTCGTTGTTCTGACTGCTTGGCTAGCACTTTACGGTGCGCTCTATCTTTCTTTACTTCTGCAAAGCGCTCAACAATCTGGTCATAGTTCCAGTGGAAATTAGACAGGTCGTGCTGCTTGGCGTCTGGAATGGTGAAAAAGAACTCCACCAGTTCCTTGATTTCGTCCACGGACATGTCCATCTTCATCGTCTTCCAGCCAAAAGTGGCCTTATTTCGATTGAAGTTGGGCTGTCCTGCGTTTGGGTACTTTGCTTTCCATAGGTTGATGTAACCTGTGGTGAGCATGTGGGCCTCTTGTGTAGGTGTCATCCCTCCACCGGTGCCTTCTTTTTGTGGATGAACTGATTGGTCGCTGCTGTTACGCGCTCCATCAGGATCGCTTCTACGAGGTCTGAGACACGCTTTTCAGCGTCTACCACGGACTCTCCATCCTGTGCATCAGCCTCAATTCCTACAAGAATGTCGAAAGACTCATAGTTTCCAATATTTAACTTGTATGACAATTCACTCTTGACTCTGGTTGCTGTCATCTGTTTCCTCCTCTCGATGTGCGTTTACCTGAAAACCAATTGGCTGTCTGGGCGATTCGCCCTCTTCATCTAGTTTCTCGATTACCTTTAACCAACCCTCCGCTACCATCAGCAAAGCGGGTGCTTTTCTAGGCTTTTTGGCTGCAAGATCAAGCACTTGATTTAACTGGCCGTATGCAACGCCCGAAGAAAAAACGTATCCTCCCTGGTAATCAAGAGGAAGATACCTAAGGCCTCGTGATTTAGAAATCGTGTGCTTTCCATGTTGGAATAACGCTTCCATTTTCTGTCTTAACATAGTAGACGGCCTCCTGATTGAGCATAGCGCGCAGTTCTGTGCGCGATGGTAGTGCCATGGGGACAATTTCCCCATCGTTTCTAGGGTGACCATAGTGTTTAGATGCGAGTACGTCTCTAATCTCCATGACACCATCAGCATCCCATCTGCGGCCAATGGGCTCGCCAGATGTAAATGCATAAATACGGTATGGTTCCGGTAGTTCGTGGAACAGTGCCTTAATTGTGTACTTTGATCGGTTTAACAAATTTCCAATCTCATACGGGGAGTAGGCCTTTTCCCCATACCTCGCGACTGCTACGTAACTGTGCACCTCACGAGTCTTTTCTTCAAAATTCCAAAGTACCGCGCGATCAGTCGATTTAGTCTTACTCAGTACCTTGTACAATTTCTTGTTCAGGATAACGTACACTGGAACGTTGTCGCGATGTATTTTTTGCTTTCGGTCTCCGCGCTTCATATTCTGTCTTGGTTATCCAATTCCCTAGTTTGCTTCGGGCCGAGACAAAGGTCCTCTCGCCGCAATTAACACAGACGGTTTCGTATCCGTCATGGTCCATTATATCACGGTCGAGGAACACTCTGCCTCGGCACCTCTGACACGTCAACATATTACTTAGCCAGTGAGGCCGGTGAAATATCGTTGCTTGCTACGGTCACAGCGATAAGAGCCTTGAGCAAGGATGCTGCGGCTGCTGAGCCGATGATGATCCAACCTGCGGAGGTCGCTAAACCTACAATACCACCGGCTACAATAACGCCGAGTGCTGCCTGCGCAGCGGTTGAAATGACGCGCTCTACCGCGTCTTTCCAGAACAACTTTGTCCACATATAGTTTTCCTCCAATGCATTGGGATACTCCCATTATACAATGGAGGAAAATCTATTGCCTAACCCCTAAAAAGTTTTCCATCAACTACACAAGTATAGTCTGGGGTAATACGGACAAAGTCCAACTTGACTTCTTCGATGCCTTGACTGTTGTCGTAAACGTGACCAATACCAAACCCAAGTTCCCATGAAGGATTAATAGTGTACCGTAGACCATACGCCTTAGGGTTGCACATGTGGCCTGTGCCCATGCCCTGCAATACCCTACCGGTCATCGGATAAGTCTTGTAGACTACTCCACCTCGATGGTCGTGACCACGGACGAGCGAGATGTTGTATGATTCAATATCGGATTTGACAGCCAGTCCTGTAGTTGTCGTAGTTGCTCCATGGTGGACGTATATGTCTCCATATCGTTGAAAAGGTACATCGTCGTAGGTTCTCCATGAAATTCCAAGTGAATCCAACCCCCACATATTCTCTGGTGTGATTTGATCAAGATAGCCGGGCGCTTTCTTGTCGATGTACTTGTTGATGCGCACGTCATGATTGCCTAAAGAAGAGTGTAGATCAGCCTTCTTGTGGCTACCGCGCACGTCCTCGTAAAACTTCTTGGCTTCGTGTGCCTGCTCTTTTACATACGGCATAGGAGAATCGTTCTCAGCCTTTTTGATGATAGAGAAGAATTCATCCGTGGTACCGTCCGAGAAAGAACTGTAACACAGTTGATCATCAATGTCGCCTGTGAAATCAATAGCCTTTGGTCGCCACCATTTCATGACGTCCATCCACAGGGTTACGGCTCTTGGGTCATGGTAGGGAATTTGTAGGTCCCCCACGAATGCCCAGTGCATAGTGTCTGGCATGTATACCTTCCGGTTGTCGACTACAAGTCTACCACGGGGACCAAGGTCCCGTCAATGGTGTTCGACTTGAGTTCGTTGCAGCGACGGTGCGCTGCCTGCACATTATCATACGTGTGGATCATGTTAACCGGCCAGCCCAATTCCAGGGCCTTGCTAATCGGAACCACGTGATCAATGGTAGCACAGGCCCAGGCGGGGTGATGCAGGCGGCGGTTAATTATGTTACCGCAAATTCCACACAACCAGTTGTCTCTTTCAAAAACAACAAGTGGGTCAATCTGTTCACCCGCATGATAAATCGCTCTGCGTTTTGCCGAATACATTTTAACGGCCTTGGCCGTCTTAACTTTTGCAATCTTTGTCTTAGGCATGCTAAGACAATTATACTACGATTTAATATCCAACGGCAATGTAGTCTACGTGTAGGTTGTCAACAGTGTTTTTGTCCCAGCCCGGGTTAGTGTAAGCGTAACCAGCAATCATAAAACCACTGGAAGTAATCCAGTGTGAACCATCAAGCGCATAAATTCTGTGGAACAGTCTGTCTTCACCAACCGAGCGCAACGCTGTTGTCACCACGGGGTAACAGTCAGGGCTAAAATAGTCACCAAAACTCACGGGAATATAAAACAGTGACGATCCCGAGGTGCCGGGAAAATAAGAAATACCCGCAAGAATTTTTGCTCCATCTCTTTGTGGAAATCCTGGGCTTCCAATGTATCTTGTTTTGGCCATGTTTGACTTGAGCCAGTCCTGGTTGTTGGACAGGGTAGTCAGTGAGTCACGAGACAGTGTTTCTCCATTGTTCCATGTCACTTTAATATAGTTTGCTATATGTCTTCTCCTCCTTCATGAATACCGGCCTCTTCGGGTGAGACGAGCATTATCCCGTCTGTGGCGACGCCTAAATTATCAAGAGCGTCTGGTGTTGTGACCAAACGCTTTTTGTTCTCACTAATCAAGTATATTGCAGAAGTGGTAATATCGCGAATAATGGTGCCTTCTCGAAAACCCAATCTACCAAATGTTTTGTAGCGATCTGCACACGCTTGAGTAACGTATACAGTTCTGGGAAACGACCATGAGAACAGAATGCGATCAGAAATAATTCGAAATTTTTTGCTGCCTTTAATGTAAAAGTAATCGCCATTCACTGTTTCGATAACAGTGCCCGTAGGAAGATCGGTAATGTCCTTAGGCTGACGGATCGTTGGAAGTTTTACTGCTTGAAACTTCTTCTTTCGAAACATTTTTCTCATTTTCCTTTTGCTGATATTCGTTCACAACTGAGTTCAGAGAATTCACTTGATCTGTAAGTTGAGTAATTTCTGTTCCCTGAATCGTCAGGTCTGCCCTGAGAGTTGCGATACGGTCCTCGTATTGAGCAACAATTTCAGAAATTGACTCTTTTAGTGCTACGACTTTCAATTCATTTTTATCCATAATTGATTATACCATGCTCACAACGAATTACTTGAAGAATGTTCCCATGAAGTTACCGCCTGCGACACCTACGTTGAATCCACCACCAGCAACGTTGGTTTTCAATCTAACTGATACTGTGTCAGAAGCAGCGTAATTAATCCAGCCGCTAAGAACACCGCCCAAAGTCAACCAGTATACGTTGTTGTTGGTAACGTACTTGCTCGAAATGTCTGTCCAAGCACCCCCGTTAATTTGAACCTGCAATCTGTGGTCGCAGTCTTGTAGGGAACCGCCGCTGCCACCAGCATAACAAGAAATCTCTGCGACAATATGCGCCTTGGTTGACCCATTTTTTTCTGCCGTCGTTATGTTCCATGGACCCATCATCATGTCACTTGTGTTATTCGGATAAATAACATTGCGATTCCACAAACCAGTAGTAACTCGATTGACAACATTCGTAGAAGAATCTACATATCTTTTGTTGGCAATGTCCGTTGGTTGTAATGGATCGGTTACCGTTGCACTAGCACCGCTTCCCGAGAACTGAATAGAACCCAAAGTACCATTACCGTTGCCATTCCAAGAGTTATTAAATCCGTCCCATAGTTTGGCTGGAGCGGTTCCTCCCATGGTGTTGGAAGTTGACATCGTATCTGACCCTGTTACCTTGAGATTGGTCAATGTCATTGATCTATCAACGATTGCCTCGGTGCGCAACTTCTTTGTAGTTCCGGGAGACACAACTCCATAACCAACGTAAACTCTAGAACCAGTGGTTCCTGGTGGCTGTGGTGCCAATTTAACCGTCACAAAGCGTCTGGCTGGTACGGAAAGGCCAAGCGACTCAGGAGATGCCTTGGTACTACCAGAAGCAGAGTAGTCAGTTGTCTGTGCCCACCATTTCTCTGAGTTGGTGGGGTAATAACTAGAGTACTGACTCATCTTACGATCATTGGCCTTAAAGGAATAGAATGCTGCACCAGTACCATATTTGTAACCGAGCCATGAATTGGCGTCCGTGGTGAAATCGTATTGTGGCATAGCAGTCAACTGAGAACCTAGGTTTGTCAAATCAAAATGAGTAACGAGTCCCTGATGATTTTGAACAGAAAGCACGTTTGTCGTTGCTCCCTGTGTGGTTACCGTCGCAGAAGTAAGATAATCTGGCAAAGTACTTGTTGAAATCCAAGTCTCAGCAGAAATAGAGAAGTTGTCCAGATTTCTCTTATTAACTCTTACATAGTTGGGGTCAATGTAATCTAGAGAATAAAGATTGTTGCCTCCATCAGTAGCAAGGGTAGGATAGTGGTCCGTGGTTGCAGCGCCGACAGCACAAGAATCAATGTAACTAACAAGTGATCCATTGGTCTTCATGTGCTTGTTAATGTACCACTGTCGACGATATGACCCATCACCAGTGAATACAAAACGCTGGTGTGTGTAAACCCAATCTCCAATAATTGCGATACCGTTTGCCGCCTCAAGAGTGTACGGCTTAGGTACTGCTGGTGTATCCCATGTGCCGCTTCCAAACCCTCCAGAACCGGGATTTCCTGGCACTGCTGGCTGTTCTGGTGTTTCTGCCAAACGAATTACAGACCCAGCAACACCCGACATAGAAACTGTCTGAATAAACGTCGCACGATCAGCAAGTCTCCATAGCAAACGGTACCACTGTCCAGTTACAGAATCCCATGTAACCCCTCTTTCTTCCATGTTTTCAGGTACATAAGGCCAGTTGGACATGATAGTTCCTGCTGTAAGGGTGGGTGCTGGTGGATCAGAGACACCGTTTTCTAGTTTAACTTGTGCTTCTGATGCGATAGCAGAACCAGTACCCGTTAGGCGCAAGGCCTTAATAACGGTAATGTCTTGAGCAACCAAAATACCATCAAGATAGTTACCGTCTGGGTGGAGACGTGCCTTAGCAATCGTGTGGGAATCGTCTCCCCAAATGGTAATACCACCTGTACCGTTGGATTTTGGCTCTTCAATTGTGATGCGGCTTCCAACGTTCAGTCGGCCTTCTGTTGCCATGGAAACAGCGGCCTTAATTGTTCCACCTTCTAGTTGATCAAAGGTAAGTTTTCCAATATATCCGGTTGTTGAATACACATCGCCAGCGGTAATGATGCTAGAGTTCACTTCACTTGCAGTAATGCTATTGGTCTTAATCTGACCTCCGTCGATTACCGTAGAACTTGGTGGGGACCAAACGGAAGGAGTCGTTAACGCTCCCAAGCGCTCCTCAACCATTACTCGATCTACATAAACGTTTACATCTTGTGTCCCTGCAATAATAAAAGCAGCCTTTTGAGCGGTGCTTGTTGCTGTTGCCAAAAATGAAAATCTTTGGTATGTAGTAGTAATAGCGAGATCGGACGAAGCCGCCGTTTCTAGCGTGTTAAATTCAAGACCAATTTTTACCGTGCATGCAGAAGCACTTCTTAGATAGCCAGAAATAATGTACTGCTTTCCTGACTCAACATCAATGTTATAAGGAATATCTACTGTGGCGAGACCCGCTTTCCAGCCCGCAGTACTCGTATTAGGGTTAATAATTAGTGCTTGAGTACTATTCATACCGCCCGCTCCAACTGTAATAACACAGTCTGTAGATCGGAACAACGAATCATAGAATGAAGCGCGGCCTTCAAAATCTGTAAACGATGAAGGCATAAGGTTGAGCGAATTACGCAATTCTAGTGTGCGAGCCTTGATAAGACCATCGTTGATTTCAAGAAGGTTCTTCTGCCCTGCTGGAAGAGTATTATCATAACCGATCTTCCATCCTGATGTACCGGCGACGTAATCAGCAGACCTTAGACTTCCCTTGTTAGAACCATTACCTACCTGTAGGTCAGTGATGATACCGGTACCGGCGGTCAACTTGTTTGCGCTAATTCCACCAGTGATCTGTGCTTCACCGATTGTAGCATTGGTGATGTGAGCGGTAGTGATCGTACCGTTCTTAATGTTGGCCTGATTTGTAATAATTTCATTAGTACCAACCTTGGTAGCAGTGATAGAACCATCGACAATTAGTTCTGCGCCATTCATTCGACGTAGACTCATTCTACGCATACGGATTACCTGACCGGCTACTGTTCCACTATTAGATTGTGCAAATGGATCAAACTGTGCTCTAGATGATACACCGGCTGGAATTTCAATAATTCCTGAGTAACTAGTCCAACCCTGTCCAGGGGTAACTGCAACAGGTGATAGTTGTGGCCATGTAGTGGTCGCTCCTGTAGGACCGTATGCATGCATGGCTCCCGAAAGATTTACTGCATTTGTATTTGATGAAGGAGCAGAAACTTCACACTTAAAGAAAAACTTATCTCCTGGATTTACCTCAAAGTAATTGTTATTGTAAATATGAGCGTTGCCACCGCTAGCAGTAACCCATTGAATGTAAGCAGGATTGTTTATATCTGCTGCTGCAATTCGAGTTAATCCATTTGTAATTGACCAGTTTGAAAATGACGAATCGGTTAGGTCTGCATCAGCAATGTAGTTAGTGAAGTCACCTAGAGTAAGGCTGTTGGCCTTGATTGTTTGCGTATAAATATCCCCACCATCAATACGTGTTTGATCTAGTGGGTGACCCCAAAGTGTCTTAAGGCTCGCTACCGCGTTGTTTGACGCTGTGGTCATACCGGCGGCTAGGTTGGCAGGAGCATTAAATGCTGTAATTTCTTCTTGTGTCGCTGGACGCAATCCAACTTTATCAAAAATAATACTCTTTGCCGAGTTTCCTCCAGCAAGACCAGAATAGTTTCCCATGACATAGCCGTTCCAGCCAGTCCATGTTCCTGTGGCTGTTGGTCGCTTAAACACCTGAGTAAACTTATACCACTTATTAAGTGCCGGGGAAGGCTCTAAAGTGGCAAAATGCATGGAAGAGCGTGGATTTCCAGTAACGCCCATCCAGTCCAATAGAAGTCCAGACCCATTAAAGTTTCCAGACGTAAGCATTACATCTGCTTCCATTACCACATATTCTGAGTAAGGAAGGGTGCTTAATGGAGTATTATATGTCATTCCCCATTGATCGCCAACTACAGAGTTTGTGAATCGAACGGCATTTGGTGGGGTGCGGACGAGAACTGTTTCCTTAATTGGAGCGCCTGTACCCCATACCCCCGAACCTTCGGGCCAAGAGCCAGTCCAGTCAGAGAAGGTAGAATTTGAATTAATGAAGAAAGATTGAATAGCGGCGTTTTGAGCATTCTCTGCGGCTTCTGTAGGCGTTAGACCCCAAGGGGTTGCCTTATCTCCAACCTCAACTTGCACCGCGTCATATTCAATGTAATCATTTACATTGGCTCCTGTACGAAAGACTAGACGATAGTTGGAGGCGCTTGCAGGAATAGTTGTTGTATATGAAAAACGCTGAGCATTTGATGTAAGTGCTGCTGGAGTTACAGTATTAACAGCAGGAATGTTTCCATCACCTTCACGCTGTAGTTGGATAGTGTTTTGATTTCCAGTAACAGTACCGGCAGTTCCTCTGGCGGTCCATGAAATAGTAACAGTCTTACCACCAACAATGGCACCAGGAACATTGTATGGGCTTAATTTGTAAGCATCACCCGTGGCAGAGCGTGTAACGCGCATGCTGCGAGTCCCGTGAATGAGCGGTGTTGCTGGGTAAGTAACTGTAACAACATTCGATGCACTCGCGTCATCCTTTTCAAAGGATGAATTTGGAAAGAGATTAGGATTAGCGTTTAGTGCGGCATCCAGAGTTGACTGTAGTCCAGTAGTCTTATTAATGGTAAGGGTGTTAGCAGTGATTCGGTCACCGCTCATTTCACCCACTGTGATCTTACCAGCATTAATACCGGCGGCTACTACATCGTTACCAATAGTTTGTGAAGCCCACGTGTAAACAGAGCCAGCAACAGTCTTTAGTTCATACTGTCCTGAGATAACACCCGTAGTAGCGTCACGAACCATCCAAAAGTCTCCTACCGCGCCAACTGATGACGATGTAGGTGCTGACGTTGAGTAATTAATCTTGTTCTTACCGTTAGCAGTAGTAAGAGCCACTACCGCCGCTGCGTATGAAGATGATTTAACAACTGCTGTATAAGCGTAAGTTGTATTACTAAATGTAATACGATTTGTTGTGTAGAGTTCAGTACCGGCGACATATGTAGGTTCTGTCGCTACCCAAGGTGCGGGAGGGGCTGCTACTGTTCCAGGGCTGGCGGGTGCGGCTGACCCAGTTGTTACCTGTGCATAAAATGGTGTAACTGCCGTGACGCTAACGCCTGTAGAACCAGTGTTACCTGTAGTACCCTGGGCGCCAGCAAGACCAACAGACCAGGAGAAAGTCTTTGTGAATGACTTTCCGTCCACTGTGATAGGAATGGTAAGAGTCCCACTCAAAGTAGTCAATGCAGTTGTGACAGTAACCGTTACCGTAGCATTGTTCGTACCATTGTTTGTGATAGCAGTTGTTAGTCCTGTTACCTGACCAGTGATAGTACCAATAGTCGCAGTCTGCTGTACCGCACCCTTGTAAGCAATAACAGATGTAGTAGTTGAGCCTGCATTGGCAGATGTAGTTGATCCCAAAAAGACCTGGGCCTCATTGGTAAGAATTACTGTATAGGCGTCTGCACCGGCAGCACCTGTCGAACCAGTGTTACCAGTTGCTCCTGTAGCACCGTTGGAAACCTCAGCGACCGTGAGTGTATCTGCAATACCGTTGGCGTCTGCCATTCGTACCGCAATTGTTCTAGCAGTCATTGTAGCGCCAGTGATGGTAACTACATTACCTGTACGAGACGCACCGGCAGGAACGGTTGCGGAGAATGCTCCACCGTCTACGCTGTACTCCCATGCTGAGATTGTTGTATTGACAGCGTTTCCTGTTACTACCGCAGTGGCTGGAGTCGTTGCTCCACCGGTTGCAGGAGCGGTGAGAACCTGTGTCGTTGAAGTAAGACTAATTGACGCTGCTGGTGTTCCGGGCACACCCTGTGGTCCTTGGATCAATGACCATTCGTAATCGGATGGAGTTTCAGACTCAGTCTGAGTTGTCTTGTTGTATGCAATACCGATGTATGTCTTACCATCTGGCAAATCGGCAAATCCAGCACCAGTTGCAGAAGTACCATACTTGATCCATGTGTAGGTTGGTAGACCATTTGGACCAATAGGACCCTGGATACCTTGGTTACCCTGTGGGCCAGTTGAACCGTGCGCCGAAACAGCGTATGCCGTCGTTGGGTTGAGGGAATCCGTGTATGTGGTAATCGTTCGTGTCCACAAGAACTGTCCGGGTGCTGTCGTAGCAACAAGAGAAGTTGACCATGTACCAGTAGGCTCTACTGTTCCACTATTTCCTACTTGGTAAGTTACTGTCGTTCCGCTAACGCCTCTACCGGCTGCTCCCGTGCTTCCTGTACTACCTGTCGCGCCGTGTGCTGAAACAGCATATGCGGTAACGGTTGAAGCATCCGTGTAAGTCGTAATGGTGCGGACCCACAAGAATTGACCCGTGGTCGTAGCCGTTGGACTCGCTGACCACGTTCCTGTAGGTGCGACAGTTCCGCTGGTTGCGGTTTGATAGGTAACTGCTGTTGAAGAAATGCCCTTTCCGGCAGCACCAGTACCACCATGTGCGGATACAGAGTATGCCGTTGCGGTGGTCGCGTCAGTGTATGTAGTAATCGTGCGGGTCCAGAGGAACTGACCTGTGGTTGTCGCTACAGGAGCAGCAGACCATGTGCCTGTTGGGGCTGTAGTTCCACTATTTCCTACTTGGTACATAACGGAAGTACCTGAAATACCAGTACCCGTAGCACCTGTATTACCAGTTGAACCAGTAGCACCGTGAGCAGAAACTGCATACGCCGTGGTCGTGGTAGCATCAGTGTATGTGGTTACTGTACGTGTCCAAAGGAACTGGCCGGGAGTTGTAGCAGTTGGGGCTGCATTCCAAGTACCAGTTGGGGCTACTGTTCCAGACGATGCTATCTGATATGTAACAACTGTGTTGGAGATTCCCTTACCGTCTGTGCCGTCAGCGCCCTTGATAAGGGTCCACTCATAATCAGTGTATGTGCTTGACTCTGTAGCAGTTGACTTGTTATAAGCAATACCCATATATGTTTTACCAGTTGGATCATCACTCATTCCCGTTGTAGGAGTATCTGCGTACTTGAGCCATGTATAAAGACTCTGGCCGTTGGAGCCAGGAGTTCCGGGAATACCCTGTGAACCAGTTGAGCCTGCGTTACCCGTCAGAAGTGCAGGGTTGGTCGTAGAGGTCGTGTTGTTATTCAGGGTAACAGTTGTACGGAACCAAATAAATGAGCCCGGTGTGCGGGTTGGCGTCGACGTTGACCAGCCTGTCGTTGGGGCCACTGTCTCAGAAGAGTTTACTGAATACTCATTGACGTATGACTTGATTGCTACCGCCGCAGCGTTGCCAGCATTTGTTGCAGTGGTCTGTGCGTTGCTGATAGCAAGGTTGATTGCGTTGTCAATAGACGTTGAGTTAATTAGTGATACCGTTGCCGTTGCCTGTGCTGATGCTGGTGAACGGAGGTTAGACTTGTCTACAGCAACAGTCTTTACGTACCATGTGGTGTTTGTCGTTGCTGCGGGAATTGTAAATACCGCGCCGATTACTGTGCCAACCTGAATTGATCCCTTAAGAGTTGTGGCGTCGTAGGTTGTAAAGTTGTTTGTCGTTGACATGTATACGTCATAGTGGTCAACATCTGATTCCATCGCTCCACCGGCTGCCTTGGTGTTTGCTTGGTTTACGAATACTTGGAAGACTCCACCAGTTGCTACCGGCGCGGATGGAGTGCTTGGAGCGGTAGTGTCAGCCGCAGAAGTAATTGAGGTAGGGGAAGTTGCCAAGAAAACACTGGTATTTCCAGAATAATCCTGCGTCGCAATCTGAATTGTGTAGGCCGTAGCAGGATCAACGTCAAGACGCGCTGTAGTGGTGTTGCTTGGAACGTATAGGTAATTCCAGTTTGTGCCACCGTTCGAACTGTAGCGAATGATGTACTGCTGGACATCTCTTGCTCCCGCGCCGTCATCAGTTGACTTGGTCCAGGTAGTAGTGATGTATGATCTATTGCGCGTAGTATCGTATGCAGTGGTTGCTGCTAGTGCAGTTGCATTCGCTGGAGCAGTCGTATCCTTAGCACTCGACGTAATTGTTCCAGAAACCTGAGACGAAATTGATTCTTGACCAAAAATATCAACAGAACGCACGTGTACATACCAAGGAGCAGTGCTTGGGCTTACGAGGTTGTACTGTAAGCCGTTTACAAATGATCGTAAGTTGGTGGGTCCGGGAGAAAATCCATTGGTCTGAGAAGCGTAAACATTGTACCCAACAAGATCAAGGTCCGGTGCTGCTGACCACGAAAATTCAACCATATCAATTGCTGTACGTGCAGGGTCCATCACCGGTGCAGTTGGAATTGGGTTTTGACCAGTTACAGGAGAGGTAAATTGAGAGTTGTTTAGCGGATTAGTCGCGCTGAGCGACTGTACTTCAAAGTTCAATGGAGAGCGAGCCTTTCCGAAGGCTGCCTCGTTCATTTCATACGTGAAGTCGAATCGAGTGTCATTGATGACATAGGTAACGCTCTTGTTGGAGGGTACGTGACTGATGCGAACACGGTACCCACCTAGATTGTAAAGGACGCCTCCGGTTGTATCGACAGTAGGTGCCTCCCAAGTTGCTAGGAACGAACGACCAACAGAGTTCCACATGATGTTTGTAGGCTGCGTTGGTAGAATCGCGTCGAGATTAGTTGTGAAGTCATAAACTGGTGACCAGTCAGAAGTATTGTTTCCATACTTGCTGCGAAGTTGAATTTGATACTTAGTTCCGGGTGCTAGATCGCGAAGTAGAATGCGTGTCATACTGTGATAGCCATAGAGAATTCAATCTCGCTGACGCTACCTCCCTTAATAATGAATGGTGTTTCTAATGTTTCTCTTGCTACCAAAACGTAGTTTGGGTTTACCGTATCTGTATCTGCCACTCGGATACCGTCCCAGTCTACAGTGCTCACCACACCCGCCTTAGATGTGGTGGATACTTGAATTTTAACAACTTTGTCCCATGAGGGAGTGCCTACCGATACCATGTTTGCTTTTACAATAGTAGCAATTTTGTAGCCAGCGGTTGGATTCGTCACAGTGTAACGATAGTAGTTTGTATCGTCTACTTCAAATCTTACTTCTACCGCCGCCGTATTAGTATCTGCATTATTGTAAGCAATAATGAATTGATCTGCATCAGAATAAACACCAAAATTAAATGAACCGATAAACTCGTTGGTCACGGTTGCCCCTCCCGTAGGAGCCTGTCGCAAAGAATCAGTACCAACACGCGTATTGACCGTTGACCAGGTTGCATCTCCCCAGGATTCGAATGCAGAATCAAAAGAAACTAGCATTTTATCGCCAGCATCATTTGCTGAGGTATTTACTGATAGGCTAAAGAGCGCCAATTCGTAAATTTTAGCGGATAATGCCTCTGGTACTTTTGCCTTCCATGTCAAAGAATTGGTAGCAAAATTAAATGACGTACTTGTTACGTCTGCTCGGCTAACCTCAAAGTTCAATTTACTATCATCAATACCTGGAGTTGACGCTCCAATTCCCATAGCAATGGAAGAGCCAATTGAGGCTACTTGACCACCAAAAAATCTTTTGATGTGATATCTACCGTTTTGTGTAATCACTTAGTTACTCGTACCTCATATTCGGCAGAGTCTAGTCCATCCTCTACAACAATAGTTACATCAACCGTAACCTTACCGTCCGGACTCACTCTAATGTCCTGACCTGTAAACGAATCAACAAAGAAATTACCTGGGGGTTGAAGTCCCAAATTTGTTCCACCATTATCAGTTAGTCGGTCAATTATTGTAAAAGAATTTGATGATGGGGCGCTGGGGTTTCCTGAGTTGAAATCTCTCGTTGCGACAAAGTCACCAGTCTCGGGATCAAATGTATAATCTTTTGGCATACATTCATTCTACAGGCACTTAGAATAAACGTCAAACACGGACCTTGCGTAGACGCGCGGTGGTGCTCAGGCCCTGATCGAATGATGTTCCTAGAGCAATTACAAAATATTTTACCATTGTTCGATTTGTTTGAGGATCATCTAGATATACAATATCAGTCAATTCTAATAGTGGGTTGCCAAAAATCTCTACACTGATTTCATCCGTACCGTCGTCCCAGTGATTCTTAATCCACTCTCCAATATTTGTCGCCTGATCTTTACTTTGAATTAGGTCTGAGGTAATCTCCAGGTCCTTCTTTCCACCAGCACGTATTGCAGAAGTATTTTCAACAACAATTTTATCTCCTTCTGATTGCTTCAACGCCTGCATGGCAATTCCCAGACTATGGTCAATACCATTATATGAACCATTAATATTTACATCGTCATGAGACGCATTAATAGCATAAAACTCTGCACTAAAGGCAGTAGATCGAAAGTTAATATACTTCGCTTGAGATTCATTTGTAGCAATCAGTTTCGGTGCCAGTCCTGGTAGAGATTCATCAAACTTCACTTCATATTTACGAATTTCATGAACTACAGGAGAAAATTCATCATAAAATTTTGTATCGTAACGCTGCGTAAAGTATTCGTTTTTATCTCCTACGCGTCGACGTGCGCGACGATACTTTTCAGTAAAGTCATCCAGTGACTGGTTAGCATAGTAGCCACCAAGAACACGGTCGTAGAAAGAAACGTCATCACCGTAGAATTGTTCCTCTCCTACATCTCTACGCTCATATGCATATAGATAGTCGTAGTCAATTGCAGAACTTGCATGAAGTTGCATACCGAAGCGATCGGAGTTGGTGCGACGCCAAGATGTAGGAACTCCACAAACACCCAAAAGTCGTCCGTCAAGCCATACCCAAATATAGTGTACGCTGTTTCCCTTTCCGCCGTCCTGGTCCGAGTCTCCGCGACTTAACTGTACATCCAGTGAATACCATACATCTCTTGCAATATTTGCGCTCCAGTTTCCGATTTGGAGGAGTGCTCCATTGCCATCTTTGACATATACATACACCTCTCTCCACTGTGCAGTAGCATTGGTGCTAGGCTTCATTTCTACATAGTAACCAGATAGGTTAGGCCCTGTTGCATTAATGAGCAGTCCTCCGCAGTTGTCTCTCTGACCAGTACTTGGGAAACGCAATCTTGTACCATAGAAGTTTGGTGCGTCTCCTCCGGTACTGCCTCGGGTTGCTGTGTGATACTTGTCAGCAGGGGTGTAAATAGAGGATTGCAAGCGAAGGTACGCAGATTGGTTGGCAGGCTTTGTTGTGTATGCACCATAAACTCCATCAGCAGTACCCGCTCCTCTAACGGTTTTAAACTCATATGGGTACGCTCCAATCTTATGATCGCGAACGTTTGTGTTCATCATACCGCGCTGCTTTACAACAAATAGTCCGCTAAAGTAGTTACGGTACTGATTTGCTGTGTTAGTCTTCCAATAATACATTTGATAGTCGGAAAGCGACCTTACAATTGCCGTTTTGAAAATACCGTTGTCTGTATCATCAAAGTAACCATACTCCTTACCATCGTATTCGATAACCTCTCCCTCAATCTGAATCATACCGCTGTAAGGCCATGAGGCTGCCTCTGGCTGAGGGATATGAAACATGGTGTCATTGGCAAGGAAGTTTGATGCTAGATCGCTTGAACGAAGCATGGTTACATCTCCCTCGGGTTGCCAAACCATTTGAGAAATAAAGTTGTCATTTGATGACTTCTCAAAATCAACGGGTCTATAATTAACGGTAAAGGTATTTGAAATATCCTTGCGTTCATTTTGTAGACTGTCTGCTACAAGGTCTTCTAGTTCTAGTCCAGATGTTTCTCCACGAATTGTCCATACCGGCGTTGCCGTAGGCTTGAATGCTTCTTCTTTTGTCTTGATTTGAAGCACTCCATATGAGTCAAAGTAGATTGCAGTTTGTGTCGCATCTGCTAGTTCAGCAAGAGTTTCCCAAACGTACTTGTCTGTTTTAACCCAAAAATAGTTAATCGCCATAGGAGAATCAAGATCAGGTTGATCAATATTGTAGTCAAGAAATCCTACATTATCAAGAAGTCTCCAGATAAGTTCTCCAATTGTCATCTTGCCATTTGCAACATAGAAAGTTTCAGGGCATTTAATTTCTTGCAAGAATTTTGATCCATCGCGCAGGCTAACCGAAACAGTTTCTTGTAGATCAGCGCCCCAGTCTTGCTCAGCATACATAACAAACTGGCGAATTGGCTCGGTAGTAGAGCCACTGAATGCGGAAGCATCATAAAGATAGTCAAGAGTAAATTTAACGTTTTCTTTCATGAGACCATAAAGGGGAGAGTTTAGATTTCCTTGATTAAACATAAGTCCCTTTGTGAAATCATCTTCATCTACTAGTCCGTTAAACAGAGTCACCGTTGCGGTGTTAGAAGAAATCTTCCCTATTGGAGACAAAACATTTGAATCTCCAAGATCAAATTGATCGGTTACCGTTGTAAGATAGTCTGTCAAATCCATTTCAAGAATGGCTGCAATTTCAATAACGTTCAGGAATCCACTAAGATTCATTTTAACAGCCTTAAACTGGATACCGGCAATTTGCTTGTTATACGCAAGTGTTTTGGTTGGTGTCCATGACGTACCGTTATAGTACAAAGCGATTCTGCCATCTGCGTCAATAATAGCACTATCCTGATCTGCTACTTTAATCCATGAACCATTCATTGTTTCCTTAATTGAAACTTCATAAATAACAGGATAATTGAGAGACGTTTCTAGACCAACAAGAATTTTATTTGTTCGCACTAAGCGGTCATATGTGACCTGTGGGTTTGCTGAACTAGATGCACCATTCAAAGGTCCAAATGCCAAGGCATCTGTACGGATAGATGTAGAAGCGCTTGGTGTTCCAGTCCAGGCGTGATTAATTTGTGAAGTACCTACTGTATTTCCATTGAAGGCCGGTCCATCGTAAATGCCCTCAACAACCGTAAGATTATCCCACCAAATGTCGCCGCCAAATACGGCACCGCCGTTGATCAACCTCATTCCCTTGTAGGTTGCACCAGCAGTACTTGGTGGCACAGTAACTGTCATCAGATGACTGGTTGTTCCAGCCGCATTGGCTCCTGCTGTGCTTTGAGCGGAAATGGCAGGTGTGATTCCAGTGCTAATGGCCCACATTGCACGAGGTTTATTACCACCAGTTGAATTGGTAATTGCCCCTTCTTGTCTTGATGTTGCCATTACTGTATAAGTTTTTCCGTCTACAAATCCACCCATCATCTGCGCAACGTCAGCGTAAGAATCGAGAGACGATCCAATAGTGGTAATTCTCAACCACTTTTTGTCTTCTCTCACTGATTGAATAGCAAAAGAGGCCGTACTTCTTGACGTGTTGGCTACAGAAATTCCTCTTGCAACACTCTGACTTGCATTGGCTGTACCGATCCATGCAAACTGAAAATCTGGATCGTCAAAATACCCGCCAGGGGACGCTCCAGTACCATCAAAAAAGTCTGGAATAGCAGTTGATTTTGTCACCATAATTCCAGTTGCATCAAAAGTATCATTAACAACTGGGAGACCAGGTGTGCGATCAATTCGAAGGTCAACACGTACTTTAGTTGCTCCTGCTGGGGCAACTGGGCTAATTCCGGTGACACGGTTCCAAGTAGAAGTTCCTGTTACTGGAGTTCCCGAAACAGTCGTGCCCACCTGTACATTAGATGCGTTGTACCAAGAAAAATTAATTCTAACCAAAGTAGAGGGCATGCTTGTACGATGATAGGCAGAAGCAGAAACATACTCTCCCGGAGTAACAGCAAAGTAATCGTTGGCTGTATTTGAATTACGAAAAGACCATCCAATATCAGAACTTGTTGTTGGTGCAGTAGTCCATCTCTTTCTACGAAAGGTAGTTCCTCCTACTGGTGTTAGATTGACGGTGTCCGTTATTACTGTATCTGTACCGGCCCCTCCTGTGCCGTACCACTGTGCACTCCAACCAAAACCACTTTTGGTTTGTGGATCGGGAACAAGGTTTCGAATAATTTCTTGATCGGCTACTGGACCAACATTGATTGTTTCTGATGCATATGGCGTGCCTGCCCAACTAATTGAGTGATCGAGGCCCAGACCATTTGCACCACCGCCGTCAAAATATGGTAAAGCAAAACGAGTTCTTGTAACTTGAATAAATGTGACATAGGCATCTCCGTCAGCACCAGCGTCTCGGAATATACGGACAATGCCCGAAGTAGCATTGGCGGGAGCAATAACTGAATGATTGAACCAAGTGGGCGTGCCAGACGGTACTGGATAAAACTTATTGTCTACTGGAGCACCAACAGTTGTACCAGGTCCATACATAAAGGCTCTTGGAGAATATGAAATCAAAGCACCATTGGAGTCTAGCCACTGAATATCCATTGAAAGTGTCTGGCCACTGTAAACCATTGCAAGTGCAGACAGAGAGTAATACTGACCACCCTTGACAGCAAATGCCGACTGGTCATTTGTATAAACAATTGCTAAAGCACCAGCGCGGCGTCTAAATACAAAAGCAGGGACACTCAACGGAGAAGACGAAATAGCACTAACGTTTCCTGCCAAATTCCAGGTTGCTGTATTGATAATAGGCACAGGGTTTTTAACTAGATTTCTAAACCGTTCCGCTGTGTTTGTGTACTGGGCCTTTTCAAAAGACGGATTAATGGCTAGGTTTGTAGCCATAATACCTGCCTTGGTAGGCTCTGGGCTTGACCAATACTTGTAAACGTCCTCTACCTCTGCGATGTGGTGTCGTACAGGCGGTGGAGCAGGAGAATAAGTTTCAGACAGAATTGAATAATCCAACTGTGCTTTTACGTGCCCCTTTTTAGGACGGTTAGGTCTTGTCATAGATTCGGCAGGGTAAAAGTCAGGGTCACGCGCAACAGTCGTGTGTGGAGGGGTGTTGTCTGCCGTGGGAGTAGAGTATCTATTCCAATTAAATTCTGCACATAGACGAGGCAAAGCCTTAACTGAGTGGGACTTTCGAATAGTGTTTTGTACTGGTGTATTCTGCTTCATTTATACCTCCTCTAGTGTTACTGATACAGACCAAAAATCATTGATAGTTCCACGAATTTGAATTTCTTTGGAAAAGTCTGTAATCATTGCTTTGGTCGTTTCTTGGTTACCTTGTCCATCTCTAAGTGTTAGAGTAAATGCACCAGGATTATTGTTTACAAAAGTTTCCATCGCTGCTGCTGTCATACCGCCGTCGACTACTTCCGCTAGATATGTTGGTAACATATCCCATGAAGTTGACCATGTGCGTTTCTTCGCAACAATGTACTTTCTAAGAGTGCCTTTGGCCATGCGAGACTTGCGCTCAATGAACTCATAAGAAACTTGCAGAGGGGCACGGTTGTGGTCAGTAACCTTACTCGTGCCCCAATACATTATTTGATTGGTTTTGTAATTACCCATATATGATTACTTTGGACGACGCGAATGGCGTGAATCGTCCTTCTCAAACTCCTTTTTGATTTCCTTGGCGAGGGCTGGAATGTCCTTTGGATCAATATTTGTGCCATCAACCTGAATTGTCATCTGATTAATAGTATACCCGCCAACGTCACCTGTTGCAATTCTGTCAATACCCTCATCCAACTTTTGAGTATTGGTTGCCTTAAGTACTCTTTCGTCAGCGTGCAGTACAGCAGGTGTATTGTCATAGCGAATTGTTCCGCCCGTTTTCAACTTGACTCCTCGCGCTGCAAAGAATCCACCAACTCCTGAATTATCTCCACCATGATTCAACTCCATGTGAACGTGAGGACCGCTGGAATTACCCGTTACACCTGAAAGACCTAGGAAGTCACCAGCGGAAACCTTCTTGGGTCCGTCAAATGCTCGCGAGTTCATGTGGGCAAACATGATGTTTGCTCCACCACCGGTTACTTCCATGATACGACCGTATGATCTATAACCGTTTCCACCAGACCTCTGGCGTGGCTCGAATCCAGGAATATCGTGTCCGCGTGCAATACCAGAATGAGGCGCATAGATTGGAGTGTTTGATGGAACTGGGAAGTCGTGTCCGCTCTGAACGCCATAAGCCTTCTTCCATGGTCGGTTCCAGCCATTTGGATCAACGGCCCCCATCGGAGCACCTCCTACTGTACCGCCTCCGGGACCAGCCTTACCGGTCTTGGCGGCAGCCTTCGCTGCCGCTGCCGCGTTGATTTCATCCTGCTTAGCCTTCATGTTGGCATTGGCTAGGTCCAACGCTCCCGTAATAAGTGAATACGCCGTGGTTCTACCCATGGCTGCCTGTGGAATTCCTGTGAGTCCGGCGCTAATGCTCTTACCGCCAACTCCACCACCACTGTGTCGTCCGCCCATCAAACCCCCATTGGCAGCAGGGCGAGGACGTGCAAGGGCTCCCTTACCACCGTTCATCGCATCAAGAGCAGATGTTCCAATTTCACGATGAGCCTTACCACTAATAACATATTCGTCATTCTTGGCTAGAATCCATTTCTCGCTTGGATACTTTTCGGCATTGGCTGGATATCCAGTGCGGTCTCCATCACTAAGATTCACCGGTCCAACTGGACCGCCCTTGTGACGTCCGGCCTTTGGTGCTGGTCCGTCGTCTGGATTACTCTTGCCCGACTTACGCTTAGCGTCTGGACTTCCCTGGTTACCACCTGGCTGTGCTGCTGCTGGCAACTTTCCTGTTTGCATGTAAGTAATCAATTGAGCAGTTGTAATCTGACCACCAGTCATACCCTTCATGAAGTCTGCTGAAATCTTTTCTCCACTGTTTACGAAGTCTGCACCCGTAATTTCCTTGTACGCTTCAAGGGTTCTCTTAGCCATGGAGTCGACCATATTCTTGCCCCATGTGTCTGCATTCTCTCGTAGGTAGTTGCCCATAATACCAAAACGATCTTGGGCCTTAGTTACAAGATCATCAAGTTGTGCTTGTGTTTGTGGGTTTTTAGAAATGATCCATGCAATACCGTCGTCTACCGCCTTCTTCTGAGCAGCATACTTCTTGTTTTCAGCCTCAGTTGCGATTGCAACAGACTTCGCTGCCGCTGCCTTTTGAGCATCTAGCCCTCTTTGCTCATTTTGATTACGCTTTTCAAGAGCGCGGTCTTCTGCCTGCTCGCGCTTTGCAAGAGCCTCTTGCTGAATCTTGAGCGTACGATCCAACTTGTCTTTTTCCTTGGCTTCTTGGGCGTCGAGGGCTTCCTTGGCTGCTGTAAACTGATCGCCGGTCGCTGATTGTGAATCTTCAAGAGCCCATGTCTGCTGCTTTGCAGTCATTTCTCCTTGAATCTTTGCAGCCTGATCTAGTTGACCAGTATCAAGTGCAACCTTGAGGTCAACCTTGTCATTGTTGAGTTCCTTCATTCGTTCGATTCGAGTCTTTTCAGCATCGAATGCCTTTTGACGGGCTGCTTCTTCGTCTTCTAGAATCTTCTTGCGCTTGGTCCAGCGATCTTCAAACTTCTTCTGTACACGATCTTGGGCGCGCTCAAGGGTAGCGGCACGCTTTGCCTGCTTATCTTCTAGCGCCTGAGAGCGTGCAGCCTGTCGATCGGACAATGCCTGAGACTTCTTTTCAAAGGCCTCAGAAGACGCCTCTCCGGCCTTCTCGATGCCCTCCAGGGCGGCGGTGTGACCAGCAGCCATTGAATCAGATGTTCCAGTCTGGAAAGCGCTATTTGCGTCTGCGACAGCACCCGACTGAATACCAGAAGCAGCACTCTTGAGTTTGCTCATCATAGCAGCAGAGTTTGCAACAGAAACCCCCAGGGCGTTCATAATGCTTACGCCGTTTGATAGCGTGCTAGCAGTTTGACCCCAAATATTCTTGAATTTGAGCGATCCACCATTGGCCTTTTCAACTTCCTTGCGTACCGCTGCCACAGCAGCAGCCTGCTTTTGAATATTATCACCTTGAGTCTTGATGAAGGTATCGTTGTAAAGAGACTGCATCTTGCCCTGTTGATCAGTGGTATAATTCTTGACTCCAAGTTCAGTCTTTGCAGTAACTGCCACATTTGCCTTAACGCCAGCAGCCTCAAGAGCGTTGTAAAGTGTAACGCTTTCTTTGAGTCCATCATTTTGATCTTTCAATTTTTCGATGGCTTGATCCGCAGCCTTGCCGGTAACGTTGTATCCCTTAAGCATTGATCGAATAGCAGACTCACGAAGACCCTCGTTGTCACCAATTGAGGCTTGTAGACTCTTCCACTGCTTTTCTTGACCAGCAAATACTTCAATACCGGCCTGACCTTCTGTTGCCATGTTTGAATACAAAATGGCTCCCATGTTCTTTCCAATTGCTTTCAACTTAGACTTGTCCTCGTCGGTGATCTTTGGAATAGGAGCAATAACATCATTGCTGGCTGCATTTCTGCGGCGCTCAGGCAATGAGTCTAGGTCCATCTTCAACTCATTAGCAATGCGAGCATTCTGATCCTTAAGAGCCTTTTCTACTTCTTTTCCATCATCTAGGTTGATTCCGTATCTTAGCATAATGGGCTCAGAGGCAGCCTTGTCGGCAGCGTCTAGGAAACCCTTAACGACCTTTTGTGCTTCATCTCCCTTTAGACCCAAGTCAGTGATTACCTTGAGACCCTGACGTAGAGCCTCATTGTACTTGTCCTGTGGAGTACTTGCTTCCTTGATTCGCTCAACAACCTTTGGATATGCCTTTTCTAACTTGTCTGCCAAATTAGCGGCCTTTTCGGTTTCCTTGTTAAGTTTAACCTGCTCTTTCTGGGCTTCGGAAAGTTCATTCCCAATACCGGCTCCAGGGCCAGCCTTCTTCTGTGGGTCTGCACCTAGAATCTTTGCCAATTTGTCAGAATTGTTGTAGATATCGTCCATTTCCTGACGAGCCTTTTTCATATGCTTGTACCATGCGTACAAACCTACTCCGACTACAGCCACACCAGCAGTCCATGGGTTCATGGCAGCACGAGACAGAACACCGATTGCACCCATTCGAGTAGCGCCCTGTTTAATGAGTCCAGGCAGTCCTGCCATTGCTGGAACAACTAGAGCCGCAAGCATTCCCCACTTAGCGATGTTGTTTGCTACACCGTTAGAGGTTGTCATCATTGTGGCCATTGCAGCGATACCGGCTGCGCCTGACGCCTTGTTTACAGCGCTTCGAATTCGGGCTGACTTCAAGGCGCGTTCTTCATCAGCGGCTGCTGCCAAACGTTCTGGGTTGTTCACGCCACCGGGTTCACGGGACTGCATTCCCATAATCTCAGTGCGGTTATTTGTGCCATACTGATCGCGCTCTAGACGTGCATTATGTGATGCTAATGCTGCGCCAGCAAGTGGTCGTCCGTTCTTACCGACTGGACCTGTAGCAACTGGGGTTGTCGTTGGCTTCAAGAGTCCCTGAGCGGTTGCTGCTTCGCGGAATGCGTTGCTCAATCCAGTCAACTGTTGTGTCAAAATCTGGACCGTGTCGCCTTCCTTCTTCAATACTTGTGTGGACCATTCGGCAGCCTTGGCTGCAACTGTCTGCTCAGTTGTCATCAGTTTGAATCGGGTGGCACCCTGAACCATCATAGCGGCCAACTTAATTACTTGTCCACCAAGATTTCGAGATAGACCGATGAGCATAAGCAAGGGACCAGCAGCGGCGGCAAGAAGGGCTACAAATACGAGACTTTTCTTGGCTCCTTCTGGTAGGCTACCAAACATATCAATCAGGGTAGATAGAACCGTCAGTACAGTCGTTCCCGCACCGATGAAGGCTTCTCCCATTCCCTGTAGTTGTACCTTAATGGTTTCTACCGCGCGCTTCCACTTGCCCGAAAGTGACTCTGTTTGACGACGCATTTCCTTCTCAGCAATTGCAGCATTCTCTGCGGCAGACATTTGCGCAACTTCCATTGCCTTTGCAGTTTCACCAACTCCTGATTGTGCTGCAATCAAACCATCCATTGCACCGCCCAGACGGGCTGCCTGTTCAGTTCCGAACAATGCTGCTCTTGCCTGCTGCTTCTGCGCAGTTCCTAGATTTTCAGTTGCCTTACCTACGTCTAGCAAAGTCTTAATCAAATCGCCCTGATTACGGTCACGTATTTCTGTAATTGATTGACCCGTCAAAGATTGGAATTCTTCTTGTACTTTGCCGGATGGACGAATCAAACGAGTACCTGCGGCCTTGAGGGCGTTTGCAGACTCACCAGGATCAAATCCACGCTCCTTCATGGCAGTCAAAAGAATAAGCATGTCCTTGTATGAACCATTTAGATTCTTTACGGCTGCTGATGCAGTAGGAATAGCCTCGGCCATGTCAGACATGGTGAGAGAAGTTGAGTTTTCAATGTTGTTCATGAAATCAACGGACTTGGCTAGTTCTTCGTTTTGAATACCAAATACTGCCTTAAGCGTACGGGTAGCGTTAACAGCGCTATCAGAGTCAAAATCACCAAGTGTTGCAAAACGTGCTGTTTCTTTAGTGTTCTTTTGTAGCGCATCTCCACGCTGTCCGGCAGAGGCCAACTGGCTCATAATGCTGATAGTATCGGTCGCAGCCATACCGTATTCCTTGGCTGTTTGCTTAGCAAGGCTCAGGGAGTCTTGACGTAGTTTAACAAGTTCCTTCTCCTGTCCAGCCTGCGTTTGTGCGTAAGTGTCATAAACCTTCTGAACGTTAACAAGTTGCTTATCTACATCTAAAGCAAACTTCGCAGATAGCGCACCTGCTGCTAGAAGTGGGGCTGTAAATCCCATACTCAATTGTCTACCGGCCCACTGCATGTTCTTTCCGGAGTTGATCATTTGCACACCGATGGACTCCGCAGCATGTGCAGCAAACCCTAGTTCTTGACGAAGAGACATTGTGTCTCGAAGAGCAGTACGTGGAATAGCAATAGACGCTAATGGATTACCGTTTTTATCAGACGCAAAAGATGCAATTGACATCTGCTGCATACGCATTTGCTCATTTCTAGCAGCCTTGTATGAGCCCATATCAGACATCAGGTCTCGGAGTGAAAGGCGCTGGCGCTGTACGTTCTTGACCCATTCGTCCGTGTGAGAACGAATTTTTCGACTGGAAACGTCAAACATACCAGTTGATGCCGCTGCATCGGACCATGTACGCTGCATAAGATTTGCCTGCTTGCGTGTTTCAGCAAACTGGGCTGCCTGTGTGCGGGCTGTATTGGTAAATGCTTGCGACTGTAGTTGCTTATTTAAGCCTGCAACTTCCGCTTCCAATTTCGTTACTTCGCGGTGTACCTGACGAAAGTCAGCATAACCGCTAAAGCGTAGGTCAATGTTAGTAATTCAAATTCACTCCTCAATTTTAGTGATGGAAATTCCCATCGTTTCAAGCGACATTTCTTCTTCGCTTTTTCCTGCTAGTCTTGCTTCTGCTCGGGCTTTGATTTGATCAAATGACGAACCCTGTTCCTTGCGGTGTTCTTCATCTAAGTCAATGCCCTTTAATGATGCAGCAAATCTGAATCCTCTATACTCTTCATCTGATCTACCTTTTACTAGTTCAAGTAGTTCCTCGACCGTGAGTGATTCTTCCAGTTCTTCAAAATTTTTGAACATACCGGTTAGCATCACTTCACGCTCAAGGGCCACAATGTCTAGTTCGTCCCATCCTCCGGCAGACTTTCCGTCTCCGCTTCCAGAATTGAGTCCAGGGTCTCCATCAATTTTGGGTTTCCCAACTTAACACCGCCGCAGATGTCAAGAATCTTAATGACTGACTGCAAATCCAAATAGTCTTCTAAAAGTTCAATATATTCTGCGGTAAAATCATGCTTGTCATCATAGATTCGTCCTCCGACTTTATCTGATAACTGCTTACGTAACGCTACCGCGCAGCAATTGACATAAACGGCAAAAATTTCTTCTTCTGTCGCATCTTCACCCTTTTTATCAACCTCTTGCATCTTTTCCCATTGCCCCATAAATTCACGTAGACGTGCAATAGGTAATGGACGAAGCGTAACGGTTACGTCATCTACTTCATTATTGAGGATAATATCCTCCTGAGTATAAACTCTGTTTGCGATTGTTCTCACTTCCTTCTGTGTTGTTCTAATTCTAACATGGTATGTCTTTTACATACAACAAAGCCGCCTCCTGAGGAGGCGGCTTTGCCGGATGATTCTGTTATGCTAGGATCAAGCCCAGACGTTCGTGCGGACACGATCGTGGATTGAACCGTAGGGGTTACCCTGACCCGCATCATTCGGAAGTAGACGGAACGATACTGGTAGAACGGTAGCCTCGGTCTTGCGTAGAGCGTGTGAAGACTGCTCAATGCTCAATGCGCGAGTCGCGTGGTACGTACGCTCATTGTAGTAACCTGCACCAGACTTCTCTGTTCCATTGCCGACTGCGATGATCTGACGCTCAATAGGAGCCGTTCCCAGTTCACCACCCACAAAGATCAAGTCCTTTACCGCGTTGTCGCCGGTACCAGAACTCGTTAGAGTGTTGGTTGCCTGACCCCAAACTACGAGTAGGTTTTCAAGAGTTGCCTCTGCAAATGTGGTGTTAATCATAAGGGTCTGACCCGTCTTGTGCATCTTGGCTGCATCCATCAACTGATCAACGGATACCTCACCAAACTCTGGTGAGTACTGAATTTCGACGCCTTCCTGAGTGTAGCCAACGTTTGTCCAACCTGCCGCTGCATTTAGCGTAGTGTTGTAGTTAGTTGCTAGCACAAAGGCTGGCTTCGTTGCTGCTGCTGTGCCGATCCAGAACTGTGCTGCACCGACAATAATGTTCAACTTATCTGCCATATTTTTTCACCTCCGGCAATGGGTATTTTGTTCGAACGCTCTCTAGACTCTATTGTAGCGTGACTTGCTTCTTAAAACGAAACGGTGTAAGGACGCTCTGTCACTGTAAACTGATAGCGTACAACAATTAGTCCCTGAGCCTTACCGCCCTCGGTGTCAGCAGGTTTCGCCGACAAAGTATTTGTTACCTGAGTCCAAGTCAGGTGTGTGTCTAGGAATGCCACTCTACGTGGATTGGATGGATTATAGGCACTGCGGTTAATGTCTTGGGCCGACTCGTCGCGGCGATCAAATGCGGCCTCTAAAGTATCAAGTGCCTTATCCACAACGCCTGTTCCATCACCAAAAATAAGGAAACTGATCGTACCAAGACGAAGTGGTGATAGGTCGCCACGTCCAGTCTCACGGCTATCTGCATACAAAAAGTACGGGGACTTTTGGGAATCAAACTCGGGCTGCTCATTAGTTGGCAACCCAGGAATCTTACCATTAATTTTTGTCCAACCATTTTCTTGACGCAAAATGTTCCATGCGTAATCAATTACAGAATCCGATGCGCTCATAGTAGCCCTCCCTTGTCTTGTATCACGTCTGAGTACATTCTGTCAGTTTGTCTCTTCGCAAAATCCATACCCTGCTTTTCTGCTGCCCTAAAAGCAATTGAAAATCCCTTTTTAGAAACCTTCCCACTTCGGGCTGTGTTTTGTTTCATAATCTTACCGATACCGGCGTCCAATTTTTCTAGATTGCTCTTATTTACCGTGCTGTTCAATTGAATCCATGTATCTGTAAAGGCACCAAAGTGAATTCCGTTATATTCATTTGCCAAATCACGCTCGTACGATCCTTGAAAAAATCTTGGGCGGGGGTTGAACTTTTGAGGAACCGCCAGCCATCCATTGGCTCCATCCTGTGATCGAACAGTTACATCCGCTCCGTACTCAAAAGATGCTGCCTGAGTACGAAAGATGTAGCGCTTGTCTCCTGCTGCCTCAAAGGCATCAATAGACTCTTGACGTAGACTGATGAGTCCTTGCTCTACATTTTCACGGGGCGTGGCGATAGGGAAGCGGGAATCTCTGAACATGAATGACACAACAGCGTTTCTAGAGCCTCCAGTATTTACATTGAACCGGAAGAGCCGATTGTTTTTCATGTCCCCCGTACGGAACGCCTGGTACTCGTAAACGTGACTTAACGGTGCGTAGGCGTATCCCATTGCGCGAGTCTGCTCGTCCATCATAGTTCCTACGTCATTTGCTGCGGCAGTAGCCAGTGTACGAACAGCCTTAGAGATATGCTGATTAGTTTTAAGGTACCCTGTGATTCCCTCTACTCTACCAAGAGCATCTGCTACCGGCGCGAAGTCTGCACTCAGACCCTGTCGACTCATCCGTCTGCACGCTCCAAGTTGGCAAAATTTTCAATGTGACGACCCTTGTAGTTTGCAATTGGAGTTACGCCGTTGACGTTGAATACCGTTGCACGGTAGTCTCCTGTACCGTCAAATCCGACTTCCTCATCCTTCCAAATGATCTGTCCTGTACGGCGATTGCGTATGTTGGTAATACGGTCACGCTTGGTCAGAACCTCTCCGGGCCCAAACAGCATGCGAACATAGTCGATGTTTTGGTATTCTTTTTCAAAGCGCTCGGTTGTACCAGCCACACGGATACCACCATCAATGATTCCATTTACTTGACAAGGAATCGACCATACCAGTGGCTTGCCCGGATTGCTGTCATCGGTTACTGGAACCCACTTGCGAACAATCTCAAGTGTAATTGGGTCCTGGCTTGAAACCCATGTTCCCTGATCTGAAAGATTTACAGGAACATCTGAGCCGGCACCCTGTCGTAGCACGTCTGCCAGCATCGTGTAGCGCGCGCTTGTAAGACAACCCATTAAATCACCTTGGCGCGGTTAATTACATATGGTGACAGCAACTTGTCAGCACGAGCATTGCCCGTGCGACGGTATGCGCCAGAATTAAACTGGATGCGCCAGTCTGCACTCTTGATAGATTCTAGGTACTGCTCGCGGTACTCACGGTCTGCACATTCGTACTGTTCAGTGAGAATCTTCGCTGCCTGACGTACTGGCTCTGGAACAGATTCGTATCCAAACTTGCCTGTGATGGTGTATTCAACATCGTTGTCGAACTTGTGTACACCAGTAAAGCGTGGAGCCTCAATTGGATCGGACGAGTACATGTCTCCCACAATGATGGAAGATGACCAGATTGGACGCTTGAGGAACCAACCTGAGCCGGTAGTCACAAATTGATTCTCTCCTAGGAAGTTTAGGTATGAGGTGGGTGTGTCACGATCAAAGATCGGAATGGTACCGGCCACGATCTTGGTTGGCTCAATCAAACGACGTGGCAATGGAAGCGCTTCATCATAATTTGAAAGAACTTTGACCGTTCCTACAAACAAACCAAACTCCTGACCCGTGTGAGCATTAATGATCTGACGGGCTGCGGCCTCTGCGTCAAAGCATTCTTGGTCGTCTGCTGCATCACCCAAAATATCCTTGATTTCGTGAAGTTCAATGTATGGAGTGACAACATTGACGTCAAGAGAACGATTGAATTCTTCCCCGTCAATCTCGAATGTAACCAAAAGGTTGACAACGCCTTCGTCGTGCGTAGCCTTGTACGGTAGAGTTACTTCTAGTACTCCACCCGATGCAGTGACCTGTAGTGCTGGCCCAATGACCATATCCGAGCGAGTGACACCAATAAATGCGTCTACATCACCCGGTACAGGAATTTTGATCTTTGAGATATAACCCTTTGGCACGTCCATATCTACAGTGTATCACTGCTCCAATTCAAACACAAAGACCCTCCATCCATTAGGATGAAGGGTCTCGATGCGGCCTGATTAGGAGTAGAACTCCTGTGCTTCTGACTCTAGTGCTGGACGGAATCCTGGAATGTTACGGACGATGTAGTCCGCGTCCTCTGGGCGTACTAGCAAAAATGGGTGCTCGCTAGTAAACTTATATGTTAGTATCTCAAAGGAAGGATTAAGACGCTCATACTTGATAAGCACATCGGTCTTTACCGGCGCTGGCGCACCGCGCTGATACTCGGGCTCAACGACTGCTACAATTTCAGGCTCGGGTGCTGCTTCTTCCTCAGCACGAAGAGTGTTCGTCGTAACGACACTACCATCAGCCTCAGCCACGAGTGGCTTGTTCGGATCAACCTCAGGAACGATTTCAATGTTCTCGATATCATCGTCCGTCAAATTTTCTTGGTGGAGGATTGCGCGAATCTCAGCGAGATTGGCACCCTCGGGCAACTCTACGAAGATACTGCGGGCTAGGCCCTGCAAGTCCTTCTTGTTCATCTTGTCAATAAGTGACACGTGTACAACTCCTTCTAACTAGTTAGTATCTATTGTAGCATGTTTCAGCCGTACAGTTCAAGAATCTCTCGCGCATAGGCTACGAGGTCTTCTGGCCGTTGGCCTGCGGGTTGTTTTGTAACCCAAAGTTCAAGGTTCTCGATAGTGTTATCTCCCTTGTTGCCATTCTTGTGGTGAACGTTTTCGAAAAGACGAAGTTCTCTGCCTAGATGCTTGGCCATGACCAGTCTGTGCTTGAGGTACATCTTCCCCTTTATCTTGACTCTGATGTATCCTCTTTCATCTGGACTACCGTCGCCCTTTGGACCTTGCTTCCTCAATGCCTTGAGTGTTCGGCCCTGAACCTTTTGTTTGTAATGACCCCAGCACAATCCGGCGGTCTGGGCATCTCTTCCGCAATCTGTAAATATACACTTCATGCAAATAGTGTATCAGTACATTCTTTATGAAGCAAAAAGCCCCCGGAAAACCGGGGGCTTTTCAGGAATACTCAAGCATTAGACGCTTAGCGCTGCTGCCTTAATATTCTTTACCACGACTACGGCTGAGAGGTTTTCAACCTGAACACCTACACGTGTGTATAGGGTCCATTCCGTTGTATCCTTTTTCTCAGCGAACTTGCGGTACACCTTAATCTCACGCTTCACGCCCCATAGAAGGTTCTTTGGGTCGAGTAGCCAGACGGAAGTGTGGTCGGAAGCGCCGCTGCCAGTGTCGTTCAACTTGCGCTGTTCATCAAAGAGGGGTACCTCGTTGATAGACAGACCGAAAGCGTTGCCCGTGACGAATCCTGCTGCACCATTAGGCTGGTTAGCCTGGTTGATACCTGCAAGAGCCGATGCCTCGGGGCTGATCAGACCATTCTCTACCTGCTGTAGGCTGTAGATGTAATCCTGAACGACTCCTGAACCTGCGAAGAACTTCAACTCTCCACGACGCTGTAGGAACTTACGTGGCATTGTCTTAAGCGCACGGTTTAGTGTAGCGCGAGAGAAGTAGCCGCCGTTAGCGTCAACAACGTTTGCTCCTGCCTCTAGCAACTTCTTGTAACCGTCAAATGACTTAAGTAGTGGGTCAGCAGAAGACGTATCTCCGTTGATTGCCAGGTCCTCAATGTCGTTACCGGCCTGAGTTGCCATGAGACGAGCGATGTGTTCCTCAAGGTTATTACCCTCGATGTTGTCCTCAAGGCTTTCCGTAGAAAGTTCCCAGTCAAGACGCAACTTCTTTGTTGTCAAAGAAATCTTCGAGAATGTTGCACCTGCGTTCACACCGTCGTCGACAGCCTCGGTTGCAAGGCGTACGATTCGCTGTCCGACATTGATCTTATCAATCTCTGCCTCGTTGGCGCGCATTGGTACCTTACGGACCTGCTTACCAAGAACAGTTGAGTCCCACATGTAGTCGATAAATGTGTTTGTCTGCTCTGGTGAGAGAAGACCACCACCGCCACTCGCTACTTCGTTCGTGCGAATGACCTTTTCGATTAGTTCGTTACTCATAATTTATTCACCTCCGTCAAAATTTAATTTCATTGCATTTGTAATGAAAGTTCAATGAACCTTAGTTCAAATCCCTGTCCAAGAGAGCGCCCGTCCAGATATTATCTGGTTCAGAACTCTCATTACTTACTGACGATACGTCAGCAGACTTGCGAATAGCACTCTTTCCTTCAACTACTTTCAATCGCTTTGTTACGCTATTGATTTCATTCTTTGCGCTATCAAACTTTTGCATAGCATCCGTCAACTTGCCGTCGAGTTCAGAAAGGCGGCTATCTGCTGCCTTCTTCATATCCTCGATCTTGCCTTCTAAGGATGCCACTTCCTTGGTTACCGCGTCCTTAACGCTGGCAAGCATCTTTTCGAAGTCTGGCTCGTCAGTGTTCACGTCCTCGGATACTGTTGGCTCTTCCGTTGTGGTTTCTTCCTTTGGAGTTTCATCTGACTCAGGAGTCTCTACCGCTACGTCCTCTGGCGATGGCGCTTCTACAACTTCTGGATCAGTGATTCCAAGGTCTCCCACTGTGGAATCCGCTGTGGTCTTGTTTTCATCTGTCATTTTCGTTACACCTCCCTCATTTGTGTCGGGAGTTAGGAACTTAGTCATGAGTGACTTAACAGCCTTAGTCTTATCACCAGCCGTCTCCACCCATCCCATGGGCTCCATGTCTTCCTTGCAAGTCACGCATGTTAATGTGTCTGACTTGCTGGTTCGTGCAACCTCATCCGTGCGACACACGAATGCTTGCTCCAATTCAATAGCATGTTCTGGCTGTTGGCCGGTCATTGCTTTCTGAATTGAAAAAATATTAGCCTCTTGATTGGCGGGATTATCAACAATAGAAAGTTCGATCAAATCGTATCCTTTAACAATTCGAACTGTACCATCGGCATCCTTTCGCCATTCGGACTCTGAGTCTGTAATGTTTCCACCAATTGAAAAACCGGTGTAGGTTCCATCTAAAACCTTTTCCCAAGCGTTTGGGGCACCCTTGGAGATATACGCTGTTACATAGATACCTTCGTAGGTATTACCGTCTTTTGCTACAAACTTATCAACCTTGTAGTCAACAACTTTACCAACAGCCTCTGTCCCGTGCATTTCACGAATATTACCTCTCGCTTCTTCAAATGCTTTTAGTGAGGCCTCTGTAGTAACAATATCTTTTTGGCTATCAACATTATTGGCTGTAGCATAACCAGATACAAGACGACGTGATTTGTCGATCTTAACAATGGGGGAGCCAATGTTTAATTGGGTTCCTTCTCCATTAATGGTTAGCGATGCCTTGTTCATTTCCATATACCCTATTGTAGCGTGTCTCATATTATGATACAAAACTGCTAATTATTAACTACGTCTACCCTCGCCTTTTGGAGCACGCCCTTGAGCAGAAGTCGTTGAAGTTGCAGCACTTCTCTCTGCTCCGCGAGCACCGTCGCCTGTAGCATTTTGTTTCGCGTGAGCGGCCTGTGCATCAATTTTAGCCTGTGATTCACCGGCCTTTATCTGTGCCTCTGACTGCTCCTTCGCTAACTTTTCAGCGGCGAGACGCTCCTCTTCTGCAATGTCCACAACTGTTTGATCACCCTTTTCAATTGCAGGAAGACCCTTACGTGCACGAATTTCATTTGCCATTTCAATAGAGTTTCGGACGTTTCGCTCATCAATCTTACTTTGAGTATCTTCGTCGGTAAGTGACATTTCGTTGAATTTGAAAATCCATGCCTCAGTCAATTCCTTAATGATGCGTGTAATCTTCTTTGACCAGCGACGCTGCTCTGGCGTAGAAATTTGGTCTTTGAATGTACGTGACGCTTCTAGTGCAGACGCAACGGATACACCCGCAGAGATACCTACCTTGTTTGGTGGGACTCCGTGGGCCATTAGTATTTCGCTCTGATTAGAATCGTGGTACTTCTGGAAGGACTGATCCTGAATACCGGCCTCAACAGGCTTGATATCAAATTCAACCTTCTCGTCAGGTGAGTCACCCGGTAGAGGCACGTACAGAGAGCGGTGGTTCTTGCCCTTAAGTCCCGTTTCGAAGAATTCGACAATAGATTGCTCTGCGGCTGGACTAAACTCTGCACCCTTGAGAATGATCAAGTGGCGTGGCACGGCCTTGTTCTCAAAGTAATCAAGATTGAACTTCGCTGCAAACGCGTTACCGGCCAGCGCTTCCTTTGCAGAAATAATATCTGGAATACCGTAGTAAGTGTTTGTTGGTGTGTACTTTTTGATAACAATAAGTTCGTTTGGCTCAGGATCATTACCAATTGGGTTGGGTGTGGTAGTGTCTCCAAAATTGCGGAAGAACACCGCATCATTGGAGACAATTTGTACAAAACCGTCACGAGCACGACGTACGCGAATTGTGGTGGCAGGCGCGTGCGCGATCATTCCAATTTGTCCGTCGTCTCCACGACCAATTTCAATATAACCCTGACCAGTTGCTTCGTAGTCAATGTAGGCTTTCAGAAGAACTTCATTGAAGTCATCCTCTTCATTAAATTCGTCAAGCATATCCATGACATTGTCACGAATCTTGTTCACTTTGACACGGTACTTGGCTAGACCATCCTTGTCACTTTGAAGATCATCAAACCTACGCTTGGTCTTATTTGACTCAACAAGCGTATACCCAAGGCCAACTACGTTTGCTGCCTTTGCTCTAATGGCTGCGGAGTTTGTAGAAGACGCCTCATACAACTTGGCAAGATAGTCTAGATTATAGAACGGCTGAACTACTTCAAGATATCCATACCCGGAAGCAGTTTCTTCAAACTTCTGCTTAGATTGGACTTTTTCGCCAGAACCTGTTTTTCCTTGATATACCTTTTCAAGACGCTGGGCCTTTTTGTGAAGTGACGGCTTAATTGAGTTCTTGCCGGATGTCTTTAACTTAAGTTCACTAACCTTTTTAAGGAATGGGTCTTCTCCTCCAGTCGCCTTATCTACGTGTGAAGGACCGGTACGTACGCCAGTGACAATTCGCTTAACTACCCTGTAGTCTTCTGGATTGTCATCCTCTACCGCCGTGACTCTAATTTCACTCATTTGCCGTTCGCCTCATTGTACTGATCAATTAAGTGACCAAGATCGTAGGGATCGGGAGTGATACCATTCTTGAGACGTTCCATCTGTTCATCATATTCTTCGTGAGACACTGGGCGTTGGTCTGGACGAAATTCAACTGTAATGTCGGGCAGACCAAAACTCTTTGCTACTTTGATAAGTTCAACGACCTTTCGCTTGTCGTTTCGCATACCATAAATAAGCAAAAACTCTTCATCTTCATTGATGATGTAGTTTCCCTCAGACTTTGCAAGGTAAACACCAAGGTTTGTGTCTTCAATATGTGTTGTCTTCATATTTAGATTTTACCACATTGCTGGTTTTAATGGCCAAACTGTCTTATTGTGGTTCTAAATATACTAGCCTGTACCGGAACTTGTCCAATCGTTGCTATAAATTTTGGCCGTGGGAGTATTGATAGAAAAAACTCCAGAAGATGCAAGAGATAGTTTTGGATAACCTGTGTACGAGTAATAGATTTCTTTAACTTGTTGGGCATCAATTGATGCTGAATATAGCACCGGTGCCACAATATTTGTATTACCAGTAATCACTATTTCAGTTGTGGTGGCCGGGAACACATAAACCGCATACGTCCATCGTCCATTTACTGTGCGTGGGGAGCGAAGAATAGAGTTTTCATAAAACGCTGTGGGAGTCACATTTACTGTCACATTACCGATTGGAGAGTTATACCAAAAACCTAAAGCGTATACCGGGTCAGCCTCTTCTGTTGCTCCAATTGTCAATCCAGTAGGAGTGTAAAGTCCATTGGCATCCGAATAGGTGATCACCTGATCGTCGCTAAACAAGACCGCATCGTCCGGCAAAGTAATAGCACGCTTGAGCGTTTTAATGCCCATGTCCTTGTATCCCACCAAAGAAATGCTTTTAATTTCACTTGCAAAATCAGCAGCAAAGTTAACTTTTAGGTATATCCATTTTCCGGTACCATCAAAGCCCGGAGCAATTGTAGATACTTTGAAATCATTCTTGGTCGCTTGGTCCCATGAGATTCCATCAATAGAAGTAGAAATAGAAAATATGCCCGTGCCAACCCAACTTAATTTAATGCCGTTAATGCTAGTACCACCTTGACCCAATGGCACAGCAGTTTGCCACTCTCCCGCAAGATATGTACCGTCGTCGTCTTGCTTGGGTGCCAAAACATCAGTTACAGAACATGTAAAAATTGCATTTTCATAAGTAATCTGATCATTGAAAGTTCTATTCAAGAATGTTTCTCCCTGATCAAGATTGATCTTTTCAAACATTCCACCATGCATAGTGCCTGCGGCATCCATCGGACGCGTATCTATACCGGCGGCGTAATGTGCGCGAATACGATCGGCTGGTAGAACAAGACAATACGCAGCCAAGGCGTTGGAAAGTCCAACTCCGGTTCCGTGATAAATATATTGAGTAGTAGAAACAGGAGAAAATTTGAGGGCTTGTTCTGCTATTGTAAGTTGTCTACTGGCTACAGGATTTCCATTAACAAAAAGAGTCAATGCCGTTCCACTGTAAACACCCACAATGTGCATATTTGACAAGACTAAAGGAGTATACTCTACTCCTACATATCCTGTTGATAATTTCAAAGAAAAAGTTAATGACGTGCCATTCCAAAATAGACCATCATAAGTAAAAGAATTGGTCGCAATGGAAAATTGACCTGCGCCAGCAACTGGCCTAAACCAGGATTCAAGTGTAAAGGGTTCTCTTTCTTTTCCTTCCTTCATTAGGGGAAAAGTGATTTGAAGAGAAGCACTAGCATTCCACAAACTTGCTTTAGACGCTCCAGCAACCAGTGCCGGTCCGGTGTCGTCTACCGCCCCGGTGAATTGGGTCGCAACTGATCTTCCTGACGCATTGAGAAAATTATCATCCATCATAAAAATGGAATCGGGGGCGTCTCTGATGACTTCGTCGTAATAACTCATGTTGCTATTGTAGCATTCATGGGTCTAAATAGCGAAGGACCCGAGAGCACCTAGCCTCGGGTCCTTCTGTAACTATACCATCCTAGCCGTAATCATTGATAGCGACCGGAGTGAACGACTAGCACGCTGTCTCGGTGGACTCGTACGAATCGCGACGGGCACCTATGTCCCATCTGGATAGTTCTATTATATCACTATGTTTTTCCTACTACAACCACCTGTGGGTTGTGGTCCGCTGCACGGAAAAGACTAGTAATTTGCTGCGCAAGAATGATAGGTCGGCTAGCATTGATCCAAATACGATCAATGCGGAATCCAACACGAGTTGCGCGCCAGTCATTGAAAGAACGGTAACTCTTCTTCTTAACTGTCTTTGCCTTGTCGAATGCATCAGCATATCCCAACGCTTTAACCTTGTTAATCGCACCGGCTGTCTGGAAATTCGTATCTCCCGCGTGGAAAATTCGGCTTGTAGGAATACCGCGCACGCTTGCTTTTGCCTTAGCCTGTGACAGACATGACTTCATTTGCTTGTAACGAATAAGGTCTGACATACCCTCGTTTTCCAAGTGGTACGAGGTAACGAGGAATGGCTCGCCGCCTGAGCGCATCTGTAGGATAGCCCATGCAGCCTGCTTGTCATCACCTTTGTACTTGGGCGTGAGTTGAAAGACTCCACCAGCAATGTATTTTACAGTCTGTTGACGAATGTAGATATAACGACCATCAGAACCCGCCACACGCTCATATGATGACAATTTAGAATCAATATATCCATAACCACTTAGCCTACCAACCGTTTTGACGTTCTCCTGTGAACAGAACACATCTGGCGCTACATTCTTAATCTTTCGAACAACTGTACCGCGTCGGGTTGCCCATGTGCGAACCCCGGTTGAATTGAGATGAGCAATGTTCCAACTCATCAAAGTAAACCATTTTTGAGTCACTTACGAAGACCCGCTTCTCGATACCATAGTCCCGCTGGATGACGCACCCATGTTTCGCCATTAACAATTTTGTAGGCTACGGTGTACAACTTGAAGTTGCGTGAGCGCTGCTTCTTTGATTTACCATTGGGCTTGTCGTAACCGTTGACTACGTCTTTGTTTACGTAATATGTCTGAACCTTGAGGGTTGTTGGGCTATCTACTTCTACCGGCGCTGGTGCTGAATCCTTACTGTCTAGCAATTTCTGCACGTCGCGACGCAACTTGGCCATGTCAACATAGCCAGGGTCAATCTTGGTAGATGCCCACTCTCGGTGTCCAATGATGCTAAGTGCTGACCATCCGTGGAAGTCGCACAACGCGGCACAAAACTTGAGAACTCCCTGATACTGTTCATTAGTCATGTGGAAACCGTTAACTCCACGGTACATAACTTCATTACCGTAAAAGACTGCGTTTCCATCCTTGGAATTACCGCCCTTTAGTTCTTTATTAAATCCGTCATACTTTTCTGACTTTACTAGGTCTAGTACGCTTGCTGATCCTTTACCGGCGTGATTTGCACGACCAAGGGCTCCTACATATGTCTTGCCCTTCTTGTTTGTTGCAAAGTGGCACAATGGGGCTGGGAGGTCTGCTCGACCTGTCTTGAATAGCCAATTCACATAAGATTCTGACTGAGTTTCATCAGCAGTGTGGTGAATGACGATGCCCTTGACGTCGCCCCATCCGAGGCTTGCTGGTCGGCCACGGGTCTCGAATCCGCTAAGATACTCAGCGTCTACGTCCCACTTCTTGAAAGCGGCCTTTAGTTGGGTTCCATTAATTGGTTTGCTCATACCATAATTGTACGCCTTCAATAATTCTAATGCAGAAACCCCCATCCGAGGCTTCAGTTGTTCGGATGGGGGCTGGATAGTGCTGCCTCTAACTCTTGTAAAGTCTACCAGAGTTAGGAGATGTCCACAAGTTCACAGTTACCGCTCGTGCAGTTCAATGTCTGACTACCGGTCGTCGTGTCCTCTTCTTCGAATAGGCTGAGGTCATCCCAGTCAATGGCTGGCATTCCGCTCATGAATTCGTTGTACTCGTGCTCACTGCATTCCTGATAAGGGGCCTGCTTGTACGTACCGGAATCGTATGGCAAGAAACTCAAGCCACCGACGCTGTCCCAGTTGTCGTATACCCAGTCTGCGCCATTGATCCATTCTTCCTCGTGGAGGTTGATGGTAATGGATGGGTTGTGCTCCGTCCAGTGCTGTTTGTATACCTTCCAGACCTCTAGGTGCTGGATAGCAGTCAAGTCCTTTCGAGTTACCGCGCCCTCTGGTGCCTTCTGTGGGAAGTAGAATACAGTTGTTGCATTCGGCTTCATCACGTCTGGCTCGTTGGGAACGCCTGCCTCGATAAGGAACTGGGTCAGTGGGTCCTTGTTATCTCCACGGACTGAACGAATGTAAAACTCGCTGTACCATGGGTGCATACCTGAACTTGATGCAGTCAACTGGCTAACCGTACCGCTTGGCTTTACCGTGGTAATTGCCTGCGATGGGTTAATGCCAATCTTTCGTGCGTAAACCTTGTTGGTTGCAATCGAGGTCAAACGAAGAAGGTCGAGTACATCGGCCAACTTGTCTAGTCCCTCAGAACCATTCAAGAGTGTGTGACCAAACTGTCCTGTGAGAGATACGCCCAAAAGACGCTCTTCCTCAGCGTTGTCACGCCATGCCTTGCGCAGGTACTTAAAGTTAGTTAGGCTGGATTGCACTGTTCCCAACGCGGTAGCCAATTCAACCTTACGCTGTAGAGTTGTAACAGTGTCCTCGGACTTAACAATAACCTCAGTAAGGTTGCATAGGCCCTTAGAGCGAAGTAGGATTTCTCCACAAGGGTTCGTACCCTCGATCTTTGTCCAGTCTCTACGGTCGTTTGAGCCACGCACAGCAGATTCCTTATTGAAGATACCGCGCTCGCCTGACTTTGACTCATACAGGTTACCCCACTCGGTGAGGAACTGACCAATCGAAGGCTGCTTGTTGTAAACAGCAGAGTTGTTTGCCAGTGCCAATTCAGGCATTGACTCCCACCATGCACCGGACTTTGCCTTGGACATTTCGTAATCTCCAAGATCGGACAGGCTGATCAGTGCTGAACGACGAACGCCTCCAACAACCACGACCTCACCCACCTTGCACATAATGCGGTGGCACTCAAATGGTGTCAACTTGCGTCCTGCTGCATTCACGAACATGTCCACAGTAAACTGGAACAGGTCAAACAGAGGCTGTGGTCCGCTTGCGCGACCACCAAATGTCTTTAGACGTGCGCCTGCGGGGCGAATGTCTTGGAAGTCGAACTTCGGAATCTGTCCTGAGTACAACTGGGTAATCAGTTGACGGAATCCGCGAGCCCAACCAGCCTTGCTGTCTCCGGGGCGTACAACTGTCTGTACCTTTTCAAGGGTTACAGGAATGGTTGGCAACTGTGATGTGTACTGGGATTCAACACTGAATCCTAGGCCTACACCATTCATCAGAATGTACAGAGCCTCATCAAACGCTCGTGGGTCATCAACTGAAATGAATGAACAGTTAAACTGCGCTAGGTTTTCGCGTTCTAGTGCAGGACCAGCGGTCATAAGCCCACGCATTGAGGGCATTACGTCTAGGTTCTCGATAGCAACTTCTGCATCGTTCCAGAATGCCTTGCCTAGTCTCCTACCGGCGTCCGTCTTAGACATGTATGTCACATATCGGCTAACCGTTTCGTGCCACGTCTCACGACGCGTCTCTTCTGGAATCCATTTCGAATATCTGGACTTGCTGATAAACGACTGGTACGGATTCTCAATTTCACCCTTTACTAGACTCATACTAGCAACGACTTCATCTTGGCCAAGTCAATACCGGCCCATGCTCGGGTCGGTGTAGACACAACGGGTGTACTGTTGTATCCTAGTGCCTGTAGTTCATTAAACGCTGCTACATCAGCGGTTACGTCCTTCTCGACGTATGCGATTTCCTTGCTGTCCAGCCATGTCTTGACCTTCTTGCAGGGAACACAGTTTGGTTGTGAATATACTGTAATCACAGTCAAAATCGCCCCTTCCATATAAATTTGGTGTTCTACAAGTGTACCACCCGACCAACCTCATCTCATAATTTTTGAAGAGTTTTGGGTGTATTGTTCGCAACATAAAAAGTAAGACCCGGCTCTCCCTTATTCCACGAGTGAAGTGGGGGCTCAGCCGGGTCTTACTTTTAGTAATTACTTCTTTGGCTTTGGATCGCCGCCGGGGTTAACTACATTTTCGTCGTTCTTAGCGTACTCGTCGAATTCCTTGCGAATTGCGTCAAGTTCTTCCTGAGTGGTAATCAGACGACCATTGTGGTAGTAAGGTGACCCCTGTAGAATTGGCTCAGTACCAGTCCACTCGTCATTACCTAGGTAAGCGGTAGCGGTTGGTGCGTTGCCCGATTCTGGAGCAACGAACTCGCCCTTGTCTACGGACTTGTCTGTTGCCTCTTCTGGCTTGTCATTCTTGGTTTCGTCAGTCATTGTGTGACCTCCTCATACTCTAAATTTGTGTTGCGGGTGGGACTTACGCTGCGATTACAGCAGAGGTTGGTGCAGTCAGAACGGAACGGTTGCCGTAGCCGGACTTTGTGCCGGTTACGCGAGCAGTAATCTGCTTGCCTAGATCGCCAGCCTGAACCGTGTACGTTGTACCGGTCTGACCAGAAATCTCAGTACCTGCGGCGTACCACTTACGTGTGTAAGTTACGCCAGATACGTTCCATGTGCCGTTGTCAACAGTTAGTGTCTGACCTACACGTGCAGAGCCGGTAATGGCTGGTGCAACGGAAGCGAACAACTCAACTGCTGATCCATCAGCACGGACATAACGACGGTTACGTCGTCCTGCTGGCTGCATATCCCAGCCACGCTGCTTACGAGAGTCGCCAATATTTTCCCAATCACGGTTGAAACGAGATTCAGCCGATTCACTTGGAGGATTTGCCATGAGTATTTCCCACCTTTCATAAAAGATTTGTTATGTCAAGTCTAGCATTGTCAGATTCTTAAAGCCAAGCGTGAAAAGGCTTCTTGTGTCAAAGAATCCCAATTGTATTGGGCATGAATGCGTGGTGCTTTTCTATGGGCCTCGTCAATTTGTTCCTCAATATGTTCATAAGCATACCGGTACCGTCCCACCAAATCATCAAGGTCTGGCTTGAACATTTTTCCCGGATGAATATCTGGCCATGGAGAGTCAATTAAACCTGATTTGATAAGCAATTTGTCTGATAGTAGTTTTTCGTAAGGTAGGAATCCCGAGGTAGCAATGACTGGCATACCTGTACCGGCTGCATCTCGGGCCGGTAGTCCAAATCCCTCGCCATATGTTGGTGCTACAAACACATGACAATTCCCATAAAGTTGAACCAAGTCTGGAAAACTCATATCTTGATTGATAAATCTGATCTTAGGGAATGGTGATTGCATGATGGAGCCTTGGGTCTTGACAATCAGTTCTACGTCATCTACTCCCTTAAAGGCCGTGTTAAAGGCTCTAATAGCCTCTATACCGCCCTTCCTAAGCGCCTCAAGGCCCATGAAAAGGAAAGTGACCTTATCCCCCACCGATCTTTTTACAGGCTCCCAGATCGGATTTATGCCATGCTCGTAGACATAAATGTTATCGTATCCCCACTCGCCAACAATGTCTCGCTGCCAGCGTGATGTGACCCACAACTCGTCCTGTTTCTCAAGGCGCGGTAACCAGTTCATCTTATGCCAAGGCTCACTGGACTCCCAAGGAAAATAACCAATGTTATACTTGCTCGGAGCCTTGAACTGATGAGGCTGAGAAAACGTTAAGGAAACATCAGATTTCTTAACAATATCAATTCCACAACGTTCCATAGATGCCATAATTTGTCTGCCAGCAGTACCAAAACCGTCATTACGGGCAGAGATTCCATACATTTCTAATTCCATCTTTCTAGAGTACCACACCTTGCGATCCCGGTCTGAAAGTGCTATACTTATAGAGCACGAGAGCGCTTGTTTGCGTTTGGGAAATCAGTTGTGTTACACTTGGTGGGCAGGAACCGTCAAGCAGTTAAACAAATTTGATTTCCCAATCTGGTCCCCAGTGTTGAGATGTTGTGTTTTTCTACTTGACGGTTCTAAAACTGCACTCCTCCGCTGGGGATCGTTCTTTTTCCCCCAGTGCGAGGCTTCCACTTAGGGTTGGAGAGATTCAACCGGTGGTTGGTAGATTAGGGCCGTTATAGGGAGACCTGACGGGTACCGGACCAACGTAAGGTGAGTACAAACACCGTACCGGGCTTAGGCTTTCACTGGTTTGTGGTCGTACCTTTCTTTAAGCCGAACTATGTCTTGTTCTGGGTTATGTCTTCCCTAAAATTTAAAAAATCATGGGAGCGAAGCGACCCGCCGAAGGCGCACCGCCCGCAGGGCGGCAACGCATGTTAGAATAGAGATTATGACTTTCAAACTTTTTCATCGTTACCAGCGAATGGTTGACGAAGGGTTGTTACAACCAATTCCATGTCCTAATGATGGTGCTAGACTTTATACAGTAGGATTGAATCTTAAAAGTGACGATCCTATACCGGCCTTGACTTGCTATGTTTGTGAGTCAACAATCATTCCGGGACTTGATGCACTTGAACAGATGAGAGAGAACCTTGCAAGACTCAACTGAGGGTACAAGTAACTGGACAGTTACACATGAAGGTAAGGTTCAGTTGAATTATATCTATGATCTTTTTGAACAGGGTTTTGATATTGATCAAATTTCTGACATCATCGGTACACAACCTTGGTGTATTCAATTACTGTTTGCGTTAGACGAACAACAATCCTCTAAGGATTTAAAATGACAACATACGTACTGGCCGGTAGCCACAAAATTGCTACAGATGAATTGAGAAAACACGGTTTTCAAGAGATTTCAGACCGTATGAGAAATGGCTCTTATTTCACTAATGTGATATGGATTGGACCACAAACCCATATTCTTGAAGGCAGAAACATCCTTAAGGGAGACAAAGTCTTGTTTGGATATGGCACGACTGTTAACATGATCGAAACATTCATGGCCCAGTGTTGGAGCCGTGGAACACAACTATCAGATTTGGAAATTATACATGACTAATTGCGTATTCTGCGACCTTGCTAATGGTAATAGTGAAAAGGTTTTTCGTCATCATCCCGGCAGTGTCGTTCATTTTGAACCCCTTAATCCAGTGACACCGGGTCACATGCTGTTCGTTCCCAAACAGCATGTTGAAAGTGCATCAGAAGAACCAATAGTCACTGCGAATGTTTTCTACCGCGCGGCTGACTACGCTAATGAAAAGAAGCGTAACGCCAGCGATTTTAATTTGATCACCAGCGCCGGTACTAATGCAACACAAACAGTATTTCATTTACACGTACACTACGTACCCCGCAGACCAAATGATGGCCTACATCTACCATGGACAGGACAAATCAAGTGACCATACAATTTACTAACACTTCGTCAGTGAAGTTGATTAACTTTACCGGCGGAGATGAGATGGTGGCACGTGCAGCATGGGTTTCAAATCTTGGACGTGAGGCTTTGGAAACAGAGCAGGAAGAACGTATTGGTGGACTCATCAACTTCCTGTATTCTAACTCACACAATTCTCCATTCGAGCACGGGCAGTTTACGTTTTTTGTTGAGTGCCCAATCTTTGTGGCAAGAGAATTTCACAGACACCGCACGTGGGGATACAATGAAACCTCTGGTCGATACAAGACCATGGAGCCATATTTCTACATTGCCCCACCTGAGCGTCCGTTGGTTCAGTCTGGTAAGATCGGTGCCTACACCTTTGTACCGGGCGGTCCTAATGACTATACCCTGCTCGTCAATGAGGGTCAGACCGCAGCAGAAGAGGACTGGAACCGCTACATGCGCCTCAAGGATGCCGGTATGGCGAACGAGGTTGCCCGTCAGTACCTCCCCCTTAATCTGATGACCTCATTCTATGCTACAGTTAATCCACGCAACCTCATGGCGTTTTTGACGCTGCGAGAAGATGACCAAGCGTTGTACGAGATTCGTGAGCAGGTAGCGAAGCCTATGGGCAAGATTTTCGAAGAGAAGATGCCCTTGACCAACAAGGCCTACCGTGCTAGCATTGAAGACTACCAAGAGTTCAAGGCCTACAAGAAGTGGAAGAAGGACAACAAACTATGAGTTGGTTCAAGAAGAAGGACAAGCATCCTTACACGGGAGAGCCAATTGAGGCAGAGCCCACCTATTACATCGACACTCCGGTGGAGGTTAGGAAGGAATACCGCACTTTCACTGAAACCGATGACTCTGGTGCCAAGATCGAGAAGACCGACAATGAACGACTGATCTACACCGCTCGTACCGTTGTTAACGGGACCGAGGTTGTTGCGGAAACCTCTCGCTACGTGGGTTGGGACGACGATGGATATTACAATATCTTCTATTCCGAGTCCGCCATCCTCGAAATTCTACAGAGGTCTCTGCATTGTCGTGTGGAGAAGGTCAAGAAATTGCAGGTCGACCTCCCTTTAGGGACATGGTTGCCGGTAAATTGGTCTAATCCTAACAAGGATAATGGCTAACTACCCTCGCTATTTTTGTACTCGCTGCTGGTGCTGGGTACTGCTCTTGGGAGATTCTCATTACTGTCAGAACATGGACTATGAATAACTAGGAGAAAAATGCAAGTAGGCAATTGGTACAAAATTACCGACGAATTGGGAGAAATTTACGTCGGCCAGTTTTTCTGGAATGACCCCACGGACGCTGCTTTCATGCTAGGAGACTCTTTTTTTCGCTATGATGAGATTGAGAGCATCGAGCGCATACAGTACACTCGCAAAACCATTGACAAACCCACTTCCAAGATTGGAACCCCACATGGATGAATTTAAGGTAGGCGACAAGGTTATCCTTGCATACGAGTCAAAGTTTGGTACCGGTCGCAAGGCTGTTGCCAACGGACCTATTGTACACATTGATGATACCGCTATTGAGGTAGCCGTTGGTCGTGTCGAAGTTGCTGTTGTATGGGACGATGTTTTTAGTTTGAGGCTTGCATGATCTTTGGTAATTCTGAACAAAAGGATGAGCGTCCCGACGCATCTGATCAGGATGCTCAGACCTTGACACTGCTCCGCATCTATGATGTACTTATGGCAATGTACCGCGAGGATAACCCCGCTGGTGCAGAACGCCTAGAAACTCTCCATCGTGAGGGAGGTCTAGGTGCTCCTATTCCCAACTTCAATCCTATCAATATCCTTTCTCAGGAGTAAGAATGACTGAAATGAATTACAGCGACGGCGACAAGGTTGTTATCAAGGCTGCCGGTATTCCCTTGACATACCAGCGCAAGGGTGGTGCATGGCATCTCATGGTGTTGACCGATTTCTACGTCGATGCCTACATTAAGGCAGGCAAGGGAGAACTCTTGTGACATACCTTAAGACTCGGGCTAAAACTCGCATCAATACTGACATGGTTGAGGCAATTACGCCTTCGACCATGTTTATAGGCGGCGAAGATCGCCAAGTCATTGTCGCTCACATGCCGAGCGGTAAAAGTCATGTCCTACTTATGACCATCAGTGAATACCTTGATACCATTGGTCCACGCGAAGAAATTTTCGCCTGCGGCATCATGGAGCCCGTCAAAACTATTCCTGTAGAAGACCTTGACAAAGACCACTGATACCCTGTAGGCTGTTGCCATGACATTCTTCTGGATCGTGTTCGTCGCCTCGTTCATTCTCATCATCCTGTCCGTCGTTACCGCCCTACCTCAGGGACGCATGGACGTTGACTCTCCGCGCAGAAACTGGCCGGGAGTATGAGACTTGACGTCATTACGGTTTGTCACTGCATTCCGTACTCAGAGGCACTAAAATATGCGAGCCAAAACGCTATCATCTCACCGATGAAAAAGCGAGCCACAAAGAAGAAAAACACGACCATCGCATATATCGACGGCAAAATCAACGTACTTGAAGCCAACGTTAGAGAATGCAACGCCCAAATCAATCACCTTAAAGGATTAATCAAATGAGTTTCCTGTTTCTAGACACCGAGACCACGGGTCTTGAGCCCCATCATCAGGTATGGGAGATTGGCTACGCCGAACTCACCGGCCCGGTTCGATCATTCTTTGTTTCTCACACGACTGTAGGAGCCAGTGAAAAGGCTCTTGAAATGACAGATTACGTCAACCGTGGCGCATCCAACCCGTTCGTGTGGGAACCGAAGGAAGAACACCGTCTCTTCTCCATGATCACGCCCGAGACAACCATCATCGCAGCCAACCCATCCTTTGACCGGGACAAGTTGCTTGCACGCTGGGGCTCATTTCCCGCTCACTACAGGCTCTTGGATATTGAGTCGTGGGCCACGGCCCAGATTGATAACACGCGGGCTCCTATGGGCATGAAGGGCATCTTCAACTGGTTCGAAGAGCAGGGTATTGAGATTTCAACGCCCGATCACACCGCTGGTGGCGATGTTCGCGCCATGCGTGAGATTTACAACTATTTCACGGAGTGCTAATGGCTGATCCAAAAGACCCAAAGGTCAAGATTACACGCACCGGCGCGTCTGTTGTCCCCGGTAGTGAAATTACCCAGCGCACAACTCGTCCTATTGAGCGAATTGATGACGTTTTGGACGAAGTCAAGCGTGTTTGGCGTATGTACCCAGACATGAGACTCACTCAGTTGCTCTGGAATCTGCGTGACGTTACCGGCGACGACCGTACCACGGCTACCAATTTCTACAACATGGAGGAAAAGTCCCTTGTGGATCGCCTCCGCGAGCGCTATGGAGCACCTGATGAGTGATATGGCTTACATTAACACCATCGACAAGGGTGATTGGAAGTTGGAGGTCATCTATGACGACGACACCGACCGAAAAGGAACCATTGTCGTCACTGCTTTGCGGAATATCTACGGTGTAAAAGAAGGCGAAATCATCCTCAACGAGCCGGTAGATATTTCATACGGTGCAATCTTTGGACCAGACGCTGCTGATGTAGCACTTTGGCAGCAAATGGGCCTCGACGCCGTCGACAAGAAGATTGACGAGGCATACCCCGGATGACCTCAATTGAGGAAGTTGCCAAGATTCTAGAAAATCTCAAAAAGAATGCGGACTGGTCTTCAAACACCAGCCTCACTCCTAAGGATGCCAGAATCGTTGTCAAGATCATCGAACGCTATTTTGAGAAGGTACTATGACTGAAACAGAGGGCCGCATGGTCATTCTCGTGAACAAGAATATGTCACGAGGTAAGCAGGCAGCACACGCTGTGCACGTTGCGCTGGATCACTATGGTCACACTGACCACGGCGCGGTAATCGTTTTGCAGGAGTCTCCTACACGTATTGTTGAGAATGCCCTCAATGGTGTATACTTTCAAGATCAGGGTCGTACCGAGGTTGAGCCCGGTACTGTTACGGCTTGCGTCAAGAGTTTCGAGACTGTCGAGGTTCCCGAAGCCTATACCGGCCTGTCTGGTGAGGCAACGCACGAGATTGCCGTTGAAAAAGCACTAAGAGATTATAGAAAAGCGTCACTGGAAGAGAACAAGGCCTTTGATCGGCTATATTCTTTTAGTGTAGACGACCGAGCAGCGGCGTTACAGCGAATTAAGTCGCGCGGCGAAGTAATTTAGTGACCAATATCACATATAGGAGTTAAATGAACACAACCACAGTAGAAGTATTACGACTTAGAGAGACTTTGGAGTCAAATCGCAAAAAGCACTGGACCGAGTACCGAGCCGCCCGCGCCCTGTGGGAAGAAAAGGTTGTTGCTCGTCTGCGTGAAGTGCTTGGAGAAAGCCTAGAGGGCAATTTTGATAGTGTTCAGATGCCTATTTCTGATCTTCCTAAGCCAGAGTCGTTTATCAAGTCCTACGATACCGCGCTCAAGCGTCTAGACTGGGAAGTTGAAAGTCATGTTGACCTTGACGAGACAGAATTTGCTAATTATGTCCTTGATGACTGGTCTTGGCGCAACCGTTGGGTCGCAAACACGTCTTCATACTTGGTTTCCTAATGGCGAAGCCTAAAAATCCTAATCCTCAAATCGGTTTCATGGAAAGAATGCGTTTGGATGCAAAGAAACGCCACGACAAGATTAAGTCGTTCCCGCTGATTGATGAAAAATGGTTGGTGGAAGAAAAGTGGCCCGACACGTTTGAAACGAACGAGTTTAACTACGGCAGTGAGCGCATTGCCGGAAAATTAGAACAGCATGGACCATTCGATACCCTCGATGACGCTGAGTTGTTTGTTGAGAATCACGTACCGACTGACAAAAATGGAAAATTTAGCATTCGTCATAGATACTTAAGAGAGCACACCAAGGTGTGGAGAGAATGGGGAGACATTTAATGCAGATTTCAATTGAAATTTTGGACAATCAAGATACGCCAGACCAAGAATACGTACAGTACGTTAATATTTTGGAGTCACAGTTGCCTGCTGAGGTTATTGCGGGACTACTACGGTCTATTGCCAACGATATTGAGGCTAGGAATGAAAAGCCAAAACTTAACACAACTCCGTATATTGCTCCCAAAGTACCGGCTCAACCGAATCCTTACATTAGTCCAGGCATCAAGCCTGCGATTTGGGCTGACATTACAACGACCAATACGGCAGTAGCAACCAATGCTGAAACGTACGGAGAGCAGCCGGGAAAATGATCCAGTGGTGGGACCAATTCAAAAAGTCCCGCGCGGTACAGTACAGCCGCCAGGTATACAAAGACCTAGACAATTATGGCTATGGTTGGCTACAGGTAGAGACCTCAGACAGAAAGATTATTCCATGAGCACATATTTCAACGGCCTTAACAGAACCCACACGGTTGAATACGAAGACCGCACCTACGCTGTCATCGCCAATTTGGGAGACATGCTGCTCATTGGGAATCCCCACGTGGAGAACTTATGGATTCACACATCACTAGTACAGTACGGCGGTAGGCAAAACCCACCCTCAATTCCTAGCAGAGGATACGGAGAATACTAATGCGCAAATTAGTTAGAAACGTTATAGGGCGTAGAGTTTATGACTGGCCTAGCAAGCCTGAGAATGTTGGGTTCACAGCGCGAAGCCAGATAGAAAACAACGATTACCGCGCGCTGCTCAAGGCCAAGTTGATCGAAGAAGCCGAAGAGGTAGCCAGCACAAGCCCAAAGTCCGGGGTGTGGACTGATACGATTTTAGAACTGGGCGACGTGTACGAGGTTATGCGCACCATGTGCGATGAATTCGGATTTAGCATGGATGACGTAATACTCGCCGCAGACTATAAGCGTATGACGCTGGGAGACTTTAGTCATAAATGGGTTTTGAGTAATGACTGAACTCGTGGACCCAAAGAAGATTGAAAAGATTTTCGGCGTACCACGCCATGAAGACTATCATCTTCTGTTATTCAAGGCTGGTACTATTTATATCATGCACTCGCACGAATGCGTCAACACGGGCATCGACCTTCGGAAATGTGCCTACTCTGTCGCTCTCGACAAGGGTGAACTGAATTGGGAAGTGGCCGAAGGTCTACTTATTGGTCGGTTGTAGTAACCCTCATAGATTCCCTCATTTTTAACTCTCTTAGAAACCCTAGTAAATTCCCTGCATGAAAGAGGACATATGATCGCAGTAATTTTGAGCACCATCGCCGGTGTGGTTGTTGGCGTGCTGGGCTCGCTGGCGTACTTCATTTACAAGTTCAGAAATTTTATGGGATGATTCTTTTCTTACAATTTGGTGTCTGGGGTCTAACAACTCTCAGTATCATTTTGGTCGTAGGGCGATTCATCAAATTTTGGAAAGAACCCAAACATATCATGTTCAAGACTGGAGAATGGCTTCCTGTTCGAAGAACTGCTTTTGGCGCGGCACTTGCCACTCTTGGATGGGAGCCTCAAACCACGCAGCATGTAAAATGGTTTTACAGATTGCGACTATAGTTAACTTTTGTGTGGTATCATTAGACCATGACTATTTTAATACCAGACTGGTTCTGGGATAACGTTGACAAAACTGGTACCATCGTGCGACCGGAACTGGGGCACTGCTGGGAGTGGACCAAGAACACTCGCACGGGATACGGAAATCTGCGCGACTTCACGGGTAGACAAAAAACCATTGGCGCTCACAGGATAACATACGAGGTTTTCAATGGTGATCCTACAGGATTTCAGGTGTGCCACAAGTGTGACAATCGAAAATGTGTTCGTCCCGAACATCTTTTTCTAGGCACAGCCAAGGTCAACAGTGACGATAAATTGTCAAAGGAAAGAGGACACAATCTTCTTCCGATCAAAGACGTGAAGAACATTTACAATTCTCCCATTACTAAGACAATGGTCGTTGACTTGGCACAGCAGTACAATGTCTCAGAAGAACTGGTTAGAAGAATCCTTACCGGTCGGTCTTTTGAATTCTATACCGGTGGAGAGAATCGAAACATACCTCGCCAACAGTATCGTAGCAAACTCTCTCCTGAGGCTGTAGCAGATATCCTCACAAAACCATACAGTCGTGGTTCTGGAAAGTCTATGGCAGAAAAGTACGGAGTCTCAAAAGTCATTGTCAGCAAGTTAAGAAATGGCGTTGACATGCGCGGCGTCGATACAAAGTAATTGTTAACTTTCTAAATATTGCTAGGGTTAACATCTGGATATTCTTGGATGATACAGGCCGCAAATATTGCGATCTGAGACCCTTTAGTGCGCCGATATACTGACGAACCTAAAAGGAATGGGAGGCCCTTAGCGGGCCTCCCACATGCCTTAGAAGTCGTAGTAAGTCACCTCACTACCGCAAGACTCGCACGTGCCCCGCGCGTCGATCCAGTCGACAACTTCAAGCGTCACCGGGTCGTTGCATGAGTCGCAAGCGACGCGGCATCCATCATATGCGTTCATGAGAGAGACATATGAGACATGTTGTGCTGCATCCATCCACACATAGTCAATGATGTTTGTTTCATCATCACTAGCACACATAGTCATCTTGTGCACTGCATCGGCCATAGTATCCCCTACTGCTACCGCCTGCACACCCGTACCCGTCTCATAGGCCACCGCATTGGTGCCCTTGTATCCGGTGCCGTAGTAGTAGGTATCAAGGTTGAGCATGGTATGTCCTATGTGTGTGTGGGTTGTTGTTACCTTGTATCTACAGTCTAGGGTATGGGGATAGTCTATGCAAGCCCTATTTTGAATATCTTTGAATTTTCTATGCACATACCGGCCACCCTGTATAGGGCCATCTCACATAGTGAGATTTATTTTCAGGCACCAAACCCATCCTAGTACAGAATCGGAGCAAAAGAAAGCCCCAATCCGCAGATTGGGGAATCTTTTTAGAACAATTTCAGGGCGGAATCGTGGCCACAAGAAAACATGTAAACATGATACTCAAAACCCATGTCGTCAGATTCGATGGAGTCGTCTACGATCGTAACCGTAGTTTCGCAGTAGTCGCAGTAGTCGGTCTGTCCGCTTGTGTTTGTGTTCATATCTAGAGTCTAGCCTAGTGGCCGGTAGGTGTCTAGTCCTACCGGCCACTTTTTTACTGCCACTTGTTGGTCTTGCAGAGGCGACCCGAAGGAGCAGAATCGAACGTGTTGCCCTTGCAGATGAACTTGCTTGTCTTGTTCATCTTGATCTTTCCGTACACGGTTTCGGTCCGCTTACCGCTTTCGTGCGCATCCGCAGACGAGGCCGGGGAAACGACAACAAAAGACAGGGCGACAACGATGGTAGCAATAGTGGACTTCATTTCATTTTCCTCTGTTCGTGATTGGCTTGTAAAACTAGCATAACAGAAAAATTCTCCCTAGGGAAGTTCTAGGGAGAATTTTTCTCAAAACTTTTTGGCCCGTATCAGACCAGACCGGCACCGATGACGTACTCAGCGGCCTTGCTCGCGTTGACCTTTCCACGCTTACCGGCACCGATCGCGGACCGCAGCGTGGCACTCTCGACGTGGACAACCTTTCGACCGACCTTGACGGCGATGGTACTCGCCGGAGCCTGGCCGGGCTTGTACGCCTTGCTCTTGTGCTTGCTGTTGAAAGCCGAAACCTCGGCGTTGGTCAACTTTCCGATGACCTTGGCCTCAGCGGACCGGAGACCGGTACGGACGGCCCAATCGCGGACGTAGGAAGCGGAGACCAGGACGGGGGCGTTGGTGTTGTTCGACATGTGATTCTCTTTTCTATGAGTGTGTGTTTTGCGGTGTGTTTTGAGTGTATCAGTGTTTCGCGTTCGAATCAAGTCTTTTAGACAAGTGCCTTCAAAAAGACTGCGAACAATCCGAACAGAATCGCAGCGGGAATAATCAGTGCCAGTGCAACAGTTGACGCGGCACCGTAAATTCCCACATTTGCGGCCTTGCTTAGTTTGCTGATATGACCACGACCTTACTGTAGACACGAGGCGTTGCGCACTCACACCAGCCTAGACTGTATCCGCATGAATTGCAAGCACTTTTCATGGAAATTTTTTTGCCGTTTTCGACAAATCGGGCGGACCCATTGGGCCACGTCATGGGAGCAATTTCGTACGATTCTTCTGTCATGTTCACCTTAGCAGATGAACCCTTTTCAGAGTAATCAGAGAATACCATACCGGCGGCGATTGCTTCCGACAGGTGCTCTTTTGCAGCGTTGGAGAACTTTCCCCGTCCGGCCTTTGCGAGGCCCTTTCCGACGAGGTATTCTCTTGCGGTGTTTGTTTTCATGTCTCTAATCTAGCCTATCCTGATTGGCTTGTCTAGTGGAATCTCAGAATGTGAGATTAAATCTCCTTCGAGATTCTCAGACCGGAAAGCATGCCCTGCAAGAAACCATAGGCCTCTCGCAGAGTACCATATCCATTGGTGAGAGTCGAGACCGCCCCGGCATCATTGCAGTATCGTTCCACCCTGTATCCACCGTAGGCGGAACCGAGAGTAACCGCGCCCACCGTGCTATAGGCCGGATTCTCACCGTGGCCCAAAAGAACGTTGACCGATTCGATCCGAGCATCGACCATCTTGCGAGTGATACGCATGATTTTCCCTTTGTGAGTGTGTGTTTTCCTTACAAATAGAACAATACTAGGGATATCATGCCCTGTCTACCTCTATCTCACATGTTGAGATAGAAATTTGAGAAAAGAAAATCCCCTGCCGGTATAGACAGGGGATAGACTTATGTGCTAGGACTAGTGGACACTGATACCATGGTCAGGGACCGTGACACGTACGCCATAGATACCGGCCCACGACTCAATGCCACGAGTGACTAGGTAGTCACCCGATTCCTTATCGAATAGGGTAACGCTGAGGTCTGCCTCACTGAAAAGATGCGGAGTATGATCGACGGTAGGAACGCTATCGACATAGATAGCCAGAATCTTAAGGTGATCGGCCTTAAGGTTTGCAATGACGTCTGCTACTGCAAACGATCCCTCAACATTCGACTTAAGGGCTTCGGCGAATGAGGTAAAGACAATCTCATTGTCTGGACCGTCCACCTTAATCCATAGGTGTGTATCTGCATTTGTTTCGTTAATGCCTAGAGCATACGTATTTGTCATTTACTTGTATCCGTTCTGTCGAGCGCGACGATCGTCGGAACGATCGTACCGCGCGGTAGGTGTGTTGAAGTCGTCCGATTCGCGGTACTTGCCAGCGAATGCGCGCGGGGTGGACTTGGGGGTCTGGGGGCGACGGTTGTTCTTCATGGTTCTAGTGTAGCCTATCGTGTGAGGTTTGTATAGTGGTGTCTCAGTATGTGAGATTAGAATCTTGGTGGGTATGTAGGTTTGGGTGACTTAGGCCTATGCAAGTCATGTTCATGCAAGCATCCACAAACGCAACAATATTGCGCATATCTCACTTGATCCCCTTAATGCGGCGCCACGCAACCCAGGTAATGGCCTGCATTTGTGCGCCAGTGAGTCCACCCAGCATCATACCGGCCTGCCTGTACGCGTCGGCGTGCAACTCATACATGCCCTTGCGGGACAGAATGCCACGAGTCTTGTCGTCGGTAGCACGACCGTAAACGATATCGAACGCGTGCCGATCAATGGTCACGTCCGCGCCCATAGGGTTGACGATGTTTGCATAGAACGATCGTACCTTAGCACCGCCGAGAATGTCCAGGGGGTCGTTTCCGGTCATGATTGCATTAGCCTTACGGACGCTGGCACCCATAGCACCGGACGCTGTTCCGTCTGCGAATGCGCGGTATGCAAGCATGACGTTTCGATCCCATCCCATCATAGGTGACAGTGCTGCAATCACACCCGCACCCATTTCGAGAGACGACATATCCTTGGCAGCGTCATGTGCCACGCCGTACCATTCGGCACCCGCTTCAATCTCTGCGGCAGTAGCCTTGCGGGCGGTAGCGATGATGTTCCTGACTGCGGTGTCTGTGTTCATGACTAAAGACTATGCTCTCTGTCTAAGCCTGTCAAGGTCTGTCTCAGAATGTGGACAATTATTCTTCGTCATCTACTTCTTGAAGAATAGGAATATCCCGAATGGGATTCAAGGTGAATTCGATTGTATCATCGAAAGAATCCGTTGCAGTAACGGTCAGATTGTCACCTTCATCATCAACTGACACGACAGTAACAATACCGTCACTGTCCGAATCGAATACGTCACCCGCTTCCAACGTATGGGCCGGTACGGTATCAATTGTCTTAAACATGAATTCCCCTTAAAGGATTAGAGTTGTTTTGCTTCCATGAATGTAACCCTTTCAAGGGTACGTACACGATTGTATGATCCTACTATGTCTTTAGCCTTTTCATGGCTACCGGCCTCGACAAAGAATGACAGGGTGACCCTTTCGTCACTGTCATAGTCATATCCGAGCACTGCCACCAGGTAAGTTTTCATGACTTGATCCTAGCACACATGTGCGGGGAGGGGAAGGGAAAATCCACCACAAATTTTCCCTTCCCTCTCAACCCTAGAGGGTGGACTAGTCGAAATTGTCCATGACGTAAAAACGTCCTGCACAACGGGAGTGATTGAATCGGGTTGTGTTATCCGACTCCCAGCAATCGCCGTCGAATCGCCACGTATGCACACTGTACTTTTCCATGGCCTCGCGCATGAGTAGCGTAACATTCTCACCGTGGGAGAGTTCCACCGGGTCCGGATCATGCGCTAGATCGTCGGACAGTTCGAAGAAACCGAGAGTGTAACTCATTTTCTCATATCCTTTTCAATCATGTGCGCTGCGAGAGCGACGGTAGCGGCGACGAATGCCAAACCTACCATGTAGGGAAGAACTGCGAGGATGTTTTGCATCATGGTTCGATCTTAGCCTATGGATGGATGGTTGTCTAGTTGTAGTTCGGCGTGCCATTCTGTCTTGTCGGGCATCCCTTGTAGCGTCCACCCGTAGCGTGAAAGCATCCCGCACACTTGGCCTCGAAAAGTCTGGCAAGCCTCTTAGAGGAAAGCGCTCCACCGAATCGGCTCAACTTGTAGAACCCCAGCACCGGACCGTTGGGAATCCATACGGACACAAGCGAGGCGTCGTCGGTGGCGACCCTTGCTGCAAGGCGGCCGGTAGAGATGTTTGCGTAAACTGTTTGTGTGCTCATAGGTCAAACATACACACTCTGTATCGGCCTGTATAGTCCTGTCTCAGAGTGTGGACAGGAAAGATTTTGTCTCAAAATGTGGCAAATGGGTTGAAAATATCTCACGGATCGGGTAGGATTGTAGATTTGGCCTGTTTTGGTTGATCTGACCCCGGGGAAAATCCTGACCCGTATCTCACATATGAGTTACATATTACAGGGACTTTTCAAATTTCTGGGGATTTTGTACATATTACAAGGGTCTTTTGAATTTCTGGGGATTTTGAAAAACTGCTGGGCGCCGCTACAATTTCTCTAATTGGCCTCTAAATTGGCTATATTTGTCGCAATTGTGGAAAATGTTCAAAATGTTACACTTTTAGTACAAATTGTGGCAGTTTTGGCCAACTTTTGAACGCTATGGCCAAAAAACACTGCAATTGGAGGGAAAAAAGAGCCTTTTTATGTTATTGATCTATTACACCTAAATATCTATCTATCGTTATTCGATAGATCATATCTCACATACTGGACAAACTACACTTGGATTGGACTCTTTTTAGGTATCCAATGTCCGTAGAACAGCGAAGCATTGATCACAAGTAGCATCTTTTCACTGTCATGCACACAGCCACAGGTCTTAACACATGTGGGAGGTTGTGACAGTCTGTGTTAAGTTATCAAACAGGCATATGCTCTATAGCATCTCTTAGTTCTTCTATGTATCAGTTGGTCTATTCATACCGCCCGGCTCTACTTCAAGGCGTTATTGAATCCATCAGGGCTGTCTTCATCGGAGCCCTTCCAGTTCTCATCCCACACCTGATCAAAGGCTCTAGCCCTGCACTCTTGGCGCTCGTGCCTCGCTGCAATGATCTTTGGATTGAAAAACATGTCATGAATGAGTGGGCACAGGAATGCTATCACAAGCAGCACCACTCCCACAATCGTTACTACCATGTTCTCCCTTTTCCGCGTCTGTTCTTCCTTACCACCATACGAATGTCTGTTGTGTCGTAGTGTTGGGGTTTGTATCCAGAGTGTAGCATCTGTACCAGCCCGTCCTTGGGCACCTGTTCTTCTAGGAGTTTGGCCACGTGGGCTTCCGTTTCTTCATGACTGAATTCTAGCACACCGTCTGGTGCTTCCCAGTCCATCATGCTCGGTTTGTGCTGACCGAAATTTCCTGACCGGTTTTTCGTGACCGAAAATTCAGAACCGAAATTTTCAAACTCAAAAATTGCAAACCGAAAAATCCATCCCCAAAATTTGTAGGCCAGAAATGCCCAGCACAAAAGTCCCCATGCTAACATGGCACTCAGGTATTTGTTGTTCTTGAAATCAGTCATTATCTTCATAGGGATTTGGAGTTACCTCATAAACGTACATGGCACCAGTGTCATTGATAGCAGCACGGTATCCTTCCACCCACGCCTTGGACATGTCTTTTCTCTTCTCTATAGCGTCGTTAATAACCTTAATCAACGGGTAGTCAGGGCAGTGCCCTTCGTAACAATTATGAAAATTATCAATCATTGAGACTCCTGTACCATGCTGCTTTCATTTCCCGCGACATGTAGGGTGCTGACTCTCTCATCCATTCTGCCCAATGATTGTAGCCATTAAATCCGCCCTCGGTCCAACGATCTGGGTCTAGTCTCATTCTACCGCCCTCCTGACGACTGTCAATAATACGGTGATCCCAGAGCCAGTCACCATTTTCAATGCGCTTCCATGCCCTGTCGTCGTTCTTCTTTGGAGGTCTCCACGAGTGATGCGTGCTGGCCTTGGGTTCATCACAGCATGGCTTGTTGACGGTTCTGTGCTTAATACACACATGCTTGGTTGTGCTAGGCATTACCTATCACCCCATCTGGAAGCATCATGAATCTCTTCTGGTTCCATGGCCCAATGCTTTCGCCAGTGATTGCGTATGCGGTTAATGAGTCTCTTCATCAATAGTGTTCCCATCCCATGAATGATCCGTCTCTGTATACTTTGAACTCTAAGGAGCAGGGCCCTTGCCTGCCTTTGTACCGCCCGCAGTGGCACCTCTGAGCGCCTTTGGTTTTGTGAGTGAACATGACTGACACCTGATTTTCAATAGCGTATGTCTTGGCCTTACGCATCTCAAACATCTCATACTCAAAATCAGTCATCCGCTGGTTCCCTTCCATGTCCATTGCATGTTGGGCAATTAAGATTGGTCGCTATGTCACGGCGCGTTGTTGTCATGGGAGGTGTGTCGGGATCAAGAATGTGATGGATGCCCGTACCGTTACACATAATACAAATTCTACCGGCCCACTTTTCGTCAGTCACGTAGAATCCCTCTCTTAATTAGTATTCGTTTAAGGCGGTCCATCTGATTGTTTTCTTTTATGAGTCTTAAAACTTCTCCGTCCCAACCGAAATCGCTACCGCCCGCCTTTGGTGGGTTATATCCCAGTTCGTCAGCAATGGCATGACGTGTTGTGCGTGCCGCCTGACAAAATCGAATACGAAGAAGGTATTCCTCGTTCACTTGGGCCTCTGTGGAGCAGGCTCGTTGGTGATTTCCTTTCTCACCAGAACGTGCTTGAATCGACAGTCGTATCCTTGATCAACGTACGCCCAGAAGGCCGCAGCAGCGGATTGACGGGCTTCAAAATTATGAGGTAGCGTCTCCCACTCACCTAAATTAACAGCGTCCCAGTGATCACCCATGTGGCTCATCTCAGTCTTTACACGCTCTAGCGTGCGGTAGGTGACAAGCCAGTACTCTTCCAACTTCTCATTCATCACTCTAGGATTTCCTTGACGAAATAGAACATGCGATCGTCGGGGTCTCTCTTCTCTACCGCGACGGCGTTCATTTCGTTAGCAATATTCTGGGCGCTCTCAAGCGTCTCTAGTTCTTCGGGCATTAGGTCATTAACTAGACTCTTGCACTCAATACCGTCCTGCTCCGTCCACAGTTCATATTTATTCATAAGTACTCTACTTTCTTGACAGCAATCTTTTTGGGCGTGTAACGTCCACCACAAGGCCGAGGGCCTAGGCTATGAATAATTTGCTTTGTTGAAGTGGTAATATCGAAAACGCATCCTGCACAAAAGTAGTAATTATTCTTGTATCCGCAACAAGGATGAATTTTAGTAACCAATGCAATAGCAGGTCCATTCCCATACTTTTCGTGATGAAGCGCTTCACACTCCACATCCAAATCTTCAAAAGTGAAAAAATCGAAGTCAGTATCCATGATCGCCATCTAATACCTGCACTTTCCTAGGTGACCATCTCCTAGGCCACAAATTTGCTTGCCGCATGCTATGTCAGGATTGCCGTAGATTTCTCGCTCTGTTTGTCTCTGACGGCGCACTCTTATTTGAGCGGTACTTTCTGTACCGGCCATTACCTCTAAAGCGTTAGCAATGCGTCTAAGTTGACTTTCAATGCCTCGCAGGCTCATAGTGACGCTTCCTGTTCTGATACTCTAGGTACCGCGCACGACGATTCGAATTGCTTGACTCACGACTGGCCTCGCCAATCGCAACCGTCATGATCATAGCAGACTTGATATCACCCTGTCGAATGAAAATCTCCTGAGCCATGCGCAGATCATGCAAGCGCTTGGTCAACTCCTCGGTCCTCATGTGTTCAGTCCAAGTTCTTCGCCTGCCCTGGTCATGTAGGACTCAGCCAGTCTTCGATTACCCTTGGCATTATACATGCTGGCCAGTTCAAGAATGTTTTCGACGCGCTTCTGCTGAGCCATATCTTGAATGGACCGTGCAACAGCAAAAATAGATGAATCGCTCATGGGGCCAACTTTCCATAGTAAGTAGCGAAAAGGTTCTTGTCGTACTGATTCTGGTTGAATGTAGTAAACGTTAACGGAAAACCAATGCTCTTCATATACTGAGCAAAAGCATACTCAGTAAGAGCCGGGTATGCACGCTTGGATGGACGTAAAGCCTCAGCAGGCAACTCATCACCATGAATGTGGCTGAGCGTCTCTCCCCTGTGATTGTAGATGTGCACATGAATCTCTCCACCGCGCACATACACGTGAAACGTCTCACGCTCAAGGGTATAGCCATAGACGAGCGTGCGGTCCTGACGACCAAGGGTGAAGGCATGAACCATCTGCACATTCTCGCTGCTAGGCTCTTGAACCTGCTCGAATGACTTAACATCCATAATTTCTCCTAAGGTCTGTGTGACTACAGTCTAGCGGAACAGATCGGACGTGTCAACAACCTCTGCACCTTGCTCTACCGCCCATTCTCTCCATTGGGCTGCGGCTTCCTCAGAAATTGCATGATCCATGGAAGGACAGTGAGTGTCATTATGAATCTGGCGCATTGTGCGGGCCTCAGCAGGGTCGTGCTGCTCACAGTAAATAATGTCTGGATCATTAGTCCCCGACATTAATACGAGTCCGCAAGGGGCCTTTGGACAAGGGCAAGCAATCTCTAGATGCTGGTCTGGCTCCCACGAACGACCAATATGCACGATCATTCCCCGTGCTCCCTATAACAATGCGTTTCAAACAAATCTACACAAACAACGCATTCATCGTCTTCTATCGCGCTGTCATCGGCCCATTCTGATTCAAACTCATGACCACACATGGCGTGTGTGCAGTCTGGGTCGTAAGGGTAGCATTCTCCGCAGTACAAATGAGCAATATCATTGATTTCTGCATTCTTGTTGGTTTCAATCATTTCCAGTGTTGAAGTTGACATTACTCTCCCTGCTTAAGAGTGAACTTGTAAACGTAAATAGGAACTTCTACCGGCGCGCTTTTGGAGAGTTTCTTCGGACCTTTGGTTTCGGTAGGCTTTGGGTAGTCGACTTTAAGACCCAACAGGTATTCCATTGTTGAGTCTGAACATGAAGTCAACGGAGACGCTGTCTCTACATTGACCCATCGTCCGCTGCGGCGTTCCCACACGTTACCGTATTGGCCATGTACGCGGTCGCCATCCTTGAATTCCATGATTGATCCTTAGTCTACGAGTAAGTCTGAAACATCTGGAAGGGGTGTACCATCAAGTCCAAGCATGTCTTCCAACGACATGGTGAAATCGTAACCTGCCTTGGACCATCTAATGAGGCATGTGCCAGCGGTGGAAATGTTTACCCATTCCTTATGCCAACCATTTGCTTCCATTATCTGTGAGACGTGTCCCACTAGTTCTTCCTGTGTTCTAAAAAGGCTCATAGAACTATTGTAACATCAATCCTGTTCTTTGATGAAGAATTCTCTGCGAAACTTTCCATCGTTGGTCAGTTTCAATTCAACATCATTGACAATTTCAATGTACCCAAAATCAACCAGAGAATTGACAATATTCCAAAAAGTAGACGCGTCCCATGTGGGGCGGTATCGGCTAGCCTCTTCCTTTAGGAGTTCTGAGTATACATTGTCAGGTGGAGAAGGTACATCGGTAAGGTTAATGAGCACCTTGCCGTGCTTCGCTCGAAACTCTGTCATGATTTTCTCCTAGATTTGTGTACAATGACATGATGCCTCCCGTACCGCTGGCGGTACAGTCGGATCATACTTCTACGATGCCATAGACCACCATAGATTGTCAAGTGAGCACGACGGATGGTAGTGTCTGGTGGCTCAGGTAGTGTAATCAGCCCCAATGTTTGATAACGCTTAAACATGTATCGCTGCCAGAATGAACATAACGACAAAGAACACTGCCCAGACGAACCCAAAGAAGGCCGAAGTAAACTCATCCTCAAGGTCTTCCTCAATTGCAACAATCATATTGAAGATACGAACAATGCCTTGAAGACCAGCGATAACTGCTGCAATGATGAACAGAACGAACATTAGTACTTACCTTTTCTCTTGGTGGGCTTGCGCTTTGTTGGGTTGATGCCGGTACCGTTGGCGTTATGGCATTTGCAATCACACTTATCCCACTTGCACGCCTCTAGTTCTTCGGTGTGCTTGGTGTTCTCGATGCACCATCCTGACCTAGCCACTACTGGCACATCTCCGACCAGTTGGACAGGGCAATATTGATTCCCTCGATCTTACCGGCAATGCGGGTCAGTTCTGACGGATCGTAGCCACCTCCACCATAGGAACGCTCATATTCCTGCGCCTTGACCTCTAGCGACTTGAGTTGACGGCGCAGGCGCTCAGGGTACTCGGTCAGGAACGTCTCAATGTCCATCTTGCGAGGGTTGTAATTCTTGCAGTTCTTTGCGTGTGGGCGATTACCAGCGTCACCGTACACGTGGGTCAGTTCGCCACAACAGATCATACGCTCAACCGCCATAGTTGTACTTCTCCCTATCTTCACGAGCATCAACACCGGGAGTTGCACCCATAATGTTGGAGAACACGCGCTCTCTGGCTTCTGAATGGACTTCTCCACGGATACCGGCGACCTGCATGGCAAATCCATAATCGTTAATCAGATGAACCAGGTTCCAGTAATCATCCCTGGTGAATACCCCTTTCTCGGCGTCACGCAAGGTCTTGCGAATATCGTCCCAGAGCATTCCTGAAACGTCCTTGGCTGAATTACTCACGCGTCATCACTCCAAACGTAAACCTCGTTGGGCTCAAGACCCGAGTCCTTGATGACCCTGGTCACTTCGTTAAGCGCACCGTACCAGTCTACCGCCTGAACGGTGCCTTGGGTCTGGGTCGTCGTGGCTGGGCTACCGAGTTGGTAATGCCAAGTGTCCATCAGATAGCCTCCACGCTGTAGGTAACAGTGACCTGAAAGATTTCGAATGGAGTAGATCGAATAAACATCTGCTGGTACTTCATGGCAGACTCAAGATCGTCCCATACCGTCGCGTCCTCGATGTCGGGAACGGGGGTCGGGTAGCCTCCGGTGGACATGGGGCCGGTAGAGTCATCACGCTGCACGTACAGACCGTTCAGGTATCTCATGACGTACTGGACCTTAATCATAGTCACTCCTAGTTCGTTGGTGTGCCACCAGTCTAGGGCATGAGAACGCGTGTGTCAATACCTGCGGTCTGTGCTTTTTTGATCGTGTAGTCTGTGCCATGGCTGTAGTGCTTCGGTCTGCCTTTGCACTTGAGTTGCACGCACCACGTTGGAAAGGCCACACACATATCAGCACCGAGACCTACCATGTGATCGTTGCGCTTAAGCGGGTGAGAAAAATCCTTGGCTGGCCAGCGTTCGATTAATTCGGTGCTGACATACCGGCTCCAAATATCCTCAGCCATTAGATCGGCACCGGGTGCGTTCCCTGACACCAGAGTGATCGGTGCAACAACTCCCTCAAGAATTTTGATATCTCGTTTGAGTTTGCGATACGCACCACGAAGATAGATTGTCATTGCATTCGCGTCTGTAAAATTACGCGAGCCGGTAATTAGTAAACGTTTCACGATGCCACTAACTCAATTTCCTGATCCTGAGACAAGTACATGTGATGCTGTCTTGTATAAGGATTACGATTAGAGACGATTTTCTTCAAATCCTGCATCTTTGGAGGAATGCTTAACAGAACTGTCACCGAACCATCCTTGGTATGCTGAATATTTGTGATAATTCCATACCAAAAGTGTCCTTGAAGAGGGAGCAGTCCCGTTGTCTTAGCAATTTCGTCTTTAGACAAAAGGCGTCCTAGATGTGAGCCATTTAAACTACCGGCCACTACTTTATTCACGATCCCTCAATTCTCATGTTATTTTCGAGATGTTTTAGCGCATCCAACATTCCTTGCCTGTAATCAGCAGACATAAGATGACCACGCCTGGCCACAAAGCGGTAGCGATTAGCCAAATACATGGTCTTCCAGCGATAGAACTCATTGTTAGTGATCATTTAGTCAATCCCTGCGTATAGGCCAGCCTGTAGATCGCTTTCCTCTACCGGTCCGCGTCGAATAATCTCACTGAGCAGGGTAATCTTGCTGTCCTTGCACAGATTGTAGCCTTGACGAGCATACTTGTACGATCTTTCCCAAGAATTGACAGGCAAAACCAGTCTATCATCAATCACAAGGCGCTTCATGGCCAAGTGCTCGAAGAAATCTTCGTGATGCCATACAAAACGAGGTGTAATCTGCACTTTTTCAGTGGAATTGGGGTCAGGAAGAGCAAAACCATACGCAAACTTCGTAATTGTGAAGTCAAAGTTGGTCAGCAAGTCCTGTGGCTCACCAAATGTGTGACGAATCAACTCAACACGCACACCGTTCTTACGGAATGCACGTACCTTGTCGTTCTCATAAATCAATTCTAGGTTTTGAATGTCCTCAAAATCACGGTCAGCCTCGTTGAAGTCAGCCTCCGAGCGAAAGAATACGTCGACATCTCTAAAAGGTGTCTGCGTAAAGATGTTTTTGAACACTCCACCAGCCACAAATCCCTTTGTCCCTGCCAAGAAAGGGTTGAGTTGGTTCAAAACCATGAAGTTTGCGGGTGCATTCTTCACGATTGGCCCTGTATTTTTGGGCTCTTCCCCAAAAATATCGCTGAATGGGTTGTTTGTCATTCTTCTCCCTGTGCTAAGTAGATTTCTCCCTCTACACGAAGATCATAGTTAGCGTACATAATAAATGCTTGGGTGACTGTGTACTGGGGTGGCACGGGCTCCCAACGCCCACCGGGGAATCTAAATTCAATATTTGTCATAGGTATACTACCGCCAATACGTTGATTAGAATATGGATAATGTTATCTTGGATAAAGAGTAGCCAGTAGGCCAACCAGTCAGGTGTCTCTTCTAGCATACCGGTCGGAGTGTGGCCTGGACGATAACGCTTGGGCTGCAACTGGTTCTTGAACCATACCACATGCTTGGCCAGTCTGTACCGGTCGATTACAATGTGTGTGCCACCAATGACCAGCAACGCCCATGGCGAGGTTGTGATCAACAAGAACGGTAGAGTGTACGCCAGACCGTGCAGAATGGCCGGTAGCCAACGTTTAGTTTTTTCCTGAGCCATCCAGTCAGTTTGTAAAAGGTAGTCCCCTACAAGATGAGCAAGGATTATCCATGCGATCACCCGAATGCGCTCCTAGCCTCTGACTCATTGTCGAAGATGCGACAGCCCCACGCTGACCAGACCTTTGTGTCTGTGTCATAACGCAGTGTGCCCCATTCCTGCCTTGAGTTCTTCTCAATAGCCCATTTGGCTACCGCCTCGAAGTATTCACCCTCATATTCTCCAAGGTATTGTGCTGGACCACCGTCGCCGGTAGCCGCATATCCTTCAATCCATAGCGAAGTCATTCTCTCAACACCTTGAGCAGACACATACCGAGTTTACCCATAGCACGATCTTTCATGTTATCATAGCCCGTTCGATACGTGGTTCTTTGCCCGCTCGACAGATTCTCCCCAAGTAATACCCCAGTCCTGATCTGACTGGGACTCATCAAGCAGAGCATATGTGCGATTATCAAAATCGTACCCTGCATTCTTGAGGTTTTCTACACCGGGCTTGGCTTCGGTGAATTGGTCCAGCACGCCGAGGTAGTTGCCGACGAATCCGATGATGCATGAGGGTCCACCACTATCGGTGCGGTACTGACACATCATACTGCCAAATTCCCCGCCCTCACGCTTCTCTTCCTCGGGATACACATAGTCGGCACCCTTTTCGGCTACAGCACGATCTAGCAGTGCAACGGCGTCATCATAAGTAAGTGTCTTTCTCATAGTACTTCCATTTCTTCATCGAAGGGTACGGCAATCTCAATGACGGTACCGTGGTGTCCCAGGCGTGTAGCAAGCATGAACTTACACATCATGGGCGTCTTGGTCTTTGCATTTTCTAGATTGGGAGGCGGTACAGAGATGACATGATGGGCGAAGCCGTTCCACTTGATCCTTGCACCATTGCTTACTTCATAGGCCAGCATTATAGTCCATCCAATACTTGTTGATCATTGAGTCAAGCGTTCCAATCATTCGAGCCAAAGCACTCCACTCATCCGTGGGCATGTCGGGGTATTCGTTCGCGGCAACAAACATAGAAGACCGGATATCCTCTAACCTACCAACCGTACGAGCGTTCATAGCAATCCCAACTTCTGTAGTGTGTCCAGTCGAATGAGCAGAATAGACATGGCCGTGTACTCTCCGCTGTTCTGAGACTCTAGCAGTTCCTTCTGCCACTTGTCAATCTGTGCCTGCTGGCTTGGTGTCATCGTAGTCTCCTAGCATTTTCAATGGCCTGTCGGATGCGTTGGTAAAGATTATCCTCGTACTGTTTGAGGTCTGTCAATACCGGCGCGACGGGCGGTAGCATGATGGTCTTAGTATTCGTCATGAGGATCAAACACACCCTTCTTGTGGTTGGCACAAGCAGGCTCGGAGTTCCAACGGTCCTCGGCGTGGTCACCACACCAGAAGCACAGCGACTCACAGTCGGCCTCAGCCTGCCTGACAGCGTTCTGAGCGGCCTCGTTAAATGTGCCGTAGACTCGCAGTACACCGAATTTACTCTTGAACTGAGAGAAGGTTGCGTTCGGGTCAAGGTAGAGAATCTCATCGACCAGACCATCGACGCGCTTGTTCCAGCCACGAGGCACGGATGCATTCATAATGTGAGTATTGGTTTTCTTGGCACGCTCAAAGGTGCGTCGCTCGAATTCGTCTCGGGGCTCATACGTCTCTAGAAAACGCTTATTGGCCTCCACCTGAGCATTCCTCTGCTCTTCGGCATCCTGTAGGAGAGCACGCTTAGCCTCGTCCTTGGCTGCCTGTGTGGCATCAGGATCGCGGTAGGTGTCAAATAGCGCCTTGCGCTGGTCTGTTGTCATCATGCAGATGACTCTACACTACGATGTGACGCCGGTCAAGCCCTGTGTGTGGGCGATTGCCTTGGGATTCTTGATGAACAGGAATCCTTGCTGAATCAATGCGCTGCTGTTGGATGTGAAGTGATGGACACAAAACAGCAATTCCAATTCAGAGTCGCTGTGAACCGCTGCATACATAGCCTCGGCTCCGCAGCGGTCACAGCGATCTTCGTTTCTGCTAAATACTCTTGAGTCGGTTAATTTCATTCTCCAACTCCTTAATCTTGAGAAGTGCTGCCTGTAGGTCAGCCAGTTGCTTGAGTTGTTCGGTACGAACATCGAAATATTCTTCGCGCCATTTATCAATTTCTGCTTCTGCTGCTCGTAAATTATCTTGCGCTGTTTTTAATGTTTCTGCAAGACCTTCCAATTGCTTGTCTTGTAGTTCTTGAGCACGTAATTCAAACCGCTGATTAGCGGCTTTACGCTCAAGTCGGCCCTCTTGAAATCTGGACCAGAGCAACTCTAGTAGTTTCAGCCCCGCCCCGCCGAATAGAGTGCCAACAAGCACAATTAGGGCAGTTGACATTGTGGGTTAGGGAGAATCTCGGCGGTGTTCATGCCTTAATTTTAACATGCTGCTGGTCCTACTTCAAAATGAACTAAAGAACTTCTTCTAGTAAAATCTTTTCTCCATGATACTTACCTTTAGAGATATACGACTTAATCAAGTCGTTGCCGAACTGCTGTCCTGCCATGATGATCGCCCATCTTGGCTCCCATCCCTTGGTGATGCACTGTGTGCACATCAGAAACTTCATTGAGGGAAGCAGTTTTGACTGAACATTCTTGAGTTCGAAGCGCTGCTCTCCACACGATGTGCACTTGACGTTGCTCATTTAACTCCTACTTGCTATGATTTTGGGTGAATGTCAATTATACCATGTTTGTACGTTCCATGGATACACGAATACCGGCTGCTGTTAGCCTCTGCATCATTCCGTTTATTTTATGGAATGCACTAACACGGGCCAGTGTTGGAAGATTATCGAAACTGTTGGGTAGAATAAGAATAAAAGTTTCATTTTCTTCCCTCATACCAATAACTAACTCTGGTACGTCTTTAATCAAAATATCTAATTCGTTTTGAACAAATGTACTATGAAAAATCATTCTTCAATACGTTCCTTAATTGCTGCCCATACCTCTGGCGTCTTGTGCATGTTTCTTTTTTTATATGGCATACCATTCTTTCGAAAGATACCGGCCCATACGCCGTATTCCTTGTTCTGCATCGCCTCTTCATTGCACTGCTGGAAGACCGGGCAGGAGATGCACATTGCATCAACTGCCTTGGCTACTGCCTCATCATCCTTGTACGTATCGAAGAAGTGTTCGACGGGAACTCCTGACTGACATAGTGCGAAATCTCTCCAACTCACTTGGACAGCGCCTCCGCAACGTCCAGCAATGACATTTGGAATGTGATGTCATTTGGACCTTCATCTCTGGCAAAGCGAAAAATATCAAGCAATGCCTGTCTTTCTACTTTTACTATGTCTTTCTTGTGCTTCATGTGGTTAATCTCCTAGTGATGTGATAATCACCCTTGGCGTTGACTTCAAAGCGCTTTTCAAAACCGTACTCGCCATTACGGTACACGCCCTTGTAGAAGCCAGCCGGGTGCGGATCGAAATGTACAATCTCGTACCCGTCCCAATGGAAATCATTTCCCTTGGCCTGCTGCTCTGCGACGAACTTATCGGACTCATCCCATGTAACGCGCATTATTTTCCCTTTTCTTTCTTTGGAATGCACAATGGTACCGACCATCTTCCAGCCGGTACCATTGTGTCTAACTATTACCTTACTTTGGATCGTTGAACTTACCCTGCCAGCGCCACGTCAACGTGTTGGTATCAAAGATACCCCAGTTATTGCCGGTGCTCGGACCGTTGTGCCACATAGCGTCCTGATTGCACTCAAGTCCGATTGTGCGGGTGTTATGATTCATCTCGTGAACCATGTAGTTGTCCCAATCGTACTTAGTGTGCATGTGACCGTGGAAATGCCAGTCCGGTGTGCTGCGCTTAAGCACCTCGTCAAGACGACGACGGTTGCTCTCACTGTCAGAATCGTTTTTCACACGGCCATGGAAATGGGTGTAGTTGCTACACTCGTGAGTAATAAGAACGTCGATGTGACGGCGCTCAACGGCGGCTACGTCCTCAACCGTGATGATTTCGTTAGGCCACCACTCAGTACCGGGCTTGCGCTCACGGGCCAGACGACTCACCTTGTCAATGCTTACCGCGCCGCCCACTCCCAGGAATCTTACGCCATTGTGCTTGAAGTAGTGTACGCGGGGTGCGAGGAAGATAGTGGAGCGTAGCGTGCCCCAGCCATTGGTGGTGGCATGACGATCAATCACGTGCTGCCACTCGTCAGGGTCATCATGGTTTCCACGAATCCAGTAATTCTTGATACCAAGTGAAGAACTTTCCTCCTGAATAGCATCAAGCCACTGGGCGTAGCCGGGGAATGCAGGAAATAGACCGCAGTCGCCAGCCTGAAAAATCTTCGTGACACCCTCGCTCTTGGCGATTTTGAGCAACTTCATGTACTCATTTAGATCGCCATGGGTGTCACCAATGATCATTACCTCGGGATTTGTCACCTCTTGTACCGGCCTCTCAGGCTCTTCGAATGGCATGCCTATAAGCAATGCCAAATTTTTCTGTTGCTTGACATGAATGGCCCAAACCTCATCAGTCCAGCCATTGAAGTCTAGTTCATGCCCGTATGCGTCAACCATCTAGGTTAACGTCGTCTAGCATCTTGCGCAGAATCTTGCCCTGCGCACCTTCACGGCTGTCACCGTGAGTGTGTGAAAGAACTGCAATGAGCATTGCGTCCTTGTAGTACGTGTGCTCACCGTCTCGCACGTACGCATTAGCGAAGAGGGAATTACCCTTAATGTTTCTCATGTGTCTATATTAGCAGGTCAGGAGGTTGAAGTCAAGACCTTGGTCTTATTCAGTTTCTTGTCTAGGGCGTGCACGTCTTCTACCTTCCTACCGGCTTCCTTGACGTTGTCACGCGCTCGCATAAGTTCAAGGCGCACGTCCTGTAGGCCGAACATTTGCAGCGTCTTACCCTTAGCCTTGGCCACGGCAATAAAGCCTTCGACAATGTCAATCTGCACCTGAATATCTTCAACCAGCGGCTCAAACATAAAAATCCTCACAATACCATTCAACTCGGGGAATAGGTGGCCCATACATGGTCCACTTTACTACAGGACGTGGGCTATGTCCATTGCAAGAGCATTCGCTCATCAATAACTCCTGTTGTTGTTCGTGGGCTTACCATTGAGCCAATCGCAAAAGTCATCGAACGATGTACCACGGGCATAGCCCCACTGGGTACCGTTTTCTTCGCCACGCTGATCGGTGTACTCCTTGACAAGAGCCTTGAGGTCATTCTTAAGTAGGGGATTCATCACTTTACCTTTGTAATGTCGATATCAACAGTCGTACCGATAGCAGACTCAGGCACATTGAACACGCAGTGGTACTTGGTGTATGATCCATTAAAATCGTAGCGCTCTCCGGGCTGAATATCAATACGATCACCGGAGCACTTGATAAAAGGCTTGGTACCTTCCTTGCGCAGACGCAACGTCACGTCCTCTGCCTTGTTCTTATGCAGAGCAATTGTACCATCAGGAGATTCTACATAGAACTGGTAATAGGCGTTCGTGTGCTTTCCTACACCGCCCGCAATCAGGAAGTAACTGCCATTCATATCTTTCTGGTTGCCTAGAACAATCTCACGGAGCGGATAAGTCTCACTCACATTCTCATAGTCAGAACAGGCCGTAAGCGAGAACATCATCGCAACAGCGCCGACAAGCATGGACGCGTAGGTCATGAACTTGTGAACAGGATTGATGAAAAACATGACGGTTCCTAACTGTTGTAGAAGTGCCTAAGACGGGGGTCGAACCCGCATGAGATTAAATCTCGGTCGCTTTTAAGGCGACGGTGTATACCATTCCACCACTCAGGCAAGCGGGCAGTTAAATTTTTACAAGGGTTACCCAGCCCTTGAACCACCAGTCTAGCAGCCATCGTTGTACATGTCAACACTTCGCTGCTGCTTTCTTACCGGCACAACCACGCGACGGTACCACTCAATCCTCAAACTAAACCAGACCCAAAAAGCAATGTTAGGCACAACTGTGATGAGTATACCATCTAGGTAGCCATCAAGTCCATAGACCCAGCCAAGGCAGAACCATAGACCGAATCCAAGAAACGCCGTGCTCTCCGCAATAATACGTGTGCGAAGGATTAGCGAGGCGACAATTCCAATGGCTGCCAGAGTCATCAGAACACCCCACATGAGCGTTCCGCCGTATCCTGCCGAGTCTAGCATGACTTGGTACATGGTTAAACCGTGCTCCGTACCGGCCAACGTCAGATATGTAAAAGCCAAGCCGGTAATGAATGAAAAGTACACAAAAATGTATAAAAGCGGATTGACTGTTTGCTTGCCGTGTAAATATCTAAGTCTGTGCCAAGCGCGCTTAATAGTCATTAGCCGTATCTACGATGATACTGCTCCGTTTTGAAATACATCCATGCCCAGAAGTAAACGTTTGGCAGGGCTGCCACAAGAAAGCCAAACCAAAATCCTCCCACAGCATATGTCACAGCAGCAAACAACCATACCAAGAAACCAAACATGGACGCGGCATTACCCATCCAGCGCTTGCGGTAGTTGAGAGCCACCAGACCAATAACAACGGCTACAATAGCACAAAGTCCCCAAATACTTGTAGTAAACTCTTGCGTTTGGAGGGTTGTCAGTTCGTAAAGGAATGTCTGATATGCTCCTGAAACGTGAGGAAAGAATGTAAAACAGATGCCGAACACGGCGGTTATGTACGTAAAAACATACATAAATGGGTTAATTGGCGCATCGCCGCTACCCTTTGCAAAATTATCCCATTTAATCTTCATTCTTTAATTATACCATTGGGTATTTTTAGATTGCAAACAAAGGGACTTTAGTCACTTGAAGACGGGCTTGATGATCGTCCAAGCGTTATATTCAATAGTGTGCTTCTTGGGCTTGGGAACCTTGTAGTACACAACATGGTTAGATTCAAAATCTACTAATTGCAGCCCGGTGCGCTTTTCACCATCATACATCTTAAGATGCGGGTCGGTACCGGAACGATTTCCATTAACCACGAGGTCTGCCATGTCTTTAGCCATAACCTCAATCATTTGACGACGAGCCTCCTGATTGGACGGACCGAGCCCATTAATATCCATATCAACCTCAAAGTCCAAGCGTACCGCCCAACACTTATTACCCTCTTCGTCCAGTCCACCATTTAAGAGACGGCCTTGATTTGGCAATGTACGATTTACCCTTTGATGGAATGAACCATCATACCAACGCTTGGAACTAAAAAATTCTGTAAACCAAGGAACCAAAAATTTTGGATCAGCCACGATCAGTGCCCCACCAGATTTGAGGCTTGCCCAGACGAACGCTCATGAGAGGAACGGACTGCATGGACACGGGATCGACGGTAATGTGAGGACTGTACTCATGTTCAGAAGCATCCTTGATACCATGCTTTCCAAGTTCTTCCTCAAGCGTCTGACGGTTTACATACAACTGCTCACCCAGCAGGGTAACAACAGGAATTGTGTCGTTACCGTCATCGTCTGTGAACATCTTAACCTCACCAAGGGCTGCGTCGAAAGGCTCCCAAATGAATACCTTTAGTACAGCCTTAAGGTCATCCTTGGTAAAGGTAGCATCTTCTACCGGCCCGAGGAAGATCAAGGTGCTGTGAGGATTCGGAACGTCCTCTGTTGGACTTGGCCATGAGACGGGGTAGACAATGGCGATCAGTTCGTCTGACTTGGCCTTGTAAGCCTCTAGACCGGTCTTCTCGGGCTCAGGATTATCTTCTGCTACCGGCTGGACCTCTTCATTTTCCGAAGCCACCAGAGCCGCATCCTGTACTTCTGTGGTCTCAGTCTGATCTGCTCGTTCCTTGGCCTTTTCAGCCAAGTATCGCTCAACTAGGTCAGGATGCTCTTTGAGATATTCCTCGCCTAGACGGCGTAGTTCTTCATCTGTAAAGTCGCTCATTTATCTCCTATGTGTAAAAGAAATGGCCCTGACCCGCGAGGATCAAGGCCAATGGCTGGGGGCGTAGGTTTCGATCCTACCATGGCTCGAATTCAAAGTCCGAGTTGCGCGCCAGCACAGCCCCCATTGGTAACGCCGGTGTTTTACCATTAAACTAGGCCTTTATATGAGGCATTCATAAGGAATCGAACCTTATATTTCCGACTACGAGCCTCAAATGGGGATTGAACCCATGACCTCATCCTTACCAAGGATGTGCGCTACCACTGCGCCATTGAGGCAGGTACGGGATTTGGAAGGTAATCAACCAACCTTACCCGCGAGACTGATTAAGTCCCAGAGGTTCCTGTCAGAGTCGAACTGACACTAATTGATTACGAAACAATCGTTCTACCGTTGATACTAAGGAACCATTTGGCAACAAGATGGGTTTTCACCACCACTACCCACCGCTTTAAACGCTTATTGGTGGGACACTCCATTGTCAGGCTGCCTCTAATTGGGCTATTGTTGCTTTCAGACATTCGTCCTTGTTATTCGGTAGTAACCGCCACGGCCTATCATTAAGTACCGCGCTGACATTACTACCAAAATTAACGCCGGTGTTTTGCCATTAAACTAACACGACCACTTGGAGCAGTAGTGTAAAGGAATTGAACCTTTGTTTCCGACTACGGGCCTCTTGTCAGAATCGAACTGACGGCTCGTACTTACAAGGTACGGGCTTTACCATTAAGCGAAAGAGGCACTGAATACCGACCCGCGTAGAGAGGTTGCCCAAATCATTGCGGGCCGGTAAGTACAGTGTAGCATCTCTGCTAGCAGTATGTCAACCAGACACACCGGGCACAAAAGACACTGCATAACATGAGGCAAAGATCAGCACAAAATACAGCGGTGCTGTCCATACGTGAACCTTGGGCACCATCAAAATGGCGAAGGGTGTGACTACTGCCGCATAAATCAGCAGCCACAGGAAGAGACTCATCCCTGGCTCTTCAACATAAAATTATATGTCTCTAGTACGTCACCCAGCGTACCAATTTCAGAGAGCGACAACTCGATGCCGGTCTTGGCATCCTCCGCCTCCTGCAAACGTGCTGTAAGAGCCGCAAAATCCTCGATTAACTTAAGAGCCTGCATGATGTTATCCATAACTTTTCCTAACTGTTAGGGGAAAATAATTTGATGTCACGGGCGGTCTAGAAGTCCAGACTCCTTAGCCACCTGGGCCAAAGTGCTGATACCAAATGCTACAGCCTTAACCTGCTGACTGTCAAGCACGATACCCTCGCCCGAATCAACAGCGGCCTTAAGTTCGTGATTAAACTCTGCCCACTTGATGACGTTCTGGATTCCCTCAAGAAAAGAGTTGGGCTGCTCGGTCATATTATTTCCAATCTATTGACGGTTCTTGCTATAAAAATCAGCGAGGTAGGATTCGAACCTACAAACACCTTTCGGTTCCCTGATCAAGGGAGTGTATACCTTTCCACCACTCGCTAAGTGAGGATAACAGGACTCGAACCTGCACGCGCTACTAACGCATGGGCACCTAAAGCCCACGTGACTACCAATTCCACCATATCCCCATATTACTTGCGCTCATGAGTCCGAATACTGTGACAGTTGCTACAAACAACTTCGCACTTGGCAACTTCGGCCCAGATTCTTTCCCATGAAGCGTAACACAAAGCCATAACGTTCTGCAACTTTTCAAACTCGGGTAGGTGATCGAATTCTAAAGCAGCATAATGGACATTATAGCCACAATCTGTACAACCCTTTTCTAGAAGATATGCCCTCAATGCCTGACGTTTCTCGTCAGCACGAATCTTATCTGCTTTCTTGGCATCGTACATTGTAGTTGCGGTGGGATTCGAACCCACACTGTCACGGGTCTAAGCCGTGTTTCTCTGCCGTTGGAATACGCAACCATGGTGTTTGGTATTTTTACCCCGCCCCTTACAATTGGCGGCTGTCATTGACTACGTCAAGTCTAACATGCTCAGTCTGACTCTGTCAACTTTTTCTGCTCAAGTGTTCCTTCTGCTGCCATTTCAGCGCTGCTGTCACCAATGAACAAAGCGATAATAGACAACGCCGAGATGAACGCTGTTGAAAGAATCCACCCTGTTGGAATGGATGCTGCCAATAGTAACACCCAGAACCATTTGCGGTACTTGTATAGTACACGCTGCTGAGCAGGGTGTCTATACCATGTGATAAAGGTCTGGTAGGAACGGTACATTCTCATGCATTAAGTATAAGTCTGTACCGTTCCTACCGCACTCTACTCGGAAACGCGCTCCGCAGGAATGTTCACAATGGGGCAAATCTTCCACTTCTTGACTCGCACCACGTTCCATGCCAGCACAAGGAAGTCTCCCACAGGCGTCAGAACCTTAGCAGCGGGCGTAAATAGGAATCGGTCGAAGAAATTGTAAATCTTACCCGGCTCCCACGAATTTCCAAAGTACTCCTCGGCAGTAATTTCACCATTAATGTACTTCTCGCGGCGCTCTCTCTTGGCCTCACGCTTTGCGTTGCCAATAGCCTCGATCTTGGCAATCAGGAATGACGCACCAACAACGAATGCTAGAAGGGCAACAATAGCACCGGCTGCGTAAGCGAAGAAAATCCATCCAAAATCAGAAACACCAGCAATTGCAAGAATAGAAATTAAACCTACAATAATTAGGCCAATAAAAATTTTGAAAACATCGTCAAGACGCTTCTTGGTCTTATTAGACATATCGTCAGCCTTGTCCCCAACAAATTCGAAGAAGTTGAGAATACCGTACAGTGCTAGGCTAATGGGAGCGGTAATAAATGTGGCTAACTTGAATGCACGCTTGTCCACCGTATCATCTTCATCAAGATTTCCGAATCCTTCTCCTGTTGTATAGGAGACACCGCCTGAAACAATACCAGCGAGAATGTAAGGGACACCCAGCATAATAACCGGGAACCAGAACGATGAGAACACGCCCAGCGCAATAGCACCAAGAACATACAGGGCTGTCAGAATCAGCCACGTAGTGCTGACAACAATTGCATCGAGGAACTTCTCACGAATGAAAGTAAGAGGACTCCACAGCGCAACAACGCGCCAGTAATGGCAAAAGTTCTCTGTCTTGGGAATCCTAGCGCCGGTATTCCGCTCCCAGTACTTATACATCTTGAGATGGAACGAATCGGCAGGAGGGTTAAACTCTCCACGATCAAGGACGCCCTTCTTGACGACCTCGTCGGACTTATTACGAAGAAGGCTCATTGTGATTACTTTCTGTCGATACCGGCTTCACAGGAAATCTTTCTACCTGTGTGACGATAGTACGAATACGTGTGGAATAGTCTCCGTCACGCTCTGAAATGTTACGCTCGACATTGGCTTCCTTGCGGCTGTCGAACTTGCCTAGTGTATCACCTGTGTACGAAGAGTACAAGACGTACTCACGCTTTTCGTCTAGCATTTATTTACCGATCTTTCTGAAAACAGGGCTATGGGTACGGACAGTTAACAATTCATCTGCCAAACGAAACGCTACTTCTTTATACTCGCTTATTACTTCGTGCTCTTGTCCATTGAAAAAATCGCCAGCACCAATTAGATTAAAACCCTGTTTGCCAAAAGCGTGCGACGCTGACACGATAAAATCAAGTTCTTCTTGAGTGATTTCAATCGTGTGCGTTAGAGGCGGTACCGGTGCAGGCTCGGGTACGTTCGTCTTAATATACTTCATACTATCCTATCCATCTGAATGGTGGCGATGGTCGTCACACATTGGGGTTAAGCACACACCATAGCCGGTGTGTGCGCAATTTCTATTGGCTTGTATGTCACAACGAAAACAAGAGATGCCTAGGTGCTCAGGGCAATATCCTAGTCTGGTAGGCTTTCCGCAGACGCCTTTCCATGCCTCAATGAACGGACACGGGGCCGGTTCCTGTCTCATGACGCCTCCATTTCATTGGACTTGGGCGGGGACAAAACCCTCATTTAAGATGCGCTGTTGCGACCATCCCCAAGATGTTGAAATTGCCCAAGGGAGTCAACCATGGCCCCTGTTTAAACTACATTATTATGACAGACGCACCGAAGTGCCGGGGGTAGTAGCAATTTCAGCGGAAAGCCGAGGGCACGATCCCCAGTCCCTTTCAGGACCAATCATCTTAGCAAGATGTTCCCGGAGCCCACCGGGCTGACTTTCCTTGTCCGCTTGGGCCGTTACTCCCTTATCCTGTTGCGGTTTCCAGTAGTTACATAGCCAAGGCCAAGAGGCACGGTACCGGACGCGTAAGCCCTATAACCTGTAACACGTTTTCACTGTATACCGGCGCATTACCGGGCCTGTGCTGGCAGTTCTTTTACAGTTTGTACTAGCGACGGGAGTCGAACCCGCATGATCTTTCGACCGGTCGCTTTTGAGACGACTGTGCATACCATTCCACCACGCTAGCATGAATTGACCAATCACATACCCCGGATTCTGTCATTTAAGACTATCATCCACCTTTGCTCTCTACCCGTATTTCATCACGACGACAGTCGCTCATACTGCTTGAGATTGCTGCCATATGCCTGCACCCTGTTTTTTAAATTGGGCTTAGTAGCGCTTGTCAAAGCAAAACTACACGGCTCTGTCGTAGCAGTCCGGAGGTTCCTCCCACACGACATGTTGTGTTACTCGTGTGCGCGATAGTCCGTATTGATCAAAATATTTAGTTATAGAAAGATGATGAGCAGTACAACTACTACCACAAGAGTGCCTAGTCCGATATACATTCAATCACTTCCTTGCTGTGCGTAACAAGTGTAGCATCTTGCTACCGGCCCGTCAAGTCAGCGCCAGTGATACATTTCGTACTCATCAGCCTTTGGACGGGTTCGAACCTTATCATCAAGGTGCAAACAATCTCCATAAAAAGATGAAGTCCAACTGTGCTTATTGCATCCTACGCAACGCAACTGACAACCGCAGCGCCAAATTGCACGGATGCCGCGCTTCCAGTTGGGGTATCGTCCAACATATGTGTTGGTTTTTACTTCCCAGAAACAATCCCAGCGATCCTTGAGAGCGTACTCGTGCTTCACTCCAACCTTGCCCTTACACCATTTGTTGGTCTTTTTGCGTCGGTTGAAAGCACGAGGGTACTCACGATTCCATGGCGCGTCGGGGTCTTTTGTTCCGTATTCATCCCATTTGCTCATGAAACCATCCTAGCGTAAATCAGCAGCAGGGTCAAGTGCTGTTGGAATATTGAATTTAGCCCCACATTCTAGACAGTTCATATCTAGACTATGTGTTGCTAGTGTACCATCCTCATCGAAAGAAATCCAGATGGTGAAATGACGAGAACCACAGTAGCACTGGGCGGTAGTAATTCTATCATTCCACGTGCTCATTATTCTCCTAAATTGAATTACCGCCAGCCATACGTCCGGGGTTGATCACCATATTTCTATGTGCCAGCCATGTCGTCGGGGTTGGTCGGTAAAATGGTTTGTGAGGGCCTGCTGGCCATGTCTCCGGGGTTGGTCATAACATTTCTGCATGCCAACCATACCAACGGGGTTAGTCTCGACCCTCACAAGTCTAAATTGTTGGATGCTGTTGAAAAGCGTCAATCAGTTGGGCAACGTATTTGTCCATCTGCTTTCTCTCTTCTACATTAATGCTATTGGTGCTTCTACGGCCAAGGATTCTGAGTACCGCGCGCATTGGGTTGCCCGGTGCGGTTGGCCCAGTACCTCTCATCATGCCAGAAAGGCCGATCACGCGCCTGATAATAAACTGCTTGCCCCATGGCAGACCATTGAATTCCCTGCGCTCGCCAGTGGCAGGATCGTGTGTGCAAGCCAGTACTGCGGCGATTCGATTGGGGGTTTTATTAGCGCCCATCTTGGGAAGCGTCTTGGTCATACCAAACATCTCTCTTCCGGGCTTGTCCAGAGCATCCCATGCAATCTGAATGCCATTGCGCATGAAGTCAGAATCATAGTTATCAAGATTTTGAATTCTTAGAAAATCACCAACAACGATCTGCTGCTGACCAAAAGAGATATCTCCGCGAGAGTCACGTACCGCCTTAGCGGAATCGTAACGACCCTTTTCATCATAACTGGCCTTGACCTTATCATACAAGGCAATAACAGCATCTTCTGGTTCCATTTTACGAATCTTGTACAGACCCTCAGCATACTTGGTATTGACTGATCTGCAAGCGTAGCCCTGTGCTACCGCCGACTCTATGAAATCGTTGCGGTCCTCTTTGTCAGTCCAGACAAACTGGGAAACAGAAAGTCCGTTGGGTAGTCCCCAAACATTTCCATCAGCAACAATGACCCCGCCACCGGACGGTAGGATCAAAGAATGCGGATCAGTTACATAGATAGGATCAGCGCCATTGACGATAACGTCAAGACCCTTTCTCTCTTGATCCATTGCAATAATATTCAAAGGATTACTTTCTATTGACGGTTCTTACTAATGTATAAACACCGCTGACCGTGTAACCGGGATACGTCGATTCTTACATTTGCGTACCGTACGTTCGGGATCAGTCAGTGTGGCGGAGAGTTGAGGATTTGAACCCCAGCCCGCTACTAACGGACCTAACTGTTTTCAAGGCAGCACCGGCGTCGCCTGTCCGGATAACTCTCCAATGTCCTTACCTGATCCGCACAGAATCATTGCTGGGTAAGGTTGTGAGGACTCATACGGGCTATTACCTCACTGTGATTTCCCTCTGTGCGAGGGGACACCGTTTGTACACCATGATGGAGTCGAACCACCCGAGTCTAATGACAACTGGTTTACAGCCAGTCCCGCTACCCCTACGGAATAATGATGCATGAATTTGTCGGCAGTTGCACGTGTAACTGGGTACTGAGACCCAGCCCCGCTAATTTCTAGACGCGACTCCAAAAAATCAAGGTTGCACCTTGTAACTGCTCTGTGGCGTACCCCGGATTCGAACCGGAACGGAGGTGGTTTACAGCCACGCCGACACAGCCTACGCTGTACGCCAAGTGAGTTTTAGTTTTACTTGGTGACTCCCACCAATCAACTTCTAGTAGTCTATCACACTCTTTCGAGTGCTGTCAACTACTTAGTTGAGGGAATTACTACGCTACCGCCCTGTCCCGGCCAGCAAGAGAAACCAGCGGGAGGGTTAAGGTCACCATCGGCAATGAGGTCGAGGCACTTGGAAACAAGCACGTTCGGATCATTGCTAACTGATTCGGACAACTTACGGTTGGCCTGTGCTTCCTGATCAGCGGTAAGAACCTTCTCGGCTGCCACCTTGGTCTGGGCCTTTTGGCTCTGCAACTGATCAATCTTCTTCTGAACGGTCGCGTCAGGCTTGATGTAAGAAATCGTAATCGACTTGATGTTGACCAGTTCGTCCGTGCGGGTCTTGAGGATGCTCTCAACCTGCTTGGAAAGGTCATCAGGCGTTGCGGGCTTTTCAGCCGTGGCGTCGTAACCATTGAATACCGTGTTCAGTGCAGCCTTCAACTGTGTTGAAACAACAGCCTTGCGCAACGATTCGGTGGGATCATTCGAACGGAAGTCAGCATACACGTCGTTCGCGTTCTTCGGGTTGACAGCCCATCGGATAGTAACTGAAATGTCAGCCGTGTTCTTGTCAGCCAGAATGACCTTGAGAGCGTTGCCACCGTGATACTCATTGGTCTGAGTTGTGGCGTCGATCTGGGTCATCTCCTGCCAAGGCATGTGGAATGCCAGACCGGAACCGTATGTCTTGTCAGAAGGCTTGCCAAATGTGCTAAGAACACCAACCTGCTTGGCCTCAACGCGCGTTGTAAACGAGAAGAAAGCAACGAGCAGCAGAAGAACAATTGGAATAGCAGCGTATGGTCGGAGTGAATGTGAGTGTTCACTTACATCGCTGTAGCCAGATTGCTTGGTCCAAGTGATACGACCCTTGATGAGGAGAAAAGCCGCAATGGCAATGAAGGCTGCCATGACAAAAATTGAAAACATGTATTTCCTAACTGTTTAACGGACGGGAAAGTATTGCTGCTACGAGTAGGAGTCTATCACTTGACTTCGGTGGCGTCAATGATCTTGGGGAAAGAACTTGTCAAACCGAAGCGAAAACCATATGAAGTAATGTCGTAGGTCTTTCCAACCTTAATCTTAGCATACCGATCAGCCGAATTGAAGTCTGTCTTGATGACTCCATCTGATACTACGAAGGTTCCGCAGTTGTCAGTGTAGACTCGCATCTCGCTACCGCCCTCGCTCTTGGATACACGATCCTTATCAGAGACAACACAGGCCGTGTGCTGGTCCTCGCCGTAATACGCCTTGACTACAAAACCAACGACAATTGCAGCGAAGATAGCAAGCACCACGAGCAGGATAAGGAACCCATGATCACTGCTACGACGGTAACGGTAGCCGGGACGGGGAGGTCGTGGACGAGGGGAACCGAAGATATCACTCATAGTAGAACTCTTTCTTTAGAGGGTGTAGACAGAGTCTATCAGACAGAGAAGTGTACGTCAATGACGTAGTGCGAGTCATAGTCAACGAAGTAGGGACCATTGAGAGCGGAAACATATCGACCCTCAGGGTGGCTCTTGGCAACCAACTTGGCCAACTTCTCGAAAAGCACGGCGGCATAGTCGGGATTCTCTGTAGGAACCTCAATGCAATAAACCTCGGTGTTTTCACCAGAGGCGTGACGAACATTTTCCATAATGACGGTTCTTTCTGTAGATGGTAAAATGCATCCCATGTCGGATTCGAACCGACGATCTTTTGACTGAGAATCAAACGAGATAACCGCTACTCTAATGGGACATGATTGTTGCAGCCGTCACATGCAGGACTCGAACCTGCATCTCTAGATATTACTCATGTGACTTAACCAATTCGTCGAATGTAACAAACTGCAATTTTCACGTAAGGATGAATACTCGGTTTCTATGTGTTGTCCAGCATATTCAATAGTTCCGAAGAACCAGCACCGTCGTGCCACTTACTAGACAGACGTCGACTTCTGTCTTTGTGGGTTATCTCGGATTCGAACCGAGGTTCCTTCGGGTAAGAACCGAATGCAGTAACCACTGTGCTAATAACCCATAAATATCCGGTTCCTAGTAACGGCTGCCTTTAACCAGCCAGTGATCTGTTAGATTACTAGTCCCCTGTATTTGTTCTCTCAAGTGTATCAGACTGAAATTAGTCTGTCAACTACCGGAACCAGTCAACTACACGAATGGCCTCGATGTGCGTAGGCTTGATCTTGAACTGTTCTTGAAAGTCAGAGAAATTGTACTTAGCGGTTTCATCACCAAGGGTAATAGTGTACTTTGAACACTTGATATACAAAATCGTACCACCGTGCAGGTACACCGCGACCTTGATTTTTCCCATGAACAAAGAGCGATAGTTGTAAGGAAGAATAAAGGCCCGCAAAAACCCTACAATGAAATGTACCGGCTTGAGGTACTTCATGAGCGCGCAATAACCGTGCGACCAGCCTCGGAGCCAGCGACAACGTAAATCGAGTAACCGTCACGCTTCTCATACAAGCGAGAAACCTTGTCGTCAAGGTCAAGCATTGAGAGCGAGCCAGAGGCCTGCCCGTGATGGAAACCGGTATCGCGGCGAACCTCAACAACGGTCACGCCCTTGGCACCAGCCTTGGTAACGTAGTCAAGGACGTGCGCCTTGTTGGTGATGTTATGAGGCTTCTGAGTCCAGTTCGACATATTCAGTCCTTTGCTAGTTTTTCTTGAAAAAAATGATGTCAAGTCCGAGGAAAATAATCCCGAACCCTAGCCGAAAAGTGTCCGGCATGCTGTGGGAGGAATCATAGAGTAGCACAGATGTGTCGGCCTTGGCAAGACCTCTCCAAGGATTTGTAGCCCACAGGCTAACGTTGGATACAATTTTGTGCCTCATTTTTCGAACTTCTTTTTGAGAGCAAGATACTGCTGGTATTCCGGGTCATCCTTGCGAGGGTCGTGCTTGAGTGACCAACCATTCTCACCCGGCTTCCAGTAAGACTGGTTGCCGTTGTAAACGCGCTGCTTAAGCACGCAAACATAGTTGCACTGTATATGAGTCACACCGCAAGAGGTGTAGATAATTTCACGGATTTCTCCGTCAGCCGGTACAGAGTACTTATCGGGATCAGACCGAGCGCTAATATAGGCATCCTTAGTCGCAGACCACTGACCGACGCATTTCATTGTACCGGCCCCGTTTGGAACCCAAGCCTCAAATACCGTAAACAGCACCGTACCATACTCGTGACGGTGCCCCATCAGACTGACTTGCTTCGCTTGAGAGCACCCATCAGAGCCACGAGTTCATCCTCAGTGGATTCGCTACATTCAGCCATGAATGCCTGAGCACGCTTGAGCCACTTGGCATGCGCGTAACTGGTCCAGTCGTTTCCCTCGTAGTCCCAGCCACAGACGTCGGTATGATTCTGGGAACACAAGGTGTTGTGCATGGCCATGGCCAAGTCCTTGTACTGAGCCTTGATTTCAGCCTCAGCCTTTTCAAGGTCAGACAGTTCATCCATGGCCCGCTGACGCTTGACGTAAATCTCGCTCAGAGACATGGTTGTTCGGTTTCCCATTACATCTCCCAGTGATTGGCTCGAATTTCCTTGGACTGAATCTCCCAGCCGAGAGCGTAACTGTAGCACTCCATGGTCCTACCGCCCTCGTTCTGGGAAACCTCACGTGGGTTTTCACCCTTGGCAACGTAAACAGGATAATCGGAGTAATCCATTACGTCCATCTTGATAATCATGTGACTGAATTCGCCAGTGTTGCCGCGCTCGTACATGCTCTGTAGATCGCCCAGTGTCGCTACCATAATCAACCCCTGTTCTTGGTCTTCATCGTTGCGTCAAGGTTGACCTTACCAGAAAACATGGCGCGAGTCAACTGCGGAAACTTGTTGAGTGCAGCAAGCGAATCAATGGTATCGAATCGGAACATCTTAGATAGTTCTGCCATGATGCGCTCGTCAGAGATGTTCGTGTTGATAGCGTGAAGCACAGCCATGGACTCCATGGCAAACTTCGTACCGTCCGCGATGCGGAAGCCCTTTGTCACGCTGAACCTAAGAGCCCTCACGGCCCGCAGAGCGTCCTCCTGAAAACGAAGGTGAGGGTCACCCACGGTCTGAATAAACCGGCCCTCAATCGCTGCCTGGCCACCAAACGGGTCGATCAGCGTGCCGTCCTCTGCCTTGGCAATGGCATTCATCGTGAAGTCACGACGGGCGAGGTCATCGTACAAATTGCCAACGGCAACTACGTCGGGACGACGACCGTCACTGTAAGTGGATTCTTTGCGGGCCAGCACGAAGTCAGCCACGAGCCCACCGTAATGAGCAAACTCAGGAGTCTTGGGGAACTTGCCCTTGGCCACAAAAAAGTGAGGCGTAGTGGCAAAAATCTGAAATCCACGACGCTCAAGTTCTGCCACCATCACAAGGAAGGGGTCGGTACCGAGAGGCGTGTGCCAAGCATCTTCATTTCCAGACAACTCAACGGTAAAGTCAATATCGCTGGACTTGTGGCCCATCAGTTCGTCTCGGACGCAACCGCCCACTTCGTACATCTGCATATTAACTCCAAGAAAACTTGTATCCGTCCCAGAATTTGGGAGGGAGATTCTCGCGCTTGGTCAGTTTGTCTAACCATGCGTTCATGGAAGAGTCTAGCCTATTGATGCAGGAAGCGCAAGTGATCGGCCTAGATGGATCATAAGGTCTTCCCGGCACTGAAACTTCGTGCTGGTGCTCACCCCATTTATCACTAAAGATCATTAGGCACCTTAATCTTGAAGACCCATGGTCCCATAGCCAAAGGCATAATGGATCGAACATTGTAATGTGCACCACAGCGCCACATCTTATCACCATTAGGCATAATGACGGCTGCTGTAGCGGGACGGCGGCAACAATCGCTCATTGCCGTACCGCCCCGCTTGAAATTGTGCGTTTGTAGCGAACACTCGAAGTGCATGTCGGAAATTTTCTTATCTACGAGAGTCACTCGATCCACCCCGGAACGACGGTGCAAGGAATGTTTTCCTCAGCCCACAGGTTCACGATGCTCGGGTTGTCATCGTAGGCGTGGACAGGGTTGAATCCATCCTTGCGCAGTTGAGCCAGAATGTCGCGCTTGACCTCCACGTCAGGACGCTGATCGTCCCTAGGGCGGAAGTACATTTGATCGTACGTGATACCGGCGAACAGGCACCACCACACGGTCACGTTCATGTACCGCTCGTTCCGAGCCGTGACAATCACAATTGCCTTGTTGTCAGCCTGATGACGGTACAGTTCCTCAACGATGTCCTGATGCGCAGGCACGTCGACCGAGGCCATGTGGAACGCGTGAAAGTCGGTCTGACCAGCGGTTACGTGGTGACGGATGCTCGACACGTCAGCCAGTGTGCCGTCCATGTCAAAAATGACAGCGTCTCTCATCTTCTTCATCGGCTTCGCTCATTTCTAATTCGCTGGATGTAAAGTTCAACCTTGCGAGCAAGGGACTTGGGTGCACCATCGTAGCACAGGGCAGTGACGGAAAGCAAGTGCTCTTCCATCTCTGACGACGACAGGGCTCGAAACTCGTCTAGGCTCATGACTGCCTCTCAATGCTAGGGGTACCGTACCACATGTCGATTCTGTGCGTACCGGCCTCGATGGTAATGAATGGACCCCGGTGGCAGGGCCAATAACCAAACTTGGCTCCAAAGGCCACAGCGTGCTTCTCAGTGCCGGGTGCGGTCTTAGAGCGACGATGCAGGAAGTTGAATCTCATGCATTCTCCAACTTAGAAATAAGTGCGTCGATAGAATCCAACTCTTCCTTAAGGCTCTCGGGAGAATGGTTGACATAAAGAATATCGTCGGTGATGTAGTGCAGTTTATTCAATTTACGAATAACTGCTTCCTTCATTTCTTCATCCATAGTGGTTCCTTTTCGTGGGCTTGTGTGACCATCCTAGCCTACCGCCCGAGCCTTGTCAATAGGAAAGGGACCAGCGCAACTCTACAGCGCTGGTCCCCACTTTCCCACCAGAGAAAACTCAGTAAACTGGAATTGACTCGTCGTACTCGACCGAGAAGTCATCGTCTACATCGTCGTCAGCGTGTGACGCTACAATGCTCTGACTGTACTTGCCCGTGACTTCCTGAACAACGCGGTATCGAGATACACGCATCTTCTGGCTGCTGCAATCGGTAGGAACCGACACAACATCGCGAGGGTTGATGTGAACCTCTACCAGTGCACCGCGAGCAAAGTCCGAAGCATAGCCGTATGTTCCAGCGTGAAGACCGAATGCACAGCCAACACGAGGATTGTCAACAACATCGCTACGACGAATCTCAATAACCGAGCCGGGAAGGTTTGGAACCGAGCCGTTGACAGGCACGCCGTCCACAACAGCAGGACCGCGAGTAATCGAGCCAAGATCACGGTTCAGACCCTTATAGGCTACAATATCACCATTTGTTGTGATGGTGAAATCTTCCTGCAAGAGCCAGTTGAACAGGTGCTCGCGCACGTGTGCTGACACGTTGCTGTAAACCTTCTCGATGAAGTTGACAACGGACACATGTCCACCGTTCTTCTCATGCAGAGAACGAATGATGATGTTCTCGATAACCTCGGGCAGACGGTCCCCGTCGAAATAAACGCGGTCGTCATTGCCCACCTTGATGCGGTCTGAGAGGGTTTCGTAGGCACTGACAACAGCAGCACGAACGTCGAACAGGCTCAGAGCCTTGGCATAAAAATCAGACGAATTCTTCTTGCGAGACTTTGCAGTCTCGGCTGAGCGAAGCAGTTCAACAATTTCGTTGATCTGCGGGTTGTCGTCTGTGGCAACCTTAATTTCACCATCTACCGTGAGGATAGCAAATGTACTATCTTCGGTAGTGTGAATTGTGTGATTGTATTGAGTCAATTGATTCACTTTCCATTCTTGATGTAGTTGATGTAGAGAATGCTGTGGTCGATATGATCACGTGTTGCAAGAGGGTAATTCTCTGCAATGTAATCTTCACCGGGCACTGAGAACGAACCCTTGCGAACCAGTCGCAGGATGCGATTTACCTTCTCTCCCTTTACCTTTGCTACTCCCATTGTACCATGAATCAGGTCAATAAGCGGGTCATCAGTCTTGCCGAGAAGACTGTCATAGAGAAGAGAATCCCCTAGATCGTAAGCCTTGTAAGCCAACTTCTCTTCCTCTGTCAGACTGTGTCGGACCTTCTCGACAAACTTGTCAAGATGCGTACGGAAATGCTCCGCTCCGGGATTGTCCCGCTTGAACTTCTCCTGACGATTCAGCGCCACATTGAACCAAACGTACTGCGGACCCATGTGATTAAGAAAATCAAGGTCAATGGGATTCCAAGTATCTAGACGGAGTTCGGTGTTGGAGCCGTACAGGACTGTCTTGCCTGCCGGTACCGAGCCGAACTGACGGGTACGAGAGGTACCGTCCGTCGTGTAATACTCCCATTGATCCTTGGGACGCGTGGTCTTGGGAGTGGTCGGAGACTGAGTCGAGGTCAGAACGACCTGCCAATCAATCTTCTTCGCACCCTTGAATACATCGAGTTCATCTCCATTGAAGTAAACCCGCGTAATACCGCCGCCATTTGCGGTCAAGTATTGAGCCAAACGTGCCTTTTCACCAGAACTCAGCGAAGACTTGGAGGTACGGTTGGTGATAAATGCCGTGTCGCTGGCATATGCGGTAGACAAAGATACATTGTCACGCATCTGAGTTGCACCAATACCGTTGTTCTGCCAGCCCTTGGACCACTCTCGTCCATTGTAGCGATTCGTTTCCTGCAACTTGATACCGCGCCACTCAAGTCCCTGCTGGTGACCGAGCACGCTCATCATAGGAAGGAAGACCTTGACGGCATCCTCAATCGTCTGAGCCTTGGCCAGACCGTCCTTGAAATAAGCGAGGTAGCGAGTAGCCATGTCATCCCACGCATTGTCTACAACAGCCTTTGTGGACGGCTTGAGGTCCAGAGCCTCACGAGAGGGAACGAACTTCACCGAGCCGTTGGGAACGAAAGTAAATGTCTCAATTCCAACACGGAACGATGATGGAGTCGGCATTTCAACCTTGTAGGTGACGTTGCCCATGACAACGTTCATGCGAGACTCGGAGCGGTAGCCATTCTGGTTTATACGAATGTAGTGATCACCGAGGACAGTCCAACCATCCTCTTCACTGATGTGCTTTGGCTGCTCGCCGTTGACCAGAACCGTGCCCTTGTCCCAAACCTTGTAAAACTCTCTGGCCTTATCGGTAAAGTTGTCACCCAACTTTGTTGGAATGGTGACAATCGTTCCTGAAAGATCGGTCGTGGGAGATTCTGCCACAATGTTAATGTGGAGCAGTCCCTCCTCATCGCGAAAGACGACAGCCTGAGTCTTAATTCCATCCTTGACGGAAACAACCGTGAAAGTGGTTGTATAAGTCAGGGCCGACTTGGAGCCCAGACCCAAAAAGCCATTTTCATCGGCAGACTCACGCTTGTTGGAGCGTCCGTAATGGGTATAAGTGATTTCCATGTCATCACCGTCCATGCCGGGACCAAAATCCTTGATCGTCAGGGTGTTGGATAGGCGCGAAGGTAGCGTGACCTCAATAGGACGTGCAATCTTGTACTTGATGTGCACGTCGCGAGCGTTGGTGCTGTACTCTCTAAGTACGGCCAGAGCATTGTCTGAATACAAGTCAGTAAGAACCTGCATGATATGTGCCATGTCCTCAGGACGGACAGTAGCAGCAGCGGTTCGACCCCCGAGCGAACCCTCGACAGTGGCATTGGTCTTCTGTGGAATCATAAATGATTGCCTTTCCTTGGTGGGAATGTGCTAGAAGCATAGCACATGTGGACCGACTGGTCAACATGAAAATTTTGGTGGCGCCCGTGGGAATCGAACCCACTGCCCTCTGATTAAAAGTCAGATGTTAAATGCCGTATAACCTGAGCGCCATGGTGCACACGAAGGGAATCGAACCCTCACTGGCATCGTCCTCAACGATGTTTCTCTACCATTGGAATACGTGTACATGAGAACTGGTAGCCTTCCTGCACAGAACGACTACCAGTCGTGATACTTCTAGTCTACACTGTGATCATGGAGTTGTCAACTGTTTCCGTACCGGCGTCGATGACAGAAATCCATGCATGTGTAATTTTGTAGGATGCGTGCTGAACAGGATAGCACGCATCGTTGGGCGATCGAATGTACTTAGTCACACCCTCGGCACGAGCCTTTTGAAATCTATGCTGCCAGTTAAGTGTTGTTTTGATATACTGATTAGGATTTCTTGTAGTCTTCCAGACACCATAGTATCTAATAAAAGAAACTGTAGGGTCGGTAGTATGAACGAATTTGAAGGCTGCTGTATAGTATTTGTCGCCCCAATCAAATTTTTGAACGCTCATACAACCCTCCTCCAGTCTGATGGTTCAACTTTGTCAATACCAAAGTCAGTTACTATCTCATAATACTCGCGCATTGGATACGGGTTGCGTCCCATTTGCGCGAGGCGGGCATTCTGCTCAACGCGTCTTTTGTTCTGTGCCTCAACGTCTTCTTTGCTATGAGGATCGCGTAAGAGGCTTTTCAACTGACGCTTGGCTGCTGCCGTACTACTGTAAGGCCCGTTAATTCGGTAATAGCCGGTAGTGGCATGCTCAGTTCCCTCATTAAGGATGAAAGGCTTGTTGCTCTGTAGGTGACGGTATTCGGTCTTGACTACCGCCCGGTAGATAACCTCATCGTCAGCAAATGTTCGAGCCATTAGTATCCCCACTTCTTTTTGACCATGAAGCCATAGGCTCCGTTTTCATCGTAACTGATCTTACCAATTAGATCGTTGTTCATGTTGGTAATTGGAACATCGTCATAGGCCAGTTCTGTCAAAGAATCTCCCACAAGACCGTCATTCAGAGCCTCGATAGAATCTGCCAGTGCTCGCAACTGATTAGGTGTGAATGCGTACATTACTTTCTACCTTTCTTTGGCTTGGGAGTCCAACCGGTAGCGACAAATACTCCGGTACCTTCTACCAGCGTCTCATACGTCTTGTGCTTCGATTTACCGGTCCGATAAATGTCGGTGCGGTATTCGTCCCGGACTCTTTTCTCAACGTCTCCAAGATCCCGTACCTGCTCGTTGAGCCACATGGTAGCACCAGCAGACGTGGTGTTGTATGCGCGGGAGTGTGCGGTCCATGTCTGGACAACGCTGTCGTCTTTCAGGAGCCTCTGCTCAACCACAATAGTGGCCCGGTACACATTGTCATTGGTTGCATTTCTCATGTAACTCATGTGTGTACCTAACTGTTGACGGTTCAAGTTGGTCGAGCAGTTCGCATCACTGGGATGATTCACCTTAGTACACCGTGCGCTTATGATCACTTATCACACGTCACCTGAGGCTTATAGTCGTAAAGACTTGCTCGGTGGCTCCCTAGGGAATCGAACCCTATACATTCTCGTTAAGAGCGAGGTACCAAACCGGATGGTCTGAGAGCCATGTTGTACCGGGGAGATGAGAATACTCTCCCCGGCTGGTAACCTTTCGTTGGATTATTGTTTCCCAACTTTTCCAGTACGTTCCCGCACTAGTTACCATGCCCGGTAGTTTGAGTCTACCATTCTTTTACGCTGTAACCTACTCTGCTGATTTGGTTTGGCCCAAAGGTAGCAAGCCTCTAGGTTGAACTACTTTCATACAGACTGTACGTTGCTTGCGGCGCGGTACAGGCTAGATTCCTTGCGGTCTAGCATTTGGACACTTACGCTTACAGCGGGGAAACACTTTTGCTTTTATATTTGATAACCTTCAAATGGTTGGATGGGGCGCTAGCCCGGCCCCAAAGGGTTCCGACAGACGATGTGGTTTCCCTGAGAGTCCGTAGCCTTTTGGGCTAAAGAATGTCTCACACCATCAATATGCGTTCGCTTGCGGCTACTGACAATCGTAACGAGTACTCATGAACTCCGCAGTCCACTTTCTCCTGAACATGGATACCGCCCTCGGTTGCAGCCTTGGACTAGCATATCCTTCTGTCCTACTTTGCCGATTTGCGTATGGAAACCTTGGCTTGGGTACACCGTTGACCTCACCGCTAGGCGCTGGCCGTTCCCTGCTCACCGGGTTAGAACCTCTTTCAAGACTCTTGGTAGTTGCAGATTGCATGGTTTACCCGCGACTTGCGTCACTGGCGACTAGAAGTCATCTAGCCTTTCTGTACGGTCACCCGCACTTATCAGCCATGCCTGTTTTAAATTATGAACCAAGCGCCGGTGCTACGACTCCGAGGACGAATCCTATGGTATCGGCCAACATTCGGCCCGCTTGGTGTTCCACCAGTCTATCTTACTGACCAGTGGGTGTCAAGTCTTTCTCTTGACTTTCTTTTGCGCTGAGGAAGTAGGACTCGAACCTACAAGGTCTGTTAAACACTCCCTTAACAGGGGAGCCCGCTGCCAATTACGGTCTATACCTCAATGAATTTAGCCTTTGATAAGTTGGTTTGCTTCGTCTAGGGCATCTTGTGCTTTTTTGCGAAGCAAATCTACTTGCTCTTGCACTTCTGGTGCAAGAATAGTTACATCAACAGTTTCAAACTTTGATCCTGGATTCCAATCAATTGCCGCTTGGGCATTCTTTTTAAAAATAACCAGCAAGTCTTCCAGAGATGACACAGGCTCGTTAATTCCTGCCAAAGGGAAAACGTTTGAAATGGTTTTATCAAGGTCCACTTCAATGCAAGCAACCTGTGTTACCTTGATTGTACCCTTGCGAGTACCGATTAATTCGTCTACCATTTTAACCCCTTTAATGTTTTACGTGTTTAGATTCGCGCCCGAATGGCTGCTCAGGTAGGGATCGAACCTACGACTTTGGTGTTAACAGCACCCTACTCTGCCGCTGAGTTACTGAGCAATGGTGCGGGGACGGTACTTTCGTACCGGCCCCGCTTGTGTTACTAGTCTAGCATAGTCTTGCTGTGACTGTCAAACCTTCTCATTGAGAAGTTCATCCATCTCTGCAACAAGGTCATCAGAAGTCTTTTCCTCAAATGCACTCTGTTCATCAACGGATGCCGCTGCCTTTTCCATCATAGAAATAACCTCTTCGCGAGTAGTATCGCCGTGATCGTTGAAATTCCAGATGATATAAGAATCCGAAACATTGTCTACGTGAATATCCTTAAGGCGGTCGGAAAAATTTGCCTTGATGGTATCGGCCAGCAACTTGCCCTCAGTAGTGTTGTCGATGAAAGTATAAGAACCCTCAAGTGTATCATCATCAAGTCCTTCTGGAGCATTACCGTCGAAATCATCGAGGAACCATTTATTATACTTATCAATCATTTCAGAAAAACCGACATGCTCTCCATCAATGGAAAGTTCTAGACCCTGAGCCTTGGCCAAAGAAAGGGCTAGATGACTCACAGAACAGTACTGATCGCCGGAATCCTTCGACTCTGCCTCTTTACGGAGGTCTCCCTTACACCATGCATTATTAACACCACGTGCTGCTTCATTTAGCGCATTCATAAATTACTCCTGTTCGAAGATTCCCGTAGAATCATTAGAATATCTGCCAGAACTGTGTCCGGATGATCGTTAAACTTCACCAGGTTGCCCCTCATAGTAGCATACTCTTCTGAAAGGTTTGCATTGGCACGTTCTGGGTAAAGGTCTAGTGCTACCGCGCGGGGTAGGCGTGAAAGAATATGCAATTCCTGATAACTAGAAACTTCTTGAATAGCACCTAGTAAACAAGATGGATTTCCACTACCACCCATTTGGCCCTTAGCCCAGCCATTATCTAAAAGATACTGGGCTGCACGCTCATAAACGTCCATGAGTTTCCTGTCTGTTGTGGAGATGCGGGGAGTCGAACCCCGGTGTTCCGTCATTTTCCTGTAGTACGAATTACAGCCATTGAGTACCGCTCCCGGTATTACTGGGGCTGAACGGTTGCTTAAGCCGGTCAACGATTCCACCAATCCGTTTAGCAGATACGGATAAACTGTTGGTGCTACGTTTTGGTTAGTAAGGTGGTAGCCACCTTATCGTTACCGCCTTTAATCCCTAAGGATCAAACTGTAACGAGCGAAGCGTTGGCTAGGATAGCCTCTGCCCCTGCGACAACATCATAGTCGTCATTTATTTTTTGGCGTACCTCTTTTAAGTGTCTGGTAAACGCCGTAACACTGGCTGCGTATCTATATTTAATTGACGGAGTCGAATACCAAATCATCCCCGTGGTTGTACCGCGCCTACATTGCTTGCGCTTCCGTGATCGACTCATATCGTCAGGGTCTGCGCGGTACAAGTTCTACTCTACACTATCGCTCGACCTGAGTCAAGCCTTTGCAGCGGTAATCTTTTCCTTGACGATCTTCTCTGCCTCGTCCTTGGAACGTGCCTTGACTGTCGAGACAATGGACAGGCCATTGATCGTGGTCTTGACCTCAATGTCACGAAGACGACCCGGAATACCGAGACGATCACAAAGGTTGTCGTACTCCCAGCAATGTCCCGAATTCTTGGCAACACGTGCAGCATCCTCGAAAATCCACTGGATACGGGGATCATCCTTGTCCAAATGATCACCCTCTGGCTTATCACCAATCTTGCGTGTGGCTGGCTTCACAACGGGTGTCCAGACCTCACCGTTGGGGGTCTCAAGCACCGAGCGAGGAACAGAGAAAACGTAATTGGTCTTCTCGTCGTAGGGAAGCGTGACACCAATGGTGTTCTTTCGAACAACCGTGATGACTCCCGTGGTGCCCTTCTGGAAAGTCTTGAAGTTGTGCGAGTTGACATACAGAGGAACACTAGTGCGAGCACTGAATGTAGCGGTCTGGCCCTTTACGAAGTCAGTCATGTGTTTCCTAACGTTGGTGGTCAAGTTGTTGTGAGTACCACTCTAGTGCATGAACGTCAGGGTGTCAAGAGCGGCGGCGATAAAAGATCAGGAATGATGCACACACTGCAATCGCAACGATTCCTAGCACCGTGGCAAGAGTGTATCCAACCGTGATTGTGTTGGGCTCTTTCTGTACAACAATAATTCGTTTCTCTTCTATCTTAGGTGTCGCTGTCTTGGTTGGTGCCGCCGCGCTTGGCGTAACCGTAGCACGTGATGGTGTCGCGGAAGGACGCGGAGTTGCAGGACCAGAGGTCTTGGGAGCCTGTGTGACACTGCCTGATTTTGGCTGTGGTCGAGGCGCAGTGGTCTTTTTTGGAGCCGGTTGAGCAGGCTGCTGCGTTGGCTGAGAGGCACGTGGAGACTGTGTGGCCTGCGGTGCTGGTGTGGTAGGCGCAGGCGTTGGTCTGCTAATCAGCGGAGGATCAAGAGGTAAAATACGGGGCAATTGTGGTCCACCATAAAGACAAAGACCAGTTCCTAGGTTGATCAAGTCGTCCACACACGTATCAGCCTGAGCCGGCACGGGAATAAAAAAGGCAAAGAAAATGGCAAGGGCAACAAGTAATCTCTTCATACTTCAATTGTAACATTGAAAATATAAAAATCCCCACCAATTCCTAGAAATATTTTTCTAGAAACGGTGGGGAACAAAACCCAACTGTGCATGTCCATATTTTGATGCACAGGTGGGCAAATGGAGGCGGTAGCCTGACTCGAACAGGAATTCGGGATTATGAGCCCCGCGTGATACCATTTCACTACTCCGCAGTACCAGTAAGGAGATTTGAACTCCATGCAAGATCGTTATGAGTGATCTTTCGTAAGCCTACTACTGGCATGTGACCTTCCGATTAATACCGGCTTTAGCCTTGGTCTGGCTGTACGTAGTCCCACCGGGTGTTGATCCCGACTCAAATCCGTGTAAAAGATAATAGGGCACCGGCCCCAGGACCATGACACAGGAACCAGACAGAGGCCGGGACTTCCGGCGTAACTGGATATTACCCTGCTAAGCGATGTGTACTTTACCGCTTTTGTACCGATTGAGGGATTCGAACCCCCGACCCTCTCGGTGTAAACGAGACACTCTAACCACTGAGTTAAATCGGCATGAGGCAATGTTTATAGAGGTTAATGCCAATCCTCTGATTCCCTGACAAGTCAAGTGTAGCATGTTGAAAAGTTGGTGTCAACCCTAACAGTTAGCATTGTTGTCTCACGACATTCAACCTGTGTCTTTCGGGGATTCTGGTTTGGTTGACTGGCTACTATAATCCCTTTTTCACCTACCGCCCTCTCAAGATTGATGGAGACGCAGGTCGGAATTGAACCGACGTAAGTGGAGTTGCAATCCACTACCTATGCCACTCGGTCACAGCGCCATGAATGTCAGTCCTACACGAACTCGTCCCCTAATGGTCGTAAACGGCTAGTCTCGCAACTAACAGGTCCAGTTCTGCCTTATCATCGCCCACCCTCGGACTGACACTTCTAGTCTACAGGCTTGATGAGGCCCCTGTCAAGTTGTTTCTTGTAGATAATTGCCGAAGCATAATACCAAATCCAAAAACAAACAGGCCAAAAACAAACTAAAAATACTGACGCGTACAATCCTAAAGAGATATAAGACAATGCCGCGTACAACCACAACATGAATCCTATCATGGCCGTAACAGAACCGATTCCTTTACCTCTGAATATCATTTCGCAAATATGTCCAAAAACTACCAATAATAGTAAGGCTCCCCACAAATTTCCAGGTATGTTTGGCAAATATTCTGATGTAAATTGAAACAACTGTAATTCATCTACAATATGTGTGCCTGAAAAAAGTGTAAATGCCAGGCCAAAAATTAATGTGTGAATAATTCCAATTTGAAGAAATGTGGTAAACCGCTGTCGAGGAGTTTTCCATACAAGGCGGTTGAGATAGCGCTGAACTGTGCTTAGCATGTCTCAATCATACCACGTGAATGCTTAATAGCAACCTTTAGAAGTAATAAACGATTAATTCTAGTTCCGAGGGAATCTCTTCAAGTACCGGCTTCACTTCGTCCCAGTCCAGACCACCGATTCCACAGCCCAGACGCACGGTCTTGATCTGCTTAAGGTCCGTGTATGTCGCTGCGTGAGAAACCATGGAACGGACAGAGACCCTGACGTTTTCAACCTTGGCATCAGCACCGAGTTCATACTGAGTGCCAAGGTTGTAGATTACAAAGCCATTTTCCTGAAAAGGGATAATGTCTCCGGGCTTAAACATATCTCGATTGCAAAACTGATTGTAGTAATTAAAGTTCTGGGGGAATTTGGCCTTGATTGCTTTTGCCACACCGGCTCCCATGATTCCACGGCAGTTCGCTCCATGCGCTACTGCATCACCTACCTTAAGGTCTGCAAATAGATCACCCTGAATTTCTGTAACCTTCATTAATATCCCCTAGGGTAGATGCAGTACGGGCGCGTTGCAGGTCCGTCAACCCACTGGCCGTTAGCGACTCGGCACTGTTGGTGAGAACTTGGCTTTTCTTCATATGTGTAAGCAACTATAATTGTTGGAATTACTAGTACAACAATTAACACGATTGAAATAAACAGAAAATTTTCCATCCTGCGGCTGAGTGGCCTAATTTTCATAACATAGCCTTACTCTAGGTGACGGTTCAAATGGGGTGTACGACGGGATTTGAACCCGCATGGTCTCGGATCACAACCGAGGGCATTACCTATCTGCCACGTACACAGTACCCGAAAGAGGAATCGAACCTCCATCTCAACGTCCGTAGCGTCGCGTCATGTCCATTGGACCATTCGGGCTTGTAGAACCAGTTTAACACAGGCTCCATGTGTGTGTCAACTAAAGGATCGCGCCCTGATTCTCAGGAGTAACAGGGTTGGGCAGGTTGGTAACGTCCTTAACGACCTTGGTGACCAGACCAGCGATGACAATGAGAGCGAATCCAAGCATGTTGACTCCTAATGGTTGTGATTGCCAAGTCTTTGTAGGCTTGAACAATTCGTGTACCAGTCATTTTATACGACAGGAACAGGTGTGTCAAGGGATAATCCCAAGCAGTTTTCTCCGGTGGCGGCACATCCCCCTGATAAAACGTACCGTCCCGGAAGATCACTGTGTACTTGTACCTATGCTCGGAGGGCATTTTCACGGACCTCATCAAAGGTGTATTCCTTGATGAACTTTCCGTTTCTCCATACCGGCTTGAGCAGGCTGTTATCCAGCATTGCACTGCCCGGAGCCTGATTGTCTGCAACCGCCAACTCACCACTAGAGTTTTCGAACACCGCGATACGTCCCTTGAGAGACTTCTTCGTGCCGTCGTCCGTGATCGGGTCCTTGAAGATGGGCGTCTCGACGTCATCAATAACGACATTCGTCGCCTTGATAGCGAAGCCGAACGTGTCACGAGTGTTCATCTGGTAGCCGTAACTACCCATTCCCAGAACAACCTGCGTAGCAACGTAGCCCTGCTCAATCAGACGGTTGGTGATATCGTCGGCACGCTCGAAGTTAATCGAATCACCGTAAATAGCACCGACATGGCTGTCAAGGCTCTTGAATCCTGCCTCGTTGGTCGTGGTTCCGAAGACCTCTGCGAGCAGGTTGACAACACCCTTGGATGCTGGCGAGCCTGCCTCAGCGTCCGGATCACCCATCAGGATATTCGAAGGGTTACCGGAGTCTGGTCTAATAACCAGCGTGCCCTCACGAGCCATAATCTCATCCTTGAGTTCTGGCAGGTAGACCGTGAGTACTCGCCATAGGTCCCATGTGTCAGAAACAACACTTAGGATACCTGTGGGGTTGTCACGAAGAAGACGACGGAATGTCTCAATCTCGGATTCCTTACCGCCCGCGCACATCACGGCATGCTCAGTTGCAGGAACGCCACCACCAATGAACGAATCGGTTGGGTAGAACTTCTTAACAAATCGAATGGCAGGCAGGCTGTCACTTCCCGTAAAGGAAACAAGGTGTGCTGCTCCGCTGGTCTGGCAGGCATCAAGTCCGCTCATACCGCGCATGGAGAAATCATGACCACCAAATGCCACGTCATCTACCGTCTTGCCGGTCTTGAGTGCCTTTTCATTCAGCATTGTGCGCATACGCTTGGCAATGGTTGCCGACGTGCAAGGCATCCACAGAGCGTTGGACATGCTGGTCTCAAGGTAGTTCACCAGCCAGTAGAAGTCCTTGTGCGTGTTCTCTACGGTAAACATAGGAACTCGCAGGGGAACGCTGGAACCCTCAGGTACCGCGCGGAATTCTAGTGGCAGGTAGCCCAGAGCGTGCAGGTCGCGCCACTGCTGCGAACCAACCGTGTTGGGTCCGAGGTAGTTGGACAGGAAGTCCTCGTACTCAGCGACAATCTCTTCAATGTCACCAGCGAAGAAGCGACCCCACGTTTCACCCAGCGTCTCAGCCAGCCAGTGCTGTAGACCGAAGAACACGACATTGTCGATATCCTTGATGCGGCTGGTACGGGGAGTGAAGTTGGACAGAACAAACTCTGTCTTCTCGGGGTACATGTGAATGTGACCCAACTTGTAACCGTCTGTGTAAAATAGTGCGTCTGCTGCGCTCATGAAATGATCATCCTTTCAACGACCGGGATGACCCGAACGTCGTGCTTGTCGAATAGTGTGGAGTCTGTTGTTGTAATTGCACCGTAAATGTTGCTTAGCACTCCTGTGCCCTTGGAGAATACACCATGGGTGACGAAGAGTCCAGCCGAAGCACCTTGCTGTACGATCTTGTCTCCAAGACCAATAAAGGTACCACCACCGTCGCAAATATCGTCAAAGACAAGGTAGTGCTTGCCTGCCTCTACGCTAACATCGAACCCGGTCAACTTGCCAGTAGCAACGTCACGTGTCTTGTCTGCGTGGATAACGGGCATGTTGGTTCCGTTAATGATGTTTAGGGCATCGGCTGCTTCCTGTGCACGTCCTACCGCGCCCTTATCGGGAGCGATGACAGCGTCATATCCAACCCAGAACTTGTGCAGCATATCTGCGATTGGGAAAACGCGGACACGGTCAATAAGAGCCGTGGCCACTGTGCTGTGAGGATCAAGGACAACAACCTCATCAAAGTTGCGATCATTGATCATCTTCGCAACGGACTTGAGGGTAAAGAGATAATCTCCCTCGGGGTTGATCCGATCCTGTCGTGCTGCGGGAATGAATGGCAGCACCAACTTGCGAACAAAGTTGCCTCGTTCGCGTAGGGCATCCACCATAAACAGGCCGGTAACGAACGACTCTAGGCTCTTCTGGCGAATAACGACTGTAAGGTCTGCCTTGTGCAGATCACGAACAGCGTCTTGCTTGATAAAGGGCATACCGTCTGGGTATGATCCTAGATCAGCGTTGAATTTTACCAAATCGTTACGAGTCGGTAGCATATTTGAAGGATGCACAAACTTTGTGGTATATGCAACCTGAATTTCATCAGTGAACATTGTTTTATCCTTTCTGGGCCACGAAGGGCCTTGAGGAAGCGAAGCCGCTTGTTCGAACGCTTCTGAAAACTTCCTAGGTACAGTCTAGCAGACTGTGAATGATAAAGTCAAGTCGACTCTAAGTAAATTATACCGCTCTCCCTCACAATCCATTACTCTTGGGAGATTCCCTTCGACAGTATCAGACCTCACCCCGCTACCCGACCACTGGAATTTGTTATGGCCAGACGCTTCGGTCCTCACGGTACAAATAAATGCGGTGTTCTACTGAGAACTTCGCCTGCTCTTTCGTCAGTTGATGCTTTCCGCTACGCGTACTCACAATTTTAGACTATTCGATGCAGGGTACCGGAGTTGGCACCGGACCTTCCGCCGTGCGCTTGGCGGGATTCGAACCCGCGACCGTTGGTTTAGGAAACCAATGTTCTGCCTCTGAACTACAAGCGCAAATTAACGAAATCTCACATACGCTAATCAAATAGTTAATTAGGCTATTTGACCAAAGTCATTAACTCTGTGATTTCTGGTACCCCACCCGAGAGTCGAACTCGGCAAATAGAGATTAGAAGGCTCAATTGTGCATCCGGCACGTGGGGCATGTTGGTCGGGTGACCTGACTTGTGTACCAGATCGTCCATTTTGCAAACACAGAGTATAAGGTTTCCCCTAGGGATAATTCCCACCGTGCTGTTGATAGCACCCGACCTATTCAGTTATAGTTGACAACTACCGCGCTTCCCCATTCCGTATCAAGCCTCAAGGACTTTGTAGGTGCACCCTACGTGGAGCATAGACCGGCAGTCATCTTAAATTATCCATGCTGACCGTACTACCGGGATACGTCTCCATTTTCATGTGCGTACCGTGTTATCGGGATCAGTCACTAGATTACTTTGTCTTTCCTGTCACAAGCCTGTTACGCTTGCCTAGGTACTCCCTCAAGGATACCATACGGCAGAGAAGAAGTCCATCTTCCTTGCGATATGTTTCTGTGTGGTCCTTGTGATCGTACTCTTTATTGTGCAGGTCACACATGAATACTTCATTCACATGTCCGCGCACGATTGTTGTGTCCCCATTTGGGACGGATTGAGGTCCGGGCAATTTGCTTACCTCCTTTCTAAACGTTAGTCTAGAAAGAAATCAGCCCGTGTTAAATCCTGTCATATTTCCTCTTTCCCTGACTACCGCCCCGCAATGCTGCGGGGCGGCTCGCCATGATTACTTCTTGCTCAATCTTAGCACAACCGTGGTACCGGCTGCAACTAGGGCTAGTCCTGCGAGGACGTACCAAGCCTGTGGGCCACCTGTATTAGGCAGTGCCTTGTAGACTGGCTCGTCATATACCGGCGAGGCTGGCGTGCTGTCACGACGCTCGCTGATTGGCGTACCAATCTCTCCCTCAGGCTCGTCCACAATTGGCGGGTTGTCCGTCACTGGCGGCAATACTGGGGGCGGTGTAACTACCGGAGGCGTGGGCACAGGAGGCTCAACAACCGGCGGTACTACAACAGGAGGCTCTACCACCGGGCAGGCATCAAGATTAGTTTCCGGTGCATTACCGAATCCCTTAACCTTTTCCTTGTTGGGGAATGTGTAACCGTCCTTGGCAGTAGCGGTTAGGCTCTTTTCTCCAAGAGGACCATTAGTAATTTCCCAATTGATCTTATCGGTGTCGGCAGGAACGACCCAACTTGCATTACCGGGACCACAAGGATCAAGAATCTGTGGCATCGCGGGTACAGGAATCTCTTCGTCTACCGGCGCGCACTTGGTCTTATCTCCGGGTACCGTCTTGACGTAGTAGTCGTGCGGCTCTAGTGACCCGTCAGAACCGGAATTCTCTAGCGTCTTGAGGTTATTGAACTTGTCCTCATCTGCCTTGTCACGAATCCAGTACTTGTCGAACTGGTAACGCTCATCCTCACAAGTAGTTGCCTTGTCGGGGATAGGGCAATCGACACGAGTCTGTGGCCAGTCGTCGTCGCCCACCTTCCAGTTATCTACCTTCCAGCATGCCTGAACTTCATAATCCTTGAAGGGAGGCTCTGCTGGCGGCTCAGTCTTGTCACGACACTTGACAGGATCGGAACTGTTGTGCTTGTTGTCCGTCCAGTCAACCTGAAACATGACACAGTCCGCATTGGACGTAATCGTGTAACTGGTCTTGTCGCACAGCGGGTGACCATTCTTTGGCTTGCCCTCATGCTCGGAACACAAAACCGTGTTACCGGGCTTGATGTACTTTACCTCGCTGGCGTCTGCGCTGGCAAGGTTGATGGTGAAGTTGTCACCATTCTGGGTAATGCTCGTGACACCGTTGGCAGGAAGAGCAGTGGACTGCTCTGTGGCCGATGCCCCGGTAGCCATGCTGAGTGTCATCACAACCATTGCGATGACCAGCAGGATAATCTTCTTCATATAGACTCCCTCTATAGGTCGGAGCACCAGTCTAGCAGGGACCTTAGTCCTTGTCAACACTCTCCGAGCCGTACTTCTTCGCCAGACGGGCGAGGTACTTCTCGCGCTTACGCTCCTGATACGGAGTGCGCTCGCCCTTGGCACGGAACACGTCATTCGTGCGGGTCTTGAGGTCTTGTTCCTCGATGTTCTTGGCCTTGCGTGCCTTGGCACGGGCGTACGACGCCTGACCAATGGCCTTTTGCTTCTCGTTACGCTTTGCTACAGCCATGATAGCCTCTTTCTGTTGACGGTTCTAGGTGGAATCAGGGTGGGCCTCGATACCCACATCTGCTTTACTGGCTGGTACCGGCCATATGTAAAGCATGTTTTCTATTAAAACTACCCAAAGTGGATACATGTGGGACTCGAACCCACTCTACTAGAGTGCAAAACTAGCGTGCTCCCATTAACACTAATGACCCATTGTCATTTTTGAGAACCCTAAGGCTATGTGACCTATTTAATCTCGTGGCATGACTGCCAGTGTGGGAAGTCTCGGGTTCGAACCGAGTGTCTCTAAGGCTTCAACTTAGCGCAAGTCCTAACCTGCTCACAACCCATGTTCTAGCATCTGTTCCTAGTATCAGAAGTAAGGGTTCTAGATACCCACCAGTTTCAACGACTGGTCGCGTGGAGATACGGGGATTCGAACCCCGGATTACAGTATGCAAAACTGTCGTGTTACCATTACTACTATATCCCCATGTTGCTATTCAATTGGTGGCTTGAAATCTGGTGGTAAGTCCATTGTAGCAGTCCACTCACCGTCTGTCAATACCTTGTTTTTTGCACATTCGATGCACCAGTTGTGAGTCCATTGATTACCACCCAAATCTTCTACAACTCTAACAAGTGCCTCTTCTGAGTTACACTCTTCACACCAACGAGCAATGTCCATATCTATTTATCTTTTCTTTGGCTTGTATTCACAATCAGAAATAAGAACACCGAGGTTTTCTCCCGCTCCGATTGCATCTTGCAATTTGTCAAAAGCGTCATCTGCATCAAACGCTTCAACTTCTACTTCCAAAACTACACGATATTTGAATGTCTCTGTCATGTATCTATTCTAGCATATTGTAATCCGTTTGCATACGCGGGTGGATCATTCCTCGATAGCACCTTTTGGTGTCGTGCGGTATACGAGAATCGAACTCGCTCCCTAACCTTGGCAAGGTTATGTGCAACCAGAACACTTATACCACATAGTCAGCGGGCGTACCCAGTCTCATTTGAGTAACGGTGGCTGCATCTAATCGTTACCCCGCTGATGGAGCGTGTGACGAGCCTCGAACTCGCTGCCTGATGATTGGAAATCACCTGCCCGTCCAAATGGGCCTCACACGCATGTAGTTCTAGTCTACATGATACATTCGGCAATGTCAACTTTTCATTTGCTCTTTGATTTCCATTGAGCGACCCCGCTTAAAGGCTTTGCCTACACATGAATTTGACACCCCATGTTCGGAAGCAATGACAGTTCTAGGAGTACCAGAAAGGACCCGAATGTAAATTTCTTTATCTTGATCAGGAGTAAAGGCACGCATAGAAATAGCCTTCTCTCTCATCACTCGCACATCTTCGCTATAACTAGCCTTGTTCTTTGAAGCATGATACACACAAGAGTTACAGTAAGCATAATGTTGAATAGGAGGGGTCTTCCTCATTCGGTACTGGTCCAGTGACTTGTTCTCTCCACAAAAACCGCAACGCTTCATTAAGCATTCCTATCTTTTCGAGTCAATACAAGAGTACTCTACCTAACTTTACCGACCCTGTCAAGGGTACGCCATGCAGGAATTGAACCTGCTCCAACTGCATATAAGACAGCCACCGTCAAACCGTTCGGTCCATGGCGCATGAATACCGCCCGTCCGTACGGTAGATGTTCAACCACGGACGGTACCCACACCATTCTACACTACATATTGCACTTGTCGCAATAGCCATAGGCGAAGTGATTTTTCCACTCGCCTGTCACACGATCCTTGTGCTTGTGCAGAGCAACACGAGACTCATTAGGCGTCAGCACTGGCGGTGGAATAGACATTGACATTTGAATTTCACCTGTTAGGGGCTCCATGGCCTTTGTCCACTCGATGGGCTCTTCGGCTACCGGCTCGGGCTCACGGTCGTACTTCTTGAAATTGTGATCAAGGGACTTGCGTCCTTTACCCTGAGTTTTCGGACCATTGTACTTTCTCCACATGTAATCTTGGAAAGTACCAATGTCGATTTGCTTTTTACGCTCGTCAGACAAATCCTGAATGTGCTGCACAAGATCGGTCTTTGTCCAACTAGACTTCACGTCAATGCCATAGTGCTCGGCCATTGAAACGAGTTCTGCCTTTTTGAACTTCATCAGGTTGTCGTGACTCATCTCGGGTCCGACAGGAATCTCCTTGGGCCAGACACGAGTGCCCGCATAGATCGTATCAGCCGTAGACGAGCCGGTAGTAATAACCATAGGTGTCTGAGTTGAGGGCAAGGCGGTCCACACGGTCCTGAGTTCATTAGTGCGAGCATCTTTATAGACCTGCTCCATCATATTCTTATCCCGATGGGGAATAGAGCCAATGAGCATAAGGTTATTGTCAGACTGGTAGCCAACCCTGACATTCTTAGCGACCCTTGGATAGTATCTATTTTTGGCGTGGTTCGCGTCTTCCTTGCGCTTGAGGTCTTCCAGCGCACGCTTCTCACGCTCAAGCATTTTCTTGTAGCGATAGGCGTATGTGTTCTTGTGATCTGAATATGTGTCATTCGTATCATGCGTTTTAAACGCGCCACTAAATGGATTGGGCTTAGGATCAACTAGTGGCTCAAGCAACACCCAGTCTTCGGGGTATGTAATACTGTCGTGCATTGTTCGCATCTTAGACAATTCGTATTCAAGGTTCTTTCTCCACTCAGAATGAGGAATGAGAAACTTGTTGATTCCTACTACATAGGGCTCAAAGGCTTCTGTCTTGGTCTTTCTCTTCAACGGCCCAATCTTGATATCTTTACTAGCAACGAAAAAAGCACCACTCGCAATCATTGAGACCATAAGGATAACAATAAAGATCATGAATGGTGCCTTTCTCTATGCGGGCGATTCGTACAGACTACACGAGGGGCTGGTGCCGTGTCAACTCCTCACGAACACGCATCAGAATCATACCCAGATGGTTCTCGCCCTCACCAGAATCGGTCTCTACGCCCCAGAATTTATCTCCCCATGTGTTTCCCTCAACCAAATAAGCGTCGCCCGTCTCAAGCAAACGTCGGCCCAAATCGGGGTGACTAAACTTGTTCTTGACTAGGTGATACATGACGTTGACCTTCTCGGTCTCCCAGTCAGGTCTCATGGTGCAGCGTCTACCCCAATACTTTGCCTTGGCTGGTGTTGGAGCAGCCATGATCTGTTCCTTTTCATGGATTCGATCGGTCTTGGCTGCTTGGAAGCGGTGTTCTACCGTCGAACCATTTTCACGGTAGAAGTTAGAGAGGAAGAAATGTTCTCCCGTAAAACTTCTTATTTCTTCCATATCAAAAGATACCGCGAGCCTTTGCCGTGGTAGCAGCCGTGGCGAGGAAGCACATCTTGCTCTCGTCAGACCAACTACCAACAGCCTTTTCGATACCGGCCTCGCGCCCCTCACGGAGCAGGTCGGTAAGACGCAGTGGACGCGTCATCTTCTCAAGGTCTTCCGTGCTGATCGTCTCTGCGACCTTTTCTGTGTTGCGCTCAATTACGTTCATACTTGAATCTCCTTATCGGGAATTTCGATACTCAGGTCCACGACACCGTTGTCGTGGAGGTCATCTAGCCACTCGCAGATACGGTCATCCGACCAGTCTTTCGAGTGAGCGTCGTTCATGTGCATGATCACAGCCTTAAGCGGATCAGGCTGCAATTTCTTTGCAGGAATGTACTCACCGTCTTCCGACTTAAAGAAATGACCTAGGCACTCGCAAGGATACTCTACCTCGGTCTGCATTCCGGGCAGTAGGTCTGATAGTTCATTCAACTGAACGTCCACCGGCTTTGCATCTACCCAGTCAGCAGAGAATTCACCAGCACTCTTGACGGTACCGCCCGAGGCAAAACTGCTGGCGGGTATCGCTTGGCAAGGATTGCTAAGCATGGGCTTATTGTTGAGAGTGTCAAACTTCATCAACTTATTCTGAATCCAGTTTGGGTTGTACCACGGAGCCTTTTCGGTGATTCCTTCGACAAAGTAACTGATGATTTCAGTAGCGAGGAATGCGTTTGGCATTTTGACCAGCGCTTCGGTGGTGATCGAGTACTTCATCTTGAACTCAAAATCAAGATCACCGTGCGTCATGCTCAGGCGGTACTCAGTCAAGTCCTTGACATCGTTGTGATGTACCATTATTACGAAAGAAGGCCCAGCCTCCGACTCGTTTGTCATTGGCTGGACCTTTCTGTTGGTTGAAAAGAACACGCAGGTATTTTGCCGCTAAACTAACCGGTCGCTCTCGCGGCCTGTACGGGATTCGAACCCGTGACTCCTGCTCGTAGGACGACAAGGAATTGAACCTTGGTTTGTTCCGTATCAGAGAACTGCACTTACCATTGTACTACCGTCCCATGGCCACCCAGCCGGGAGTTTAACCACGGCCTCCTCGGTTTGCCCCGAGAGTGCAACGTACACTACTAGGTGTTGGTCCTTCGTCAAGAGCGCTAATCTCGATCTACCCCACCGAAGGGGCCGCATTGCTTTATGCTAACGAAAGTTTTGGTACCCGGCCCCGTGTATTTCGACGAAGCCGGGTAAGTGGTTCAAGATGCTGGGCCATTCTCCCAACGCTCCCGGTTAACACCGGAGTGCAATCTACACTAATCCAGAGTACCCCGTGTCGGATTCGAACCGACGATTACCTGCCTGAAAAACAGGGGAGATGGACCGCTACTCTAACGGGGCATGCTATTTAATTGTAAGTGGTCAATCGCAAGGCTTTTACACCTTACGACTGGTCCGGATAGAGAGACTCGAACTCTCAGTCTCACGGTCCCAAACCGTGCGGATTACCATTTTCCTATATCCAGTGGTTGTGTTGCTGTTGTTACTAGTGTACACGATCAGTATGACCGTGTCAAGCGCCTGCTACGGGATTTGAACCCGCCTGCTATCTACCGTGACAGGGTAGTGACCACTCCGAGCAGTCCCAGCAAGCATGTTGAGTAGTTTAATTCACTCCTGAATGGCAGACCATGTCGGATTCGAACCGACGTACGAAGGGTTTGGAATCCTTGTAACTCATCCTGCGCTATGGCCTATGTTGTGTTACTAGTCTAGCAGACTGAACTTGCCCTGTCAAGCGTTGTCAGTCTTGTAAAATCCGTTACCTTTGAAGGTAACAGGTGTTGCAGTAAATTTCTTGACTAGATATCCATCGCCGCAAGGGCACAACTTCTCTTCTAAAGTAAGTTCATAATCAAAATTGTGTGTTATTTCCGTAGTGTAGTCACAACTAGGCTTAACGGCATCACATTTGTAATCATATCTAGGCATAATTCTCTTTCTCTACGCTGATCGGGTAGGAATCGAACCTACGTGGCCTTAGTTCAGAGCCAAGATGGGATGCCAACAACCCACCGACCAAAGCAGGCTTTTTCGTCATCCTGAGGACGTAGTACAAGTCTAACACATCCTTTAGGATGCTGTCAACTCTTCTCTCCACCAAGTTTCTTGGGGCAAGAAATATTTGTTATCTTCCTGGTCGGGATGCTTAGCGACAATTTCTTTATACCGCTTCACATCTGCCCTGTGCTGGGCTTCCATTTTATCTACCACCCATGCCCATGTCAAATCTGGAATGACCAATTCATCAATACGAACATGGGTAATACCAGTTTCTCCAAGACACCACTGAATAGTCAACTTTTCTTGTTCACTAGCAGAGCCGGGACTGAATGTCTTAAACCCGACGACTTTGCCAATACGTGATCCGTACCGGTCGGCTTGACGATAAACAATAGTACCAATAGTAATATCCTGATCTAGCCAGTTCTTCATGGGAATACACACCTATCCTTGGACCATGTGCCGCGCTCTTGAATGCAGGCGGTTTCCTTTTTGTCTTCTTGGTAATCGTCAAATGCATTGGAAACGAGCGGTCCGCAGATCAGAATGACCAGAAAGATCGCAATGGCAATTTCAATCCAGTCAACATCTTTCACTGAACAACCTCAGTCTTGGTATAGTTGTTCTTGCACTCCCACTTAGAGGAATTGTCGTTGTAAAGCCAACTACCGCCCGCCTTTACACAGGCCACCGAAGTCTTGTTGACATTGTCACCAGTCTGATGACCAGCGCGGAATCCAAAAACGGTAATTAATAGAATGATTACAAACACAAGACTGGCGAGAAACGTATTGAAAATGAAATAACTCTCTCGCTCTCCCTTATCAGAATAAAGGCTCATAGTTTCAATCTTTCTGGTTATGTTCTAGGTCGTCGGCATCCATAATGACACCGTTTCCTAGAAGATCGGTACGAATAGTTTGAATGGTGGCTAGTAATGCTTGAACTTCACGCTCAAGCATTACTAGCCTAGCCACAACCTCAGACGTGGT